AAAATCCAAATGAAGCTAAAGAACTAGGACTATCTGAATCACGTTTAAACAATTAAATATGACATTTGAAAAATTAAAAGAGACGTATGCTCATCTAGTAATTGATTGGGCTTCAAGAAATCAGTATACAATCTCAGATCATGTACAGTTTATAATCATTAACATCTTATTACATAGAGATAAGATTATTGATCATGGTGGAAGCTTTGTACAAGCTTTTATGAAAAATAATCTACATGATGTAATTAGATATGCTGATAATCAAGTAATGGATAACTTAAGAATTATCTATCAAGCTTATCAGAATATAGATACTTATTATCAAGCTAAAGCGTTTAAAGACGAGTTAGAAAAACAAAATCAAACAACGTTATAATGTCTAAAAGAGAAAGTATCCAACAAGAAGCTTTAGATATGGCTATCAAGCATAAACGCTGTGGTTTAGGTATATCTATGGGTGTTGGTAAAACTCTCATAGGATTAAAATATATAGATAATTTTAGAGCTACCAACTTACATTTAAAAGTGTTAGTGGTAGCTCCTAAGCTATCTATTTTTGAATCATGGAAAGATGATGCTGTTAAGTTTAATATTAGTATAGCTAATGTAGAATTTACTACGTATCTATCTTTAAACAAGTTCAATCCTAATGACTACGATATGCTTGTATTAGATGAATGTCATAGTTTACTATACACTCATGAAATATTCTTAGCTAATTTTACAGGTAGAATATTAGGCCTTACCGGCACACCTCCTAGATATGCAAAATCTGAAAAAGGTGAGATGGTGTCTAAATACTGTCCTGTGCAATATAAATATATTACTGATGATGCTGTAGATGATGATATTCTTAATGACTATAGAATTATAGTACATAAGATGCCTATATCTACAAGAAATAACATGCTTGTAGAAACAAAAGCCAGCAGATTTTATACATCAGAACGTAAGAACTATGAATACTGGACTAAAAGAATTATGGACTCTCAATCCAAAAAACAAGAGCAGATTGCTTCTGTAATGAGAATGAGAGCTTTAATGGAATTTAGAACCAAGGAAGATTATGCTAAAAAGCTTTTACAAGATATAGAAGACAAGTGTATTGTCTTTTGCAATACACAAGACCAAGCAGATAGAATATGTAAATATTCTTATCATTCTACTAATCCAGAGTCTGAAAATAATTTACAGCAGTTTAAAGATGGAAACATTGAAGAACTATCTTGTGTGATGCAACTTAATGAAGGTGTTAATATTCCTAATCTTAGAGCAGGTATAATTATGCATGCTTATGGTAACGAAAGAAAATCTTCACAAAGAATTGGTAGATTATTGAGACTTAACCCAAATGACACTGCATATATACACATACTATGTTATAGTGGTACTGTAGATGAAAGATGGGTAATGGAAGCTTTAAAAGATTTGGATGATAGAAAAATTAAATACTTTGATATAAATACAGAAGAGTATGAGTAATCATTTAACAGGTAAATTTATTAAAAAAGGTGGACGTTTAGATTTTAGTAGTCTTGCAACATCTAAACAGTTTGAGCTATTTGTATCAAATGTACCTGAGAATAGTATAGTAGAATTCTTTTATGAAGTGACACACGATGATGGTACACTTCCTCAGCTTGCTAAGTTACATGTAATGTTAAAACAGTTAGCAACACACATTGGTGAGACTGTAGAAAATATGAAGATCTTAGTAAAAGATAGAGCTGGATTATGTATAGCCAGAGAAGTAGCAGGCAAAGAATACTTCTTAGCCAAAAGCTTTGCAGAATGTTCTAAAGATGAGCTATCACTAGCTATACAAGCAGCAATAGAAATTAGTCAAGAGGTAAATCACCCGTTGATGTAGATTTATCAAGATCTTCTTGAACAGTTAATCCTTTAGTTTGAGCAACTACTTCTAAGTGTCTTACAAAAAAAGATAAGAAAGCAAAATGTTCAATCCATTCTTCAGGATACTGATTCTTCATTATAAGCTCTTGTGCTTTAAGAATCTGTTCTTCAGTCTTTCCTTCTATAACATATAGTAAAAGTTTCTGAAGATTGACTAAAGTGTTACCTCCAACTTCAATTGGAAACGTAGTATCTCTTTTAATTGCGGTGTATGTAGCCATATGGGTGTATTTATACAAAAATAACTAATTTATGTTACAAACAGTAGATCTAGCAGATATAAAGTGCAAACTTATAGAAAAGTTAAAAGAATCAGGTTGGGCAGATAAACTTAAAGGTTTTATACAGTCCTCTGATTTTGATAAAATACTTCAAAATTTATATGATTTAAGAGAGTCAGGTAAAAGATTTACTCCTCCTCTTAAACAAGTCTTTAGAGCATTTGAAGAATGCCCTGTAGACAAATTGCGTGTAATTATAATAGGACAAGATCCTTACCCTCAACTAGGTGTAGCAGACGGACTAGCTTTTTCATGTGGTAACACAGATAAACCTCAGCCTAGTCTACGAAACATGTTTGAGGCCATTGAAAAGACTGTATATCAAGAGTTTCCAACTTATCAAGATCCAAATCTTACACGTTGGGCCAATCAAGGTGTGCTTTTATTAAATAAAGCTCTCACTTGTGAGGTAGATAAGATAGGTTCTCATTATGATGTATGGAATGACTTTGTAATGTATGTATTAGACATGCTAAATTTTACAGATAGTGGTTTGATATTTGTATTATTAGGAAAACCTTCACAAGAGTTTGAAAACTTTATAGGTCCTAATCATTACATAATTAAAGCTAGCCATCCAGCATCAGCTGCCTATACTAAAACAGTATGGGAATGCAATGATCTTTTCAATAAGGTTAATGAGATTATTACAAAATGTAATGGTCCACAATTTACAATCAATTGGTAATCAATTAAAAACAAATTTATGGCTATTCAAAAAGAAAACGTTTCAGTAGATGTACAAGACATTATTGAACTATTACACAGTGGTTACACTTGGTTTAAGAAAGACGATTTAGGATATGGTTCTATCCAAGAGAAATTTAATGCTCTAGATATTCATATCAAAACTATTCAAAAACATCCTGATTTAAAAGATGTAGATACAATAGCTAAAGTATTTGTAATTACTAATAGAAACAAACAAACTAATGGAACAACCGCCAATGGAGCTAACAACTCCTCAGATGCATTCAATATGGAAAGCTTACCTAAGATTGACGAAAGATTTGATGATGGGAACCAAGGAAGTACAAGCTTATCTAGAGACAGTAACACAAATGCTGAACGAGGAAAAGCAGAAGTCCATGCAGGAGCAACCTCAGACCTCTCAGCTTTTGCAAGCCTCTAATCCGGCATTAAGAACTCCTGTAAAGATAAATCCTCCTTTACAAAGTAGACCTAGTCCTACGGCTAGTGCTACAATGTATCCAGTAGGTACACAAATGACAGGTAATGATGGTAATACATGGGAAGTTAGATCTTCCTCTACAGGTGTACAACGTTGGGTTAAAGCTAAATATGTTATATCAGGAACTGTTTCTCCTAATATAGTTTTTAGTACACCTACTATAGAATCACAAATATCAGATATTAGCGTTGATCCCAATGCTCCACAAAATTTCAAATACAAACAAAATAACATGTCTAAAGTAAAATCTATTACAAAGAAAACTACTCAGGAAGTAAGAACAATTGACACTTCATTAATCAATAAAGAAGAAGTGTTTAAAATGCTAGCACTAGCAGAAGCTACAGGATTACCATGTCTTCTTGTAGGTCAACCGGGAGTAGCTAAAACTAAAACAATTATTGACTATGCCAAAGCATGGTTAAACAGAGACGGTAATATGTCTCCAGAAGACTTTGCAAACAAGATTTATATTCTTGAGACAGACGAAGGTACTAAGGCTTCAGAGATCAAGGGTATGCCTGATTTAGGTAAGTTATTTACTAATAATGAGTATGATCTTAATACACCAATTGCTGATGCAGAGATTGTTATCATCAATGAGGTAGATAAAGCTAGCTCTGGTATTAGAAATGCTATGTTAGGTGTAATGAACGAGAAGTTCTTATTTAACGGTAAGCACAAGATTCCATGTAAGTGGAAATTATTTGTAGCTACATGTAATGAAATTCCTAAAGATGAGATTGGATCTCCATTCTGGGACCGTTTCATGTTGAAGATGACTGTTAACCGTGTATCTGCAGGTGAATTAGCTAAATACTTTAGCAAGGGAGCTCGTAACTATAAAGAGAAATTCTCTATTGGTGTACCTAATAAGCAAGAAATTGAAAGCTTAGAAGTACCACCAAACAAATTAGAGAAGTATCTAGAAGTAGGTTATCAAAATAGCTCAGATCGTACATTAACATTTGTACCTAGTTTAACTAAGGCTGTTAGTTACATCTGGGATATTAGTCTTGATAAAGCTCTTGTAAAGACAGCTCAGATTATGATTTCTCAAGCCGCAGGTTCAGAGTTACAAAATAAGTTGATGAGTCCAGAAATTAAAGCAGTTATGTCTAAGGTAGAGATGTTACATTCTCATAGCTCTAATGAGCAATTAGAACTAGCTATTGCTGAGATTGAAGGTTTAATCAATACATACACTTCTCGTGGTATCATGGATGAAGGTCAAGTAGAAGAAATTGAATTATCAATGCAGTATATTTTACAAAGTCATCCTGCTAGAGAAAATCAAGTGACTGAAGACTTTGAAGCTATGATGGCTGAAGGAGAAGTAGCATCTGAAGTAGTAACTGATGCTATGATGCAAACAAATATTACTATCCCTTTTTAGAACAGGGTTATATACATATAAGAGGTTACGTCTATTTAAAGGACGGAATAGTATATCGTTTAGATGAGCTCACTGGTCAAATGAAAGAAGTATTTTCTATGGCTGGTGAGCCCACTCTAAATAATAACCCTAAAAATTAATAAAATGGCACTAAGAAGTCTCAGTACAGGAAAGCAGTATAAGAATGTTTATACCATCCTAGAGAAAGTAAAAAAGGGAGAAATACAATCTCATTATAAAGATAGTGAAGGTTTATTTGGTAAGTTAAACTTTTATAAAAAGATGGATCTTATCAAACCTCACATGCATTATATAGATGAGAAAAGATTAAAGACAGTAGTTGATACTCATGTAAATGACCCTAATAATACTAGTAAATACTATCAAAGATTTGCAAAAAGTGCAGGATTTAGTAGTTTACAAGATGATCAAAAGCCTGACTGGCAAGCATTTCACAAAAAGATGTCAGAGACTTATAAAAAGTTTCCAACTCATGTAAAGAATGATATCTTTAAAATGTTCTATCATAAAATGGACAAACTAGAGTTTGAAGAGCGTACAGATAAAAACTATACACAGTATAAGTTTTTAGAACGTTCTAATAATCCAGTAGGTAAAATTATGACAGAAACAAGCAGCCTTAAGTCAGCAGTCTTTACTAGAAATCTGATGCATTATTATATTATGCAGATGACTATGTTAGAATATATAGATCCAGATGCAGCTAAGCAATTAATGAGCGGTCTTAACGGTGATTCAGACTTTGATAATCAAGGTATGGATGACCTTATAAACAAAATGCTTGACAATAGATTATCTAAAAATATGATGGATGACGCTATACAAGACGCTCAAGATACGTGTAAAGCAATGGATGAGTCTATTCCACAAGACCTTCAAGATGAAATGTTTAATAACGTTAAAGAAGGTGGTGGTGCAGGTAAACTAAGTCCTGAATATATTAAAGAAGTTGCTGCAGATATTAGAAGAATAAACATGTCTATGGGCTCTCTTAAAGACAAGATTAAGAAGTTAATGGATAAGTCCAAAAACTATTTTTCTGCTAAGAAAGAAACAATCCATGAAGACTTATTTAACTCTGATAATATAGCAGGATTAGATGAATTTGTATTTTTACATCCAAAACTAAGAAAGTTCATGATTGAAGACATTATGATTAAAGATACTAAGTCTATAGGTAAGATTAATATCTATATAGACGTATCTGGTTCAATGTCTGATAGTTGTGGCGTAGGAGCTGTTGATGGAACAAGAATAGATAAGCTAGACTTCTGTAAAGCATTTGCTCTTAAGATGCAAGATTTAGGTATGTTAAATAAGATTTACATATTTAACAACTCGGTAAGAGAACTTAAAACAGACTTATTTTCAATAGCAAATCTAGGAACTAGTGGTGGAACATCAATTAATGTAGTAGTAGATCATATCAAGAGACATCCTGATAATGCATTAGTTATTACAGATGCTGAAGATAGCTGTCATAGTTATTCAGAAAAAGCTTTCTTTATAGGTGTTAAAGGAGCAAGATTTGATCACTTTAACAAAGAAACTATGAAAAAGTATTCTGAAGCTGGTCAAGCAGTAGTATTTGATGGTGCAAGAATATTTAATGTAGATTCAAAAGGTAAATACTAAAGATTAATTTTAGAACCTACCACCATAAATAATAATATAGGAATTTGAGGATTAGTTGAAAGACTAGTCCTCAATCCTACATTTAATTTAAAACGTTTAGTAAAAGAATAATCACCGGACACACCTGTGATAAAACCCATATCCTCGGATATAACAAAGTCCTTAGTATCAAACATGTACATAACAGGACTCCCTGAGATATAAAGCTCAGGAGATAGATTTAGCCTTCTATTAACAGAAAAAGGCTTAGTGTAGAAGAGTAGAAGATTGTGCATTACATTGTCCTTACTAAAAGCCAATGTGTAGTTAGCACCCGTAACACCCCATTTACCCAAAGGGTAGATGTAAGCATATGTTAAGAAACTAGAAACGTTTCCAAACATCACTGCTGTAGTAAAACCATAGTTAGATATAGACTCTAACTTCCCTCCATTGAAATTCATTTTAGTATATCTAGAAGAGACAACAAACTGTTTTAGATTACTCCATACCATACCAGTGACGCCCCATGAGCTAGCTCCAGTCATAGAAGACTGTGATATACCTCCTGTAAGCACTAATGCTACACTAGCATCAACATTTTGACCTGCAGTGAGATCAGAATTAAATAATATAGGATTCATCCTAGCCTGAGACTTATTAGAGGATTTAGAATCCTTTTTAGACTCAGACTTCTTTTCAGATTTAGATTCAGACTTAGACTCTGATTTTTCTTCTGATTTAGATTCAGAACTACTTTCACTCTTAGATTCAGATTTAGATTCTGATGAACTACTAGAGCTGCTGCTACTAGACTCCGAGCTCGATCCTTGAGAATTGCTTGAACTAGGAGCAGAGCTACTAGTAGGTGGAGGAGCAGAAGATGCTGCAGCTGCAGAAGCAGCAGAAGAAGCCGCACTAGAGGCAGCAGATGATGTTGCAGAGCTTACAGCAGCACCTACTGCAGCAGAGACAGCATTGGCTGTAACTGTAGTGCTAGTTTGTGCAGTCTGAGCCACAGAGCAGGGAGATAATCTACGATAATCTTCATATACCTGATTAATCCAAGTCTGAAATGCACCAGAAGATATATCAGCGGCAGTAAAAGTCCTAGACTTATTATAAAACACAATAACAGTGCTACCACTAATAGGAATGCTAAACGTACTAATAACTTTAGTACAAGGGTCTTGAAACGTCTGTATAAGAGTTTGGCTATACGCATAAAACGGTAGTAATACTACTAAAAATAGAACAAATATAAACTGTTTCAATCACTTTAACTTATTTAAGATGACTAAATTAGATTTGATTAAAGCTGCAGTTTTAACTCCAGATTTAACTGATCTCATAGCTCTTTTCTTTTTCTTAGCGTTTGCCATAATAGTAATTATTTAGTAAATATACCTTTCTTAATCATACGATCTAGGATACGAGCACAAGCTATATCCAATGCCTTTTTAGTAGAAATACTGATAGTAGATTGATTAAATTTAACAGGATCTAAGGCTGCATCTGATAATCCTGAAGTCTCTTTAGTAGTCTTTGCTTCTCCAAGTCCAGAACCACTAAAAACCACACCAGTTTCAGCATCAGTGAATCTAACCTGTAAACCAATCCTCGTAACCATAAGCTGTTTTGTACCATCTTTAAGGCTAACACTTTCATCTTCTGATATACTATAATCATAACATTCAATTGTTACAAAGTATTTGGCAAGATTGATCTTACCACGACCATCCAGTTTGTTCTCAGATATTCCAGCAGCCGATGCTTGGAATTGTTTAACCATCCTGTTCTTGATCTCAGTTTTATCCTCTGTAAACTTGAATCTATTAAGATTCTCTAAATATTCCATAGAGATGTTGGCTACGCCAAGACCTACACGCTTTTCTTTAAGCTCAGGATACATCTCATACATTTCGTCTGATATGCCACACTTTAATATCTGTATAGGTATTTGTGGGCCATCATAGTCTAAGAAATCAGAAATATCTATAGCTTTTTCAAAAGAAGCTTTATAGTTTTCTGTTTTAGTAGATGCAATTTGTGCTTTACTACCAATAGTAAATAGTAAACAAGCTAGTATTACAAAATATTTCATGTTTTAGTCTTTAAAGATTTGGACAGCAAGAAGTATGAGAGCCAAAATACTCCTGATAGACAATAAAATATGATATCTGTAGCCCAAAAGCTCCCAGTGTAATCTAAGAGCGTCTTGAACAAGAGATCGTATCCTAATGGCAGGAAGAACATGGCTGCCATTAAGCTGGCATCCCGTGAGGAACGAAGTATTTTTAGTCTCTGTCTTTTGGTCATCAGAATCCATAGTGTTTAGTTAAGTTAACAATGTTCATCCTTGATTCTGCCACAATGGATACACTCTAAGTCTCCATCACCGTCAGTATCACCCCACTCATGCACACACTGTTTGTGCTCATGATGCAAGAATTCTAACTTTTCCATCTCTTGTTTATGCTCTTGTTGATCAGCTTCTAAAACTTGACGATGTTCTTGTTCATCTCTATTATACTCATGAGTTCTATCTGCAGTCTTTATAGCAGCTTGAACAAATGCATCAGGAATAGTTGGAGCATATGGCTTGTTAGACTCTTTCATATCATTAGTATGAGAAAGAGTAGTACCATCTTCTTCATCCATCTTCTGTACAAGCATTTTATCTTTATCTGTATCAGAGAACCAGTAATCTATAATCTTACCATAAGAGCCAATAAAAGCTCCTAATAATAACATTAATAACTCTTTCCATTCTCCAGCCATAGAGGCATTATTAGATACAGCTATAAAAATAGCTACAATGATCATCATAAATGATCCTAATACTAACGCTGTAATAAACCAGCGTCTTCTCATCATTGAGCCTAAGAGTTCCTTGAACCCACCAGCTTCTGGTTGTTTTTTATCTTCCATGAAAACTTTTTAATTCTTAATAATATATTACCATTTAGGAGCTTCTTCTTTAAACTCGTCTCCTTCTTTCTTTTTAACAGGAGCAGCAGGTTTAGCTGCAACTTCTTTCTCCTTAATAATAACAGTTTTACCACCACTAGCAGCAGCTTGCTGGTTAGAGTTGGTAATGTTAATAACTGGGGCTGCAGCAGCAGGAGTTTCTTTCTCATCACCACCACCTGTTAATTTGTTAGTAACAAATCCGCCTACACCTAGTGTAACGGTGCTTACTAAAGTGATAAGAATTCCTTTAAAGGACTTACCGGTTGATTCTTGTTCTACTTCTTCTGACATAATGTATGTTTTTATAGTTTATTTAATTAATATAGGAAACTTTACTTCTTTACCGCTAATGTCTATAAATATGAAATCATAGTGCTTTTTAGGTAAATCAACTAAGCTATAAGATTTAACAGTTAAACTATCTTTAGCTGTAAATCCATCTTTCTTAGCAGGCTCTTCTGAGCCAAATGGAATTATCTGTACAGAATATTTGGCTCCCGGAGTTGTTACAAACTCTGCAGTTACTGTAGTACCATTCTGTACAATAGACTTAATACTTGTAGATGTAGACTGTTTACCTAAATCAATTACTTGAAACGGTACAGGTTCTACTTTTCTACAACTTGCAACTACAAGAGTTAGTAAAAAGCCTAAGTTTAATAATTTTTCTAATTTATTCATTCTAAAAGTTGTTATAACCGGTTAATTTAATTTGTGTAGAATTTAGATTGATACCTAATTGATTACCTTTAGCGTCACTAGCATCCATAAGAGTTGATACTTTTACAGATGTAATAATATTTACACCTTCACCAATTGTACTAAACTTAAGTTTAAATGGTGTGCTTATACCAGATAAAGCAACTGATTTATTTTGATCTAATGCTCCGAATTTAACTCTACCATTGTTATCATTTGCAAAAATATACCAAGTAGCAGGAAGTGTAGGGATAAGCTCTTCAAACTTAATCTTTTTAGGATCGTATGTGAACTCAAACTGTAAACCAGATACATTTAAACCTTTAGTGTCTAAACCTACAGGTATTTCTATAGTATTGCTTGTAACAGTTAGATTTGTTAAGTTTATATCTACAGAACTTACATCATATGGAGTGTTAATAAATCCTCCTGTAGAGAATGTAGACATATTTCTAAACGCAGTGTTAGTTTGTAAACTATTAACGGCATTTGTTTGTACAGTAGAAGATCCACCTGAAACAGTCACAACTTGAGAAGAGTGAGATCTATTTACGTCACCCCATAAAAGATATTTAAGATCCAACACAGCATTTGTACCAAGAGTTCCTGTAGTTAAATAAGTTCTAGGATATGTTATATTCTTCCAGTTAGTAGTACTTATAGCTCCCCATGAACTATTTACAGAAGTATTAAAACTAGGTTCAGCTTGGAACATATAATCATTATTATTCTTTCTTATATATACAGAGTATAATGAACTACCATCTACAGCTTTTGGTATAGTAGTAGGAATTTTATACTGAGCCCAAGCAGCATCTTCTGTTATATATTCTATAGGTCCTGTGTATACATCAAATAATTGTATACTTTTTAAAGTACTAGCTACAGTTCCACTAGGAAACTTTCTCATATCAATATACAGAGTACTATTTGATGTTCCAACATTGACATACACCCATTCAACTTGACCAGCAAGTGTACGTATTTCAGCTGCATTCCAAGTAGGAATACTCATATATCCAGCACTACCTGCAACATAAGTACTAGGAAGTTTTGTTAGTGTATCTATATTAGCTACTTGACCTAGTAATCTAGGTAAGTCACCTCCATCTATCTTTTGGTTTCTATTAATGTCAGCAGCATATAAAGATTGTCCAGTCTTTAAGTTTTGACCGTTAGATCCATCCAGTCCCATTGAAGTAAATTCATTCTGAGCTGTAGTAAAATCAGATATAGTGATTGCATTACCATAGATATCATATAATTTATCCATGTCATGCATTAAACTAACTTCATAAACTTTATTTGCAGCTAACTGAGATTGATTTACATCTACATCTCCTGTAGAAGTTACAGGAAACATCACTCCAGTATTTGTAATAGTATCTCTAAAAGATACTTTAAGATTAGAAAGATTAAATAAGTTAGAATTTAAATCTACCTTAGCTGTTACATATTTACCAAAGTTTTGGTTCATGGCTACAGCTGTAGTTAATGGAGCTTCCATTACTGTAGCGTCATAGGCACCAGCAGCAGTCCAACCAGCTACAAAGTTTAGTTTAATAGGATTAAATGTATAAGCAGTAGATGTAGCTTTAAGTCTATATTTAATTTTTATAAAGTCACTATAACCACTATAGGGCATTGCTGAATTAGTAGACCAAGTAAGAGTAACTCTTAATATAGCATATGGATTGGTATTGCTATAATTATACTGTGCATATTGATAGTTAGTAGTACCATTAGTTGTATTATTAGCACTAGATCCTGAGCTCACTGTAAGAAAGTTATATCCAGGATAATCATAATAAGAAAGATTAATAGTAGAACCTTGAGGGAGAATGCCACCATTACCACCTGTACCAGTATGATTTACAGATACAATCTCAAAATTGTTTCTATCATATTGTAAATCAAATAGTAACTGACGAGTAGTAGCATTGTTCATACCATTACCATAAATTACATAGTCAAACTCACCACCTCTATTAAGAGATGGACCACCTACTGATGCAGCAGCTTTAAACTTTTGTTGAGCTGAGGCTTGAATAACAAATAAAAGAGTAAGAAAAAATAACAGTTTCTTCATTAATTAAGTTTCTTTACAAGTGAACTACATGCTTTTTTAATAGCAGTAGATAAATTTTGATTGTTAAATTTACCTCCCTCATCTATAAGAAGAGTGGACATTGATATCTCATCTGCAGATTCTTCTACAAGAATCTTTTTAACGAGCTTATCACCTTTATACAAGAAACCTTGCAGTCTAATAACTACAGATTCTTTGTTATTATGCACTATAGAAAAACTAGATTGTGTCTTTAATACGTCTAGATATACTATATCAACTTTTAAAACATTGTCAGAAGCATGATCTAAATCGTAGCCTTCAGCTTGATACACTTCTTCTAAGACATTCTTTATACCAAATTCTAGTTTTCTATTACCAGCTAAGTTTCCAATTTGAATCTTGTTAGTAATCATTCCTATAGCAATTGTCTTAGGCTCTTCATACCAAATATTACCTGGATGATTTTTAAATGTACCATCAAACTTCCAGGAAAACTCATTAGACATTTGCTGAAGTTTTTCTTGACCTCCTGTAAATTCTAAAAATAAACAGTAGAGCATAAAACTTAAAGCAAAAATTAGCCAAGCACCTACAAAGGTCATAAAACCGTAGAGTATATACTCTCGGAATTTAGTTAATATTAACATAGTATAAATTTTTAAAAAAAGAAAGGGTAGAAATTATCTACCCTGACCTCTGTACTTACTAACTTTCTTAGCTTTAGGGCCAGATGTTTTTGAAGCCTTTCCTCCTTTGCGTTTACCAAAAGAGACTTTTCTGTTGTCAGATTTAGAACCTTTCTTTACAGCCATTTTGATTTATTTAGAATTAAACAAGTAGTGTATGATACTCTTTAAAGTGTTTGATACGATCAGCTAAACCAATTGTACCACCGTTAACTCTTTTTGTAATCTTAGTAACTACTTCATCTGTAGCTCCTTGATCAGCAATGGCATTTAAACCATTTTTACTCCAGAACCAAGCTGCAGAAGATAAAGCATGAGTTGTAGCTACTGAATCAGGATTAGCAGCCATATCTACACCAATTGATTTACCAAACGCTGTATAGTTATCTTTACCAGTTAACTGGATATAACCACGGCCTCTGAACTTATAACCATCACCTGATGCCTCAGGACCGTTACCCATTCTACCACCATAAACAAGATTTGCAATCTTCTCAGGTTTTTTAGCATAAGCTAGTACCTTTGGTTCATCAAAAGTCTTATCAGGTCTTTTAAAATACTTACCAAAGATTCCTTTAAGACCTTTACCTGAATAGTTAAGGTTTTCTTGTGTAACTCTAAATCCAGCAGATTCATGTCCAGCTTGAGCTAAAAAATGTGCAAGTCTTAATGCAGTGTTGATACCAAACTTTTCTTGTATAGAAGGAATCTGAGCAATAACTGTGTCAGGAACATGTCCTTTTAAACGAGATAAGTCCATAACTAAGCCTTATTTTTAGGTTTATAATATCTTTTCTTCTTTTTAGGAGCTGCTTCTTCAGCAACAACTACTTCTTTAACTTTAGGAGCTTCTTCTACTACCACTGGAGCAGGAGCCACAACTGGTTCTACAGGTGTAGAAAATAAGCTCTTAAAAAATGCAATTACTTTTTTCATACTATTTTTTTAGTTTTATCTTCCAATAAGATTGAATACCATAAGTAATAGGACCGTTAATTTCAGTACCTATATTCAATCCATATATATGATCTTTTTTATTCTTTAATAACACCCCGGCACTTGCTCCTGTAATTCCAAGAGTTTGATTACCGTTTATACCACCACCAAAAAACATTTGAGTTTTAGGCTTTTCATAATGCTGTATAGTAACAGTATTAGTTATTGTAGGAATCTTATAGTTAGTTCTAACCGATCTACCTTTAAGACTATTTTGGTTTACTGTATCTGTAATAGCCACATAACCAAGAGTATCTATTCTAATTGTATCTTTAAACTCTACAAGAGCCATATATTTACTTAACAAATCATTATATTGAGCTAAAAGCTTAGGATAGTTTGTATCAGCTATATACTCTGGAGGAGTAGCAATTGTATCATGTAACACTTTACCTTTTAAAGTTAGTGTTTTATAAATGGTAGTATCATGTACAGACCATGTAGTATCATGGACAACTGTAGTATCTGACTTCTTACCATCAAAATTAACATAACCGCATCCTCCTTGCTGAAAGAATACCACTACAATTAATATTACGATAATTATACTAAGATATTTCATCTGACTTCTTTTTTAATGAAAACTTATCACCGGTATCACCAAGTAAAGCTGCTATACAGATATACATTACAGACTCTACCAAAGCATCTGAAGGTTTAATATCTCCATGACTAAAACTGTTAGCAGTTAATGTTACACATAAGAATAATGCACACATAAAACCTACTACAGGTTTAATAGAGGTAGAACCACGCTCATCTTTAAAAAGATCTAAAACCCAGTCTTTAAAATTCATTTTATGTATTTTATCTTGTTATCAGGTAAAACAGCATACATAACCTCATGTTCCTTTTGAGGAATGCTTGGAAAAGAAGCTACAGGAGCAGCTTTATATAGCTGTCTTTCTATATTATCAATCCTTGTTTTGTCTATATTAGACTGAGCCATAAGAAGCTTAACATCAGCTTTTATCTCATTGACATCATTCCATATCAAAAGACTAACTAGTGATACTAAAGATGGGAATATCCACACTTTAAAAGCAGCTATAGAAGGATTCTCTTTAATCATTTAGTGTTCTATTTTAAAAGTTTGAACTCATAAACAGAACCTGCTGGTTTCTTTAGACTGACAGTCAATGTGTTAGGCACAATATTTCCTTTTAAGTCTTTACGTACAAAATAACGTAAACCTGAAGGTTGAGCTACCACTGATTGACCTGCTCCTGGAGCTACATTTGTTGCAGGAATAACAATAGTGTCAACAGGAGTTTTAGCTGTACTAGCAACAGACATCATAGTTCCCGGAACCGGAAATCCTAAAGCGTCTTTTTGGGCATAAAATTTTTTAGCCATTGTATAAATAATTTAAAATATAAACTTAGGATATGTAGAATTTTAGTAAACCCTACATTATAATATACAAAATATCCCTGAAATTATCTACATTTGTGAACATAAAATAGAAATATGAACCAACAAGATTATGCAAGCCGCCTAGAAAAGAAACTTATTGATCAGTTTAAAGAGGAATTCTTTCAAAAATTTGAGTATTATCCTGTAGTTTTAACCAAAATCAACTTAGTTATGGGTGAAGAAGACAAATCTCCTCTAATGACTTTAGAGCAGTTAGAATCTTATTTTAACCCGTTTTTACCTACAAAACATGGTAAAATAGTACCTTTAAAGAATAAGATTAGAATAAGAGAGATTACTGAATTAAGATCTATTTTCTGCTATTTAGCTAGAAATATGAGATACTCTCTTAAAACTATAGGTGAATACCTTAATGGCAGAGATCATACTACAGTTATTCATTCGGTTAACAGTTTTAAAGACTTAATTGAAACTTGTGGCACTTTCAGAGAAAAATATTACAAAGTATTAGATCATATTAAACAAATAAATAATATAGAAGATGGGTCACCAATTATGGAACGTTTGCAGGAAGTACAATATTAGTCCCAATCAGCTTTACTTCCTAGACAGTTGTAGAGAAAAGATTGTACCTAGTAATGTAATAAATGCTGATGCACAAAGAGTTATATGTCAGCAAAGAGGATGGGTAGACACTGAAGGAAACTTAACTTCAGGAGCTTTATTCATTTTAGATGAGTTTGAAACGTTTTTAAAGAAAACTAAATCTAGAGTTACAAAAGAAATTTTAGGTGAAGATTTTATGAAATACGTTAATGAATATAGGGAAATTTTCCCTGATATTAGATTGCCTTCCAAGGAGTTAGGTAGGCAAAGTACTGTTGAACTATGTAAAAAGTTTGTACTGTTCTTTAAACAATATCCTCAGTATGACTGGGAATTAGTTTTGGATGCAGCAGATTATTACGTAAATTATTATAAGAAGACAGACTTTAAATACATGGCTTGTAGTAGTTATTTTATAATGAAAAATGACACATCTAAATTAGCTGATACTTGCCAAGCTATTATAGACAATCCAAAATTATTAAATATTTAAAAAAATATTTGGATTAAAATAATAGTTTTAGTAACTTCACATCCCTCAAAATTACAAAAATAACAGTGTATGTCAGAACAAGAACAAGAGATAGAAAGCCTATTCTATCAAATTACTCTTCCTCTTAATGAGAAGAAAACAATTTACGGTATTAGTCTAGATGGTTTTAAACTAGCAGCTGAAAAATTATTAAATAAAGCTTATTTACAAGGTAAGGTAGAAGCTTTAGAAGAAGTTAGAACGGATCTTAAAAACCTTATAACTTCTATATAATGTCTACATCACCAGAAAGACCTTACGGTACTAGAAGATACTCAGAAATTCTGAGAGAAACTATTCAATACGTTGATGATAGACGTAAAGGTAAAATTAAATCCTTACTTACTCCATGGCCTGGACTTAATAAAGCAGGTGTTAATGGTATAGAATGGGGCTCTCTTGTTACAATTGGAGCAAGACCTGGTGCAGGTAAAACTTTAATTGTAAGTCAGATTTTAAGAGAAGCTCGTAAATTAAATCCTACACAAGATTTTAATATTTTAGAGTTCCAATTTGAGATGGGAGCTAAACAGTCAGGTTCTAGAGCCTTTGCTGCTGAAACTGCTCTTGACTATAATCAAATATTAAGTACTGATAAAGCTCTTGATGATTATAATTATGATTTGTTACTACAATATACTAAAGAAGTTGAGGCATTAGAAGCGGTAGGTATTCATAGACTGCAGATAAACACTCCAATTAACAATAGAGAGATTATAGATGCAATTAAACAAGTTTATGTTACTCTTGGTAATAAACCTTTAATTATAACAATTGATCACAGCTGGTTAATTAAAAAAGCTCCAGATGAGAAAGAGAAGATTGCCACATTATACAACACTGTAGAAGCTTTAATGCAGATCAAGAAAGAACTTCCTGTTATTATTTTTATGATTACTCAGTTAAACCGTACAATTGATGAACCTTCTAGAAAGGAGCCAGGTAAAATTGGTAACTATCCAGTGTCATCAGATGTATTTGGTGGTGACGCCCTTATGCAAGGATCAGATATGTTATTAGCATTAAATAATCCATTTAAAGCTAACATACCTCTATATGGTCCTAAGGAATATGATGTTAAAAAGAATCATATTTTTATGCACTTACTTAAGGTGAGAAACGGATCTGATGATAATAATATATTATTCATGGAAGCAAACTTTGATAGACAAAAGCTAATAGAAGTAGCAGAGTTTAACTCTCAAAATCCTACTGGTGGATATCAAAGACGTTCAGCTAGAAATCAACAACAGCAACCACAAACTTTTAGTAGTTTAAATACATTTCAACCCTAACAATAATACAAATGACAAGTTTCAATTTACAGTCTGCAGAAGAGCAGAAGAAAGAATGGAAGCGTAGTAAGCTAGAAGCTATACGAACCTACCATATAGAATTGATAAAAGACCTTGGTATTAGCGTTACTGATTTTAATATGAAAATGCCTTTTCATAATAAATCTGGTAAACTAGTAGTAGGTATCTTTTCATCAGAGTTTAAAAAAGAAAAAGGTTTCTACTTTGAACTGGTAACTAGAGAACTAGATCCAGTTGATGTAAAACGCACAGTGTATAGAATACCATATAACGCAGCTTTTGAAGAAGAGTATGAGTTAAATGAAAAAGGATCTTACTTAGTTCCTATTGAAGAGCTTAGATCTATAGATCCTCAGTCAATTGCTGTTACTAAGTATGCATCAGTTGAAAGTACAGAAAACACAGAGCCAATAGTATTTACAACTAACACCAATCCTAATTTAAAAAATGTTCCAGTTTATAATGCCCCAGCTTCTATGGATATGTCAGATGCTCCATATAGTGAGATGACTATAAGAGATTACTATGCTATCCATACAGGTAAAGCTGTAAGTGCCAAAACTTGGTTAAATGAACTTATAAAATCTAAATAACACATAATAACAATCACATGGCACAAGGAGTATTAATTATTGCAGAAAGTGGTGCAGGTAAGTCTACAGCTATTGAGACACTGAACCCAAAGGAAACATTTATTATTAATGTAGCTAATAAACCACTACCATTTAAAGGCTGGAAATCAAAGTATTCAGTTTGGTCTAAAGATAACCCAACTGGTAATATGTATGATAAATCTGGTACGGCACAAATCTATGCTGCATTACAGTATGTTAGTGACAAACGTCCTGAAATCAAAACTATAGTAATAGATGATTTTCAGTATATGAGCTCATTTGAGTTCTTTGAAAGAGTAGACGAAAAAGGTTATGAGAAATTTACTCAGATTGGTGCAGGTTTAGCTCGTATAGCTAGAATGCCTAAAGACTTGAGAGAAGACTTAACTGTATTCTTTTTAACTCATGCTGAAGAATCTACAGACATGGACGGTAAGCGTAAGTTAAAAGCAAAGACTATTGGTAAAATGGTTGATGAAAAGCTTACTTTAGAAGGTCTATTCTCTATTGTACTTTATGGTAAAGTAAAGAAAGGTAAAGATGATGTAATTAGATATGTTTTTGAAACTCAGACTACAGGTGATAACACATGTAAGTCACCTAAAGGAATGTTTGATACCTTTGAGATACCAAACGATTTAGGTTTAGTAAAGAAAGCAATCACAGATTTTGAAAATTAGTTAAACGTTTAACATTTATAAAACAACACGTATGTTTAGTACAAAAGGACAAGAAGTAAAACAAGGTGGTGGAGTACAGAAGTCTCTACAACCAGGAGTAAATTATGCACACATCTTTAGTGCATCAGTAAGAGAATCTAAAAATACAGGAAAGAAAGCTCTAGAATTAGTTTTAGAGGGCCCTGCATTAGAAAACTTTGAGGGATGGACTATTGAGAAAGGCAACGAGAATGGCCCTAAATTTAAGGGCCAATCAGCAAGAGTATCTGCAAGTATGTGGATTGACACTTATAACGAGACAAGTCCGTCTAAGAATGAGATCATGAACAAGCTAAGCATTATTGCTGTAGAATTAGGTTTAAAAGATGAGTTAGACGCTATCAGTGCATCTAGTATTGAAGATTGGGTTGCTCAAGTATCTAAATTGTTACAAGGAAAAGATTTATATTTCTTCCTTAAAGGACAAGAAGAAGAATACAATGGTAAAACTATTGTTAAATTATCACTTCCTAAGTTTAAATTTGCTAATGCAGATGAAACTAAATTAGATAAGTTTGACAAAAACAATCAATATCATTACAAAGCTTTACAGAATAAGCCAGTAGCTGGTTTTGAACCTGTAAATGATGATTTTAATATGTAAGCTTTTCTTTCATATACATACAAACAAGCGGGGAGGGTTTCTACTCTCCCCAATTTTTTTAAATTAATAAATATGTTTAAAACTAAAAATCTGGTACATGATGTAAAAGATGTACCAACACCTTGGATATTTGAACATTTTTGCAAGCTAAAAGAAAAATTACAGGGTGAAGATATAAAGATTAAAAGCTTGTTTAATAGTAAAGAACGCACTCCAAGTATGTGTATATACTTTGACACCAAAGTTAAATTATACAAATACAAAGATTTCTCTACAGGTAAAGGCGGATCAGCCATAGATCTTGTAAAAGATTTAAATAATTTATCTTATCATAAAGCCTGCAATGTAATTGTAGAGCAATATAATGATTATGTCCTTCATAATAATGGAGGATACGACGTAAAAGAATTCAAGGAGCAGTCTAAATACAAAGTAGATAAATATGCTTTTAGACAATGGACTACACAAGATCAGTATTTCTGGACACAGTTTAATATTGGATCTAGAATATTAGAAGAGTATTGTGTAAGACCTTTAGCATACTATACAATGGTAAAAGATAATAAAGAACTAGTCATTAGTGGTAACTATATATATGGTTATTTTACTAAAGGTGGTGAGCTTTATAAAATATATCAGCCTAAAACTTTTGATAAGAAATTCTTAAAAATTAGAGACTATTTGCAGGGTGAGCAGCATCTTGAAGATAATGATTATCTAATGATATTATCTAGTCTAAAAGATATGATGTCTCTTAGGTCCCTTAAGTTATCTAATATAAATATTGTAGCTCCAGATAGTGAGAATTCTATGATTAAGAAAGACACTATGGAAGAGTTTATTGAAGAGTATAAGAAAGTAATAGTGATGTTTGATAATGATGAAGCAGGTATTAAAGCTATGGAAAAGTATAAAGCTACTTATCCAGCAGTAGAAGTACTTCTTCTTCCTATGAGTAAAGATTTATCTGACTCAATTAAAGACCATGGAGCTAAAGCTGTTAGAGACAGACTAGTTCCATTAATAAATAAAAAATTATAATGGCAACTAAAAAGAAATCTACTAAAACAGTAAGTAGAGGAGCACCCAAAACTAGAAACTCTGGTACTATGACTGAATCAGCTTTCTGGAGCTTTATACGCAGTGCACTCAGACAGAAGTCTAGATGGTGGAAACCTATTACAGAATGTAAAATGAAAGCTCGTAGAGCATATAAAGGTCCACTAAAAAGACAAAAGTTTGAGTATCAATGTAATAACTGTAAAAACTGGTTTCCTGAAAAGAAAATAAATGTAGATCATATTGTACCAGCAGGATCTTTAAATTGTGCAGGAGACCTTCCTGGATTTGTATCTGTACTATTTTGTGAAGTGGGTAATTTACAAGTCTTGTGTACAGACTGTCATGATTATAAAACAAAACTAGAAAAACAAAAGTAATATGGATGATTTACATAAAGATAGTTTCAAAGCTGAAGACTGTCAAGCCGAGTTAACTAGTGTAGCTCAAAAACTTAAAAACTGTAATGACCTAATTAGAGAATTAGTTCACTTTCTTGAATATGAGGAAGCTATGACAGTAGATACTAGATCTCAGCAACGTATGAGTGAAAAACTTATAGAGCTAGGATTATGGCCTTCAAAATAATAAATTAATAATATGGAAGATAATCAAGAACTGGATAACACTCCTAACTTTAAAACAATATGGAATGATCCTGAATTGGCTGCAGCAAGAGTACAATTTAAAAAACGCTGGGATGTGGCTATGCAAAAAATAGAAGATAACATGACAGCTGATATGGCGTCAGACGTTAGACAGTGGAGATGTGATGATGATTATACATGGAGGGCTGTAGCACATTCTTTCTATGAAAAGTACCCTGAATTCTGTATAGAACAAGGACTTGACAGTGGTAATCAAATTTCAGGTATGATGATCTGTGAAACAGCTCAGAAATTATTAAAACAAGAAAACTCAGAAGGATGGAATTAGAAGCGTTAATGGAAGAGACAGTCATCAAATTACAAGATGACTTTTATAGTAAGAAGTTTAACTTCTCTTATAGTAGCTTGAATAAGCTTATGTGGAACCCTGCAGTGTTCTACCAGATGTATGTTTTAGGTAATAAAGAAGAGCGTACAGATGCACACTTAGTACAGGGTAAGATTATACACTGTCTTCTTTTAGAAGAAGAAAAGTTTAATCAAGAATTTATAGTTAGCCCTGGTAAACTTCCAGGTGATAGTATTAAAATTATTGTAGACAGAATATATAGTCATCACGTAGAGCTAGCTCAAAACGGTGATCAAAGAACTGAGCTACAAGAGTTTGATCAAGCTATTCTTGACGTAATGAAAGATATGAACTATCACCAATCTTTAAAGACAGACCAACAACGTCTTGATAAAGTAATTACAGCAGATGCTATTAATTACTGGGCCTTTCTTAAGACAAAAGGTAGTAAAACATTAATTGACCAAGAAACGTATGATTATTGTAAAAATGCTGTAGATTTAATTAAGACTAATAAATCTGTTTGTGATCTAATTGGGTGTAGTATTAATGATTTTAGTAATATAGAAGTTAGTAACGAGTTACCACTAGATGTAGAACTTTCTAATCATCCATTTGGCTTAAAAGGAATTATAGACAATCTAGTAATAGATCATGATAAAAAGACTATATTTGTTAACGATATCAAGACCACAAGTAAAGAGTTAAAAGACTTTCCAGAAACTATTGAATTCTACTCTTATTGGATGCAAGCTGCAGTTTATGTAACAATGGTAGCTACAGTCTATAAAGAATTGATAGAGAAAGGATATACTGTTAAGTTCCACTTTGTAGTTATAGATAGATCATTTCAAACATATGCTTTCCCGGTGTCTAATTCAACACTAAGTAACTGGGCAAACAGATTCTTTGAAGTGCTAGATAAAGCTAAATGGCATTATGATAATAAGAACTATGAGTTACCTTATGAATTTGCAACAGGTAGTATAGTTTTATAAATAAAAACACTATGATAGAGAGCCTTTATGGAAAGTATTTTCAAAAATCACGATCATTTCTGTATCCAGCTCTTGGGATTAGACGTACTAGTAATATTAGTCCAACAGGAACCTACCTTTCTTTAGAAGGAAAGGTAGATCCTGAGGACATGAAATTAATAGTAGCGTTCAAAGCAACAGAAGATGAGGGATTTAAAACGTTTGAGAATCAAATGCTTACGACTAATCCTTTGTTTGAAAGTAAAATAGATGTTAAAGAATATACACTTTATATATTTAACTTTGAAATGTATAAAGATGATTGGTTTAACTTTCTATTAGGTAAATACTCTAAGCTTTCCGTAGTTCTTAAAAGAGCTATTAAAACTTACTACGGGGAAAGTTCCTCAGAGTATAAATATATGGATACATACCTATATCCTGAAAAATATCACGGAGTCTATTCTAAATTACTAGATGTAGATATAGATACTTTAAAGTCTATAAAGGAACTATGTGATCCATGTGATATAGAAAAAGAAACTTTAAAAATTCCAATAGAAGATTTGGAATTATTGGAAAAGACTAATTAACTTTGTAAAAAACCAACAATATGAATAAATCAATGATGTTAGTTACTTCAACATGGGGAAGTAAGAAAACATTTAAGTTAATACCTGTAACAATAGAATGCCCTTATAATGAGGCTATTTTTGATGCAGATAATAAAGTGTTAGCTGTTATCTCTAAAGAAAAGAAAGAGTCATTACACATGCTTGCCAAGCTAAATGAGTTTGGAGATCCTCAAACAATGAAAATTGGTAAGAGATCTAATGGTAAAGACTATGCAGAAGAGCGTAAAACACTAGAAACATTCTATGAATATTATGTAGAGAACGTTTCTGAAGTAGAAAACTTTATCAATATGTTTGCAATTAATGCAGACAGCTTTGATTACAAGCAATATTTTGTAGTAGAAAAACCAGCTACGCCAAGTAGCATTGTGACCGTATAATCTAACCCAAAACAAAGACTGGAATAGGGAAGAGAAATCTTCCCTTTTTTCAGCTTTACAAATCAGGGGGAACAGCTTAACTGAACCGTATATGAAGAAAGACATGCCTACACATTGGGTAATGGACTATGAAACACTTGTAAACTGTTTTGTAGGCGTATTCCAACATTATAAAGATGACAGTATCAGTGAGATATTTGTTATTAATCAGGATCAAAACGATCTTCCTAAGTTTATTGAGTTCTTAAACAAGTGTGTTCAGCTAAATCAGTGGCACATATCTTATAATGGTCTAGCATTTGATGCTCAGATTAGTCAACATATTATTAAGAATCAACGTAAATTATTATCCCTTACAGGATTAGAAGTAGCTCAGTATATTCATAAACTAGCTCAAGATATTATCACCCGTAGTGATCGTGGTGAGTTCCAAGAATTTGCTCCAAGACAACTTAAAATTAGACAGATTGATTTATTTAAAATGAATCACTGGGATAATAAAGCTAAGATGTCTTCTCTAAAATGGATACAGTATTCTATGGATTGGGAAAATGTAGAAGAGATGCCCCATCATCATAGTAAACCTGTTGAAAGTGCTGAACAATTGCAGGATATAATCCAGTATTGTATCAATGACGTATTATCTACTAAAAAGATATTAGAGCATTCTAAAGAGCAAATAGAGTTAAGAAAGACTCTTACCAACGAATATGGTATAGATCTTTACTCAGCATCTGAGCCTAGAATATCTAAAGAGCTATTCTTATTTTTCCTTGAACAAAAGTTAGGATGGGATAAAGCAGAGATCAAAAGACTTAGAACTAAACGTGACGAAATTTATCTTGGTCAATGTATACTTCCATATGTAAAATTTCAGACTCCTGAATTTCAAAAAATACATGACTATTTTAGAACTAAGGTAGTTACATCTACTAAAGACAAGTTAAAGTTTACGCTTGATTATAAAGGCGTAAAAACTGACTACGGTCTTGGTGGTATCCATGGTGCTAAAGACTCTGGTGTATATGAAGCTCACCCAGGGTGGACTATCATGACTTCAGATGTTACATCATTCTATCCTAATCTAGCTATTAAGAACAAGTTTCATCCTGCTCATTTACCACAAAAAGAATTTGGGGACCTGTATGAATGGTTCTTTGAAGAGCGTAAAAAGATTCCTAAGACAGATCCAAAAAACTATGTATACAAGATTATTCTTAATAGTACATATGGTCTAACTGGTGATGAAAACAGTTTCTTGTACGATCCGCAAATGACTATGCAGATTACTATTAATGGTCAGCTATTGTTATCAATGCTGTATGAGATGTTATGTCTAGAAATTCCTGAAGGTATTCCCCTTATGCAAAATACAGATGGTTTAGAGATGATGATTCCTACATCTGCAGTTAGTAAGTATATGGAAGTATGTGATAAGTGGTGTCTGTTAACACAGCTCCAGTTAGAGCATGATGAATATTCTAAGATGGTTATTGCAGACGTAAATAACTACATAGCTGTCTATAAGAATGGTAAAGTAAAGTGTAAGGGTAAGTTTGAATGGGAAGACCTTGAAAAGAAAAAAGTAGCAATGCTACATAAGAATAAAAGTTTCTTAATTATTCCTAAAGCTATCTATGCATACTTTGTAAATGGTATTCCTCCAGAAGAGTTTTTAGCTCAAAACAGATCATTTTATGATTACTGTGCAGGCGTAAAAGCTAAAGGTGGTTGGTATTATGAAGAAAGAAGTCTTGTAAAAGGAGAGCTAGTAACAAATAAACTACAAAAGATAGTAAGATATTATATTACTAAGTCCGGTAACAAGATATTAAAACGTCACCCAGACGGTAGAGAAATGCAAGTAGAAGCAGGACAATGGATGCAGAAAACTGTAAATGAAATTGATCCTAATGTTTCTTATGAAGTATATGATGTAGATACAGAATATTATTTAGAAAACATATATAAGCAAATAGAGCAGATTAATAAAGTTAGTCATGCATCTTTCACACAATTATCATTATTTTAAAACAAAATGACATGCCAGTTAAAACAGAATTTACAACAGAACAGAGAATTAGAGCAGCTAGTTTGCCTAATCACGGTAAGACATATACAGTTATTCCACACGGATATGTTATAGATGAAACAAGAAAAGAACTTCAAGCTGCAGGGTTTGAAGTGGTTAAAGAATTATATAAAACTAACCTTAACGGTGAAGTGGCACAAGGTATCTATCATTTAAATCATGGAACTGATTCAGACATGGGACTTATGTTTGCATGGTCTAACAGCTATAATAAAATGATGAAGTTTAAATGTGCTGTAGGAGCCCAAGTATTTATTTGTATGAATGGTGTAGTATCTGGAGACTTATCCAACTATGCTAGAAAACATACAGGAAATGCTTTACAGGAAGCTACAGATACTATTAGACATCAAATTGCTAATGCTAGAACATTCTATGATCAGTTAGTTAAAGACAAAGAACTATTAAAAAACATCACTCTTACAAAAAGTGAGCAAGCTGCAATAGTGGGTCAGTTATTAATAGAGCAAGAAATCCTAACACTTAGTCAAGTGGGTATTGTTAAGCGTGAGATAGAAACTCCTACACATACATATAATGCTACAGCTGATTCAGCGTGGACATTATACAATCATGTTACATTAGCTCTAAAGGATTCACATCCTATGAGTTATTTGACAGATCACCAAAAATTACACAGCTTCTTTATAGACCAGTTTGGTAACATTAAGAAGTATGTGCAACCTGAATTAGACTTTACTGAAGAAAAACAAGTAACAAGTTTTGAAGCAGCTAATGGTGTAATCTTTTTATAATAATCTATGGAAGATAGTATTGGTTCAGTATTTAAAGCAGTGCTGCAACATCTAAAGTGTATTGAAGTGAGACTAGACTTTGCAAAAGCTCTGACTAGTCAGAAACAAAAATACGCTTTAGGTAATGCTGTACAAAAAGTAAAGATAGCTATCAATCATTTATGTGATTTATTACCAAGTTCATCTGGTGCAATGGAAGTAAAGAAAGAATTAGATAGTGAACATCTAGTTTATATAATGTTACTAACAGAGCAACTATATGATCTTGGTAGTGAAGACATAGAAGAAGTAGTAGAATTAATAGATAATCATCTTAATAAAAAATATGGTAAGGGAGAAGTGTAAAGCAACGGGTAAATCCAGGTTTCCAACACCTGGAGATGCTAAAGAAGCTATGAACAGTCTCAAGACAGCCGTAAGATATTATGATACAACAGGTAAAAGAGTAAATAGAAGAGTAGGTAAAGTAAAGCAATGTAGATACTACTACTGTTGTCATTGTAATGGTTATCATATGACTAGTAATGATGCTCCTTTAGGTCAAAAGAAAAGAGAAAAGATATTTAAAGAAAGAATAGAGTCAACTAAGACTCTGGTAAAAAATAAGCAAGAGGCAGAAGAGTGGAGAAAAGACTCTTTGCCATTTCCTGAAACTAAAACTAATAACAATGAGATGGTATAAGTTAAATGAAGACCACACTACAGAAATGCTACCTGAAGGAGAGTATCCTTTGAATGGAGATTTACGTAGTCCTATTAAACACATAGGAGATAATGTTGTAAATGACCAAAGAATATCTACAGTGTTTTTACATTTAGATCATAACTGGGACCCAGGTGGTAAACCGGTATTATTTGAAACCATGATCTTTGGTGGAGAGTACGATGAAGAAATGTGGAGATACTGTACATGGGAAGAAGCTAAAGCTGGACATGACAGAATTGTTAACTGCCTTGAACAAGGTATAAACCCAACTGAAGAAATATGATTATAGGAATTAACGGATATGCCGGCAGTGGAAAAGACACTGTCGGTACTATCATACAGTATTTAAAGACAAATATTTCTGATACAATTGTATCTTTAGAAGATGTATTAGAATTTCCTCTTACTCATCAACGATGGTTAGAAGAACAGTCTGGTTGGAAGATTAAAAAATGGGCAGGCAAACTTAAAGTTATTGCAAGTATGTTAACAGGTATACCTGTAGAAAAGTTTGAAGACCAAGAGTTTAAGAAAACTATGCTTGGTTCTGAATGGAATATGTCAGTAAGAGACTTTTTACAAAAGTTAGGTACTGATGCTATTAGAGATGGATTACATGGTAACGCATGGGTAAATGCTCTTATGGTTGATTATCAACCTATATCAGATAAATCATACGTATTAGAAGACGGTACTCTTTTTGATTTAAGAACATTACCTGGTCATCCTTTATATCCTACTTGGATTATAACAGATACTAGATTTCCTAATGAAGCTCAAGCTATCAAAGATGTAGGAGGTTTAGTTATCCGTGTAGATAGACCAGGTGTTAAACCTATCAATAATCATCCTTCAGAAGTTGGATTAGATAACTGGGATTTTGATTATAAGATAGCTAACGTATCTGATCTTAGAGCTCTTACTGGAACAGTAGAGACAATATTATTAAAAGAAAATATACTATAATGTGTGAACAATGCGTAAACTATGAACTAGATGATAATGAATTTCTTGAAGTTACTCAAGAAGATATTGATCATTGGAAAGAAAAAGGTAAGTACTATGGATATCCTCAATGCTGTATAGATGCTTTTTGTAATAGAGTAGATCTTAATCTTACACCAGCACAAGAACAAGTACTTGATAATCATGGTTTTATACCATGTCATGATCATGCTCTTATGGTAATAAAGGGTGAACTCACTTTAGAAAGTCTTATTGAAAATAGAGAATGTCAATATGATTATCCTATGGATGACCATGATGCTCAAATAGTAAAATTTATAATAGATAATGATGAAGAACTTAGACAAGAATTTCTTGACGCAGGATACGTCTCCGAAGAAAAGAAAGAGATTTAAAATACCTTATGTAAAGGTGAGTATTAAAGATAATAAAGTGGTCTATGCAAATAATAGAACAGTCTACGAAGACTCTAAAGACAAGAGATAATGGCAGAAGCTCTGATGCTGTAAGCCCAAACTTCATTTATGGATGTCTAGGTGGCTGTATGAAGTCCTACTGTTATGTAGGAAGATACAACCATGATAAGGTATATGTTAATAAGAATACTGATGCCATTCTACACTCTGTTTATGATTGGCTAGTAGATAAACCATGGCCTAAAGTTCCTAATCAGTGTGATGAAAAGTATTATACTATAGATATAGGCTGCAGTACTGATGTAGCTTTAATGAGTAAACATTATAATTGGCAAAATGTATTTGACTGGTTTGACTGTCATGCAATGGCTAAGTCTACTTTTGCTACTAAGTATCCTAGTATGTTCCGTCCTAATGAAAAGTTTGTATTCCATCCTGATAAACACCGTATCCGGGTAAGCTTAATGCCTCAGATATATTCTGATATATTAGAACCAGGTACAGATAGTATAGCTCGTCGTATAGCTGAAATTCCTAGATTACAGCAATACATGGAAGTACATATTAACTTTAGTCCTATTATCTATACAGATGGTTGGCTAGGTGAATACCGTAAGTTATTCCAACAGCTTAAAGACGCAGGTGTAGATGTTAAATGTGAATGTATATTCCTTACACATAATATACAGCAGCATCAGCGTAACTCTGAGATTGTACAAGATCTAATATGGAGACCAGATATTCAAGAGTCTAAAGACTCCCAATATGCTCCTGATAACATTAGATATAAACACATACTAAAGAAAGAAATGGTAAAAGATTTTGTATCTTTATACTCAGAATTTTTTAACCCAAGTAACATTAGATATATATTTTAATATGAAAATACTACATATTTCAGATACCCATGGATTCCACAATGCCTTCCCAGAAACAACCTGGGAGGGTATTGATGTAGTAGTCCATAGTGGAGACTGTTCTAACTACTATGATGTATTTAGAAACGAGCAGGAAGTAACTAACTTCCTCAACTGGTATGAACTTGTGCCCGTAAAGTATAAAATATACGTAGCGGGTAACCATGATACCTGTATAGAAAGAAAGAGAATAACTAAGGAAGACTTTGAAAAACGTGGTATCATCTATTTAGAAGATGGATTTACAAATATAGATGGTATTAAGTTTTATGGTTCTCCTTATACACCAACATTTGGTCAGTGGGCATTTATGAAAGCTCGTGATAAGATGCATAATGTATGGCAGGCTGTACCAGAAGATACTGATGTACTTATAGTACACGGTCCTCCAAAAGGTATACGTGATTTATCATTTGATAGACATGGTCAACTAGAGTTCTGTGGAGATATGGCTCTTTATAAAAGATGCATGCAGTTAAAAGATACTCTTAAGTTAGTATGTTTTGGACATATTCATAATATGGATGGTGTACCAACTAATCAAGGTATATCTCGTTTTGCACATACTAATACAGCATTTTCTAATGCAGCTTGTGTATATGATGGACGTTTTGATTTAGGTCTTGTATCATTTGGTAATAAATTTAAAATCTAACATATGAAAGACAGATGTATTTTATGTGATGCTGAAACAGCATATGATAATACCACCCATGTAGACATGAGAGTTGGTTATATAGAAGGTGCAGGACAGTTATGTCATGCATGCTGGATGAAAGGTACAGATAGAAGACATTTCTTAGTACCACATAGTTTAGTATATAATACATCTAACGATGCTGAGTTAGGTGCTAAAGTGAGAGAATTGTATTATAATATAACAGATTAATTAGTAAATTTGCGTATGTACAAAGCAGAAGTTTTATATGAGGATACATGCATTAGAGTGTATGATCCAGAAAAGAAAGAGTTAATAGCAGTATTTAAAACATTTTCTAAAGCATCCAATAAATTAGGAGTAGGACATTCAACAGTTCAACATAAGTGTGAATCTAAGCGTAGAATGTTCTCTCCTATTTTAAATAGAGAGGTAGCTTGTAGAATAGGTGTTATGAAACCCGGTGACAAAGAGTTAATAGAACAAACTGAAAAGTACTTAACAACGAAACAGTTAAAAAAATGAAAAAGTATATTGGAGCAATTTTAAGTATAGGAACAGTAGCAATACTGTTCTATACTTTATTTGATTTAAAGAATCAAGTAAAACAGATACCGATGTTGGAACATCAATTAGATAGTGTAAGTATTATAAAAGATAGTTTATACGAAGTTAATTTCATAAATGAGGTAGAAAATGGTAGATATGAATTAAGTCTAGAGCATTTAAAAGAAGTTAATCCCAAAGCTGCTAAAGATTTTGAAAACTTTTTAAACACTCAAACTGAATAATATGAAACAGTGGTTTAAGAAAATAAAGAAATATAATTGGACATTCCTTGTGGTATGGACAACAATATTAATGGTATCTTATTTATTATGGAATGTAATAATTAATTTTATAAAAGCAATTTATGAGTAATGTAAATGTAAAAGTCTTTTTAGAAGACTGGTGTCACACTTGTCAAAAAGTAAAGCCAGACTTGGTTAATCTAGAAAGCGTATATAGAAATATAGTAGATTGGGAAAATTTAAATGTAGATACAGATGGCCCTCAGTTACAAGTATCATCAGTACCCACTGTAATTTTTTTAAAAAATGGAGTTGAAGTAGATAGAATGGTTGGAGAACGTCCCCGCATTGTCTATGAAGACTCAATAAAAAAATATCTATGAAAGTAAGTTTTGACTTTGATGGTACACTAGAACAAGCTATTGTACAAGAATATGCCGCTAAACTTATAAAACGTGGTATAGAAGTATGGGTAGTAACTACACGCTGGGATGAAAATCATAAACATAAATATCCTATGAATGCTACGCTAGATGATTTATGGGAAGTAGTAGATAGATTAGGTATACCTAGATGGCGTGTAAGATTTACATGTATGGAATGGAAAGCTACTTATCTAAAAGGAACAAAATTTGTTTGGCACTTAGATGATAATGATCAAGAATTTTCAGTATGTAAAAAAACAGAAGGTTGCAGTGTTCCTATGATTGACGTTTTTGGTAATGGCTGGGAAGATAAATGTGAAAGATTACTTAAAGTTAAAGCTAAAGAAATAGAAGCTAATAAAACAGAAGAAAATAAAGATTTATTATGAGATGGAAAATTAATAGTGATCCAAATGTAGGAGATAAAAGAGAGCAGATACGTTTTGCTTGGCTTCCTACTTCGGTTATAAACGTAGATGAGAATAATCAAGAGTATATAATCTGGTTATCTATTTATATACGTAAACAAGAGTATATGAAATGGACTGCCTGTGCACCAGGTTACCGAGACGGTATGAGAGTAATTGGATGGCGTACAACTGACCGTATTATTCATAATATTGGAATAGGAAAAAAGTGGTAATGAAACCAGAGTATTTCTATACAGAAAATGATAGAGTCATATTCACTGCAGCTTTCCACGTAAAAAGGGGAAGCTGTTGTGGTAATGGCTGTAGACATTGTCCTTATGAGCCTAAACATATAAAAAACAACACAATAAAACAACAACAGTATGATACTATCAGACAAGACAATCCTAAAAGAGATTGAGAATGGTAACATTGTTATTTCTCCTTTAGTAGAGAAACATGTTAACCCAAACAGTGTAGACCTTACATTAGCTCCAGAGTTTAAAGTGTACCAACAAGGTATACTTGACCCACGCAAACCTAATCCAACTATTGACTTAGTAATACCCGAACATGGTTTCTTATTAGAACCAGGAGAAGTTTATCTATACGCTTGTAATGAACGTATTGGAGTCAAAAATAATATTAGAGGCAAGGTTGAAGGAAAGTCTAGCTTAGGACGTTTAGGTCTATTTATACACGTTACAGCAGGCTTTATTGATACAGGCTTTGAAGGAAGCTTGGTATTAGAGTTAGTAGCTACTAGACCTATCATGATATATCCTAATATGAAGATATGTCAAGTAGAGTTTGCTAGAGTAGAAGGAGAGATTGGTGAGACTTACGATCAAAAAGCTGGATCTAAATACCATAATCAAACTGGTGTACAAGAGAGTTTAATGCATAAAAACTTTTAATATGATAACTGATATATTAAAAGAAAGAGAAGTAGATCAAAAACCTAGATTCTTTTTACATGATGAAATGATAAGTTGGTTATCTGATACTTGTTATTTTACTACTAGTATACGTCCAGAAGGTAGACAAGGAATAACTCTACCATATATAGATGCTTATGGACAAACATATTCAACTGAGTATATAGAAATACCAACTCATTTTATTGTAGACAATAAATGTTTAATAGAAGGAAAACAGATAGGTCCATCTACTTCTTCTTATATAGATTTAACAAATCATACTAAAGTTATTCAGAGCTTAATTACTAGAGTCAATTGGTTAGAAGAAGCTATGAAAATTAATAACCAAAAGATAGGTTCAGAAATAGCTCAACTAGTTAATAACCAAGTAGTTATGCAGAATGAACTTGTAGAACTTAAAAGTAAATTAAATGAAAAAGGAACAGATAATCAATAGACTTTCATCTACGCATATAGAAGATCTTTACATAAAAAGAATTCTTAAAAGAGCTGTTAGAAGACTTAGATGTAAAGGTATTAGATTGGTTATAAGACAAACTAAAGAATCACTACTTAATATAGATTGGTTATGAAAAAAGCATTATATCTTGATGATGTAAGAACACCTACAGAAACTCTTCCGGGGTATAAACCATGGTATGTAGTAAGAAACTACGATGAGTTTGTAAAATGGATAACTAAAAATGGAATGCCAGACTTTATAAGCTTTGATCATGACTTAGCTGATGAGCATACTAATGACTATTTTAGTCAGCTTGCTCAGCAGGGATATCAACATCCTAAGTATACAGAGTATAAAGAGAAAACAGGTATAGACTGTGCTAATTGGTTAGTAGAATACTGTCAGATGAATAACATTAAGTTAGGACGCTGTGCAGTACATTCTCATAATCCAGTAGGAGCAGCAAATTTACATAGCCTACTGAATGGTTTTAAACGCCATATGGGCTGGGATGAAGATTGTTATATAGGCAGAGTACCATTCACTACAGAAAATAAATAAACATGCAAATAAGCTTAGCACTATTAAGTAAAAATGAAACACTACTTGGTCTAATGATGGACCAAGGAGAGTATGAAAGAACAAAAGAAGTATGGGTACCTTTTACACGACTAAGGTTAGGATTGATATTCCTAACCTTAGACTTAATGTGGTATCATAAAACTAAAAAGTAATTATTACTTTCTTTGTTTATATGCCTCCTTTTCTGCGGCTTCCACTGGACTCACTTGAGTTCCAGTGATGCCAAAGATGGCAAATATATCTTTCCAAAACTTAGGTTGATCTGCTTTCTGGAACCAATAGGGACCTGTATCTTTTTTCCAATAAGCATTAGGCTTATCTTCTAAATATAGAGCAAAGTTACTATAAGCATCACCTATTCTTACAGCTGTAGTTTTAAATAAAGCAGATGGATCTCCCATATTTACTACGGTACTAGTTCCTTGTTTTACTGTTCTACGACCAAAGCTAAGATTCCATTCTCCTTTTTTAGCATTATATTCTACAGGATTTAATATTCCAAAAGTTTCTGTTTCACTTAAAGTTGCTAAGGTAGCTACTAATGAATGATTAAACAGCCAACCTTGCAGATCAAAGTCATCTTCATTAAGTGCACCACTACGCTCTTTCATTCTATCATACTTATCAGGATCTTCCGCTCCATACCATTTAAATAGATTTACTAATAAGAATGACATAAACATCTGTAAGGCAGCATCTGCAGCAAACTTTTTAGCATTAGTTTTTTCTTCACTAGTAATTGATCCAAAACTTCTAGTTCTTGCTAGCTTAGCAGCAGCTTGAAGAGTACTAACATAATAACCCGTACTAACAGTACCTAAAGCATTACTAGTTCTTGTTGTAGCAAATCTATTTGCTGCCATAGATATAAAATATCTTTTTAAGAAGAAGAAGAGTCTGCCCAAAGCATACCTCATTACCTCTGGTTGGTCCATTTTAGCATAAGTACCAACTAGTCTATTATTTAACTCATGAGATCTATTCTTAAACTGATTAAATTTAGCACCTCCTTGAGCCCACTCTTTATCAATACCTTCTTTAAGTTCTATTTGTCCATTACGTATTTCCCAAGCGTTTATGTATTTAATTTCGGTTGGTACACCATCTATAGTTTGTGTTACTCTTTGATGATATAGCATACCAGCAAGTAATTCAGTTTGTACTTCAAGATCTAAGAACTGTCTTGGAGATGTAAAGAAACTAAGTCCTGCAGCATCACCTGCCAAGCTTCTACCAAACTGTTGTTTTAAAAACTTTTCAAATATACCTTGTCCTGGATCAAATAATAACATTAATTGACCATCTAAAGATTTATTACCTGTCTGATATATAGACATAGTATGAGCTCTTAACATACCTAAAGCCCTCAACTTAGCCCTGTTATAGCTTTCTAAAGATATAAATCTACCTCCAGAGGATTCTATAAGATTCTGTACTAGTGCTCCCATTCTGTTTTTAACAGCAGAAGGAAGAATATTAGCGGCAAACATACCAAAGCTAGAAATACTTCCTGCTTTACTTAATGTTTTTTTAATAAGAGGAGTTACCGCATTTACTGCATTAAACTTACTATGACCAACCCAGCTATTAGTATGAATTCCTTGAAACTCTCTTTGTATAAGATTTGCAATAGCTTTTCCTCTAGTAGTTCTTTCATCAACATTAAAGAACTTACCCATAGCAGCGGCAGCTGCGGCAGCAACTTTATTACGTTTTACAATACGTTGAGCTGTAACGTTTTGTAAAGCTTGAGCAAAAGGATTTAACTCAATAAGCTTTTTCTGCTTTAATCCAGACTGCATATATCTTCTCATACCGTCAAGTATATTTAAACTTACTTGATCAGTGTCTAATGAATACATACCCGTAATAGGAACTCTTTGAATATCTTCTCCAAATACATCAGTATACATTAACTTACTAGTATCAAAGTTAAAGCCTGTAGATTCAGCATCATCAGCAGCACCTAATACAGATTCTTTTAAACCTTTAAACCATTCTTTAAATTTATTAGTCTCTTTACCTACAGAGGTATCTTGTAAATATTCCAAATTCTCTTTACCATACCTAGGAATTTCTAAATACAGACGACTTTCTCTAGGTAAATTAGCTTGATGTTTAAGATGAAGTTCTTTCATCTTTTCCATTAAAGCAAAAGCATTAGGATTTTCTCTCTGTAGTTTAATATACTCAGGATTATAATACCTATCATCTCTGGCTCCTTGCTCAATTGTCTTAGGTAAAAAGTTACCTTTATTGTCTACAGTTTCTCCAACTACTTTCTTAGTTCTATATTCTTTTTTAACAGATCTAAAGAAGTAGGATAAGCTAGGTTTACCTAAAATTTGCTCACCATCTGAAAGAGTAATCTTTTCATAATGCTCTTCATTATTAGGACGGTTACGATTCCATATAAATAAACGTTCATACTTGGTTATAATTTCACCAGACTCTCTATCATATACTTCTTTAGTAATATGATTTTCTTTAAACCACTTTTCAAACTCAGGGCTTTTACTAAATAATCTTACGTAGTTACTAGGATCTAATAAAGTATCAATACTAATCTCGTTATTCTCATCAAAAGGAGTTTCACCCATCTTGTCTAAATAGTTATTAACTATGTCTTTATAGTAGTCAGTAGCCTCTTTAGATTGAATTTCAGATAATCTTTGATATAAAGTAGCCAACTCTGCTTTCTGAAGAACGTTGATTCTAAGACTAATACCCTTATCAATAAGCTCGCTTAGTCTAGCGTCATCTTCTGGAGACAGTCTTTTACCTACTGCAAAATCCTTTCTAGTAAATAGAGAATCAAGTTCTGATTGCTCATCATCTGTAAGCCCGTTATATAAACTCTTTCTTTTATCTTGTATAGATTTCTGATACGCTTTTACTTTATCCTTAGAGGTTTGACTAAAATCTCCCCCAATAATCTGACCATCTTGGTCTCTAAACCCAACAGCAAGATCTAACATGTTTTCCATCTCTTCAGATGAATCTACTAGGTCCTGTGTAGATTTAGGAAGCTTTTCCATAAAAGCTCTTAAGTCAGCAATAATCTGATTTCTTTCTTCAAAGAACTCAGGAGTATACGCAATAACTGTATTCTCTTTAATCCATTTATCTCTAGCTATCTTAAACTCTTGACTATCTGGAGCAATACCTTGGTCTACCAAGTCTTGTTCCATTCTTCTTAATGTGGATTCAAACTTATTAGTAGGAAGCCATTCAAAGAACTTTTTAGATTCTTTTCTATATTGACGTTCTATTTTAGCTATCTCAAGATCACGTCCAACTTTAGGATTACCGTTCTCATCTGTTAAAGAAGCTAATTGAGAATACTGTCTCCATAAAATTTTCTTCTGAGATAAGATTTCTTGAAGATGCTCAACGTCATATTCTTGGTCTGTAAGATTTTTAATCTCATTTAAAAGCTCATGTTTTCTTCTATAAGCTTCTTTACCTTCTTCAGAATCATATATTTGCTCACGGTTATAATACTCATCAAGGTATTCTTGGTGGAAGTAATCTCTTTTATGCTGTCTAATTTCTTTAATCTTTTGATCAGCTAAAGCTTGATCACCAGATGCTACTGCTAAATTATAATCATGTTGCAAATTAGCAACTTGTACTAAATGATCTTTAAATTGAGACTTAAAAGCAAAAACTTTTCTAGTCTTCATTAAACCATCTTTTGAATCTAGATAAGGTTTATTTTCTTCATAAACTAATTCTTTCATTAGTTTAGCAAAGTTTGTATTACTATAACCAGCAGCATCTAATAAAGGACCTAACTCCGTAGACATTTCATTACTTAAACGAAGCATTTCAGCATCCACATCATTGTAAGAAGATTTTAAGAACATAGCAAATCCACCAACTATAGGGTCAGGACTATTAGTATATGATTCAAGAAAAGCGGAAAAAATATTAGTATCTTTAGCATTACCTGTAAGTAAATCATTAACTCTTTCTTTAGTTAACTTATGAGCATCCCACTTCTTTTGGACTCTATCAATCTCAGATTGTTTCTGATTAGTATCGGTAAGCTGTTTAATAATATCTGAATAGTATCTATCTATTTCCTCAGCTAGCGGTTTTAAGTGCTCAAGCATTACACCATCAAGAGCATTAGCATAGATCTTACTAATAGCTCTACTACTTTGATCAATTGTATTTTTAATACTTGAAGCTAATTTTGAAAAGTCAGAACTAGGAGGAAGTCCAGCATCACTAAGACCATCTATAGTTTGATCTATAAATGTACTCCAGTTTCTCATTAACAAGTCATAATAAAAAATATCTTTAATAACTTCTTGAGAATCACCTTTAGTAGCTAACTCTTGTATATGACTATAAATTTTATTTGCAACTTTATCTAATTGATGAGTTGCATGTACAAAACTTTGTACAGCTTTTTCACGAGCTTGCACATCTTCATACATTTCATCTAGTAATTTATCAATATCTGCACTAGAAAGAGTGTCTTTAAGTTCTTGAAGATCACCACGTTTAGTGTACTCATCTACTAAAAACTTGCGGGCTTCACTATAGTTGCCATTTTCTCTAATACGTCTTATCTGACTACTAACTACGCTATAGAATCTTTTAGAAGCCATAGCCATTTCACTTTGTTCTACGGCCATCAACTCTTTAGTAAAGTTAGAGATATCACGCAGGTAGTCCACCATATCTTCTTCTGTAAATATCTCAGTGTTTATATTGAACTGATCATTTCTTAGCATATCTGCTAACTCAGAAAGATTGGTTTTGGTAGAAAGCTTTTCAATCTTTACATCTTTTCCAAAGATCTTACGTAAAGCTTGTTTAAAAGCAAAGATCATCTTATTGATAAAGTCTGTAAAAGACTTAGAGTTCTTGATCTGATTAGTTTCATTCTCAGCTTCTTTAGCCAATCCTCTAGTAAGAATCTCTTGCTGAAAGTGAGTATCGTCTTCTACTAGCTCAGGATATAGAGCTTTAACTTGTTCTAAAATAGCTTTACCCTCTTCAGTCATTAAGATGTCAGAATATAACTTATTAAACAAGTCTTTATTCTGAGTAAACACTGCAGCTATTAGTGGGTGAGAGAATTCATGTAATACACTATCAGTTGTAAAGCCATCTTGTACAAAGAACACTTTACCTCCAAAGAAGAAAGCTGGTTCACCATTCCATGGGTTTTTAGCAGCTTCAGTTATTTCACGTGCTTCATTAGCAGTAATATTACTATAAGGAATATTTAAGTTATTAGATATTGTAAAGGCAAGTTCAGCTGCAATGTTATTACCAATGGTCTTCTTTTGACTCTCAATACTTGGAGCTTTATTAAAATCTTCTGTATCTGTAGGGGGCACCTCATTTAGTCCAGTGATATATTGGATAAGAGGTTCACCATTTTGATCTAACTGTACACCTGACTCTTCCTTGTTTGTTTCCCAATCACCTTTTTCTTTCTTAAAAGAATCAGTATACACTTGAGCCCACAATCTTAAAGATTGCTCAGGATCATATTGAATATCTAAAATACCGTTAAATAGTAAAGACTCCTTACCATTAGGAGCCAATACTTGTTCAAGTTGATTAGTTTCTTTATTACGGATTATACTACAAGCCATATTTTATTAATTACAGTTTTTAGAATCTTCAAATTTCTTATTAATAGCAGCATCAATCTCTTGGTCTGATATAGGTTGATTGGATTGGAACTCTTTTCTAAAGCCTAGCATTTGCTCAGCTCCAGGATGAACGTATCCAAATCTTTTATATAACTCTGTAGCCAAATAGTCAAACGTTTTAGGAGCAGACTTAGTTAAAAAATCTACTGATTCCTCTTTAACCTTAGTTAAGTTTAAACCAAACTCAGGGAATGCTACTTGGAAACCATTACTTAAATGAGCACCAATAACATCTAATGATTGGTTTATAAAACTAATGTTAGAATCATAAGTGGCATCTGTCCAGTTCTTTCCTACAGCTTTTAAAACTACACCCGCACTATTTCCAGCGTCACTGTACACTTTAGCAATGTTATCACCTGTACCGTTTTCATTTACAGGGTATACAAATATAGTGTTTTTATTAGCGTTTAATATAGGCTCAAGCTCACTCTTTGCAAACTTATTTTTAAAACTAGCTATAGAAGGAGTGATAGGAGTTACCGCAGTAGCTTCTGTAATAGGTTCTTGTATTGTAGGTTTAGTAGTTTGGATATAGTTTCTGAATCTATTACGAACTGCTGTAGCAGACTTAGACCAGTTTGAATCAAACAAATTAGAATACTTTTCTAAAAACTCATCAGTCAATCCTTCTTTAGTCAACTTACTCATAGGCTCTTCCAAAAGCTTCATTAAAGATTCTGAAGGTAAAATCATTGCAATACTATCATTAGTCTTGCTAATACCTGCTCTCAAGTATTCTGATATAATCATTCTACTAAAGAACTTAGATATCTCAGCGTTAGCTACAGGATTAGTTACTTTAATTGTTGCTGGGTCAGCAAGTCTCTGAAGATTTTCATGAAGAACATTAGCCATATCAGCATCAAGCTTACTTGACTTTAACTTAAGAGTCTTAAGTTTGTTCATATCAAACTTGCTACCTGGACTATAACCTAATTGATCAAAGATCATGTAGTCTTTTTCTAACTCAGGATACTTAGATTTAATTCTATTAAACTCATCTGCAATACTATTATCAGACTTAAGCATAGTATAGAAGTTAAATGTTCTTTCCAAAGCTCTATCTCTAAGTCTATTCTCATAGCTTTCTCTGCTTTCTTTATCTCTTACTGGAAGGATAGATCTTAAATACTCACGCTCTAGTACATAGTTAGAATACTCTTGGAAGTTAGCACTTGTCTCACCCATCTTAAAAGCTTGAGCAGGAAGAGTAGCCAATCCTGATTCTTTATAAGTACCCTTATCTGTATAAGCCATGCTTGCAAAGTCAGACTTTATCTGATCTATATCTACATACATTACGCCTTCTTTTACATAAGCACCGTTCTTAATCTGAACATTTTGTACAGGAATAGCGTTATCTATAAGTAAGCCTTTGTATTCAGTAATCTTAGTAATGTCCATCCCCTTTAAATGATTCTGTAAAAGATATAAAGGAAGGTCATTTTTAAATGTAGCTACATATTTCTCAGCATCATCAAAACTATTTGTATAAGACTTAGTAGCAATCTTATTTATTAAGAAGCTATTTATGTTAGCATCTCCTCTAAGCTTCATTAAAGGCTCCCATAGTTTTAACTGAAAGTCTTGTACAAGGAATGACTTAATAGGAGACTCATTCAATATCTTTCTAACCATGTCAGCTGGCACAGCATCTACAATATTTAACTTAGATATTTTACTAAGTCTTTCTTGAGCAGAAAACAATGATTTAGAAGGAGCTGTATCTAAGTTAACCGTTAGTTTAATATTGGTCAATTGACTCATTAAGTCTTCTAATTCAAAGAAATGTAATAAAGCCGCTTTAGCCATAGAAGAAGTAGTGTCTTTATTCTCAATAACACCTAATAGATTATCACTAGTATATTCAACACCCTCATTGTACTTATTAATGATTTTATATATACCATCATTGCTTACAATAGGTTCTCCTGTACTTTTATTAATAGGTAAATCATCCTCAAAGTTGTCTAGTATAAACTGCTTCTTAATATTAAATTTATTAAGTCCTTTACCCTTATTCTCTCCTTTGCCACTTGCTTCAAAGAAAGGACTATTGGAAGCAGCTCTTTGTTTGATATAATCAACAATTAAAGGTTGAGATATAAAATGAGCAGCTGTCTTAAAATCAACACCTGATTCAATCATGAATAACAATACTGGACCAGCTACATTGTTACCATTGATATTAAAGATCCAAGCATCTTTTTCAATATCCACCCAACCGTTCATCAATTGAGAGATTAAGTCAGAAATCTTTTCACCACTAACTGTATTAATATCAGATAAAGAAATATAAGATTTACCACCTACAGTCATACTGTTATGCTTCATTCTAATGTTAATAGGACGAACTTGTTGTACAATCTTACCGGTTTTTTTATCTCTCTTATATTCTCCAGTTTCAAAATCAATTGGATAATGAGTATACTGAGTCTCTAATCTAGCACCTATTCTTTTAAAGATAGATGAGTAGGCATTATCTACAGCACCAATACCTAAAGTCTTTTTCCCAATGTTATTAGACTCATGCTTATATAGATTATATCTAGGTTCTAAAGTACGAGTAGGACTAATCTTATTAGCAGTTTCTCTAGTTTTATTAGCCAAAGGATTGTATCCTTGAACATTCTTACTAGCTAAGTTATCTGCTACTCCTTTAACAATATCAGTATTGTTTGGACGAATAAGAGCTTCAAAGTTATCAGGATGCTCTAAAATCTCACGGATCTTTTCAATAATCTTATTCTCTGTACCTTTAACATTATCATTTGTACTATACTTAGCCTGCTTGCTATTCTTAGAATAGTTAGGTTGGAATATAGTTAACTTATCAATATCAAAGTCAGATCCAGATTTAGCCACAATCTCAGCTGGAGGTATAACAATAGACCCTGCTTCTTCAGGAAGGAACTCATACACTTCCATAAACTCCATAGAGTTTAATCCTTGCACAGGAATACGTACACCTACCATAGTAATAAGCTTACGGTTATCGTTTTTATCTAACCACTCATCATTTTTAAGCACTTCATTCAAACGCTCTCTTGTACCAATCTTTTCTCCGTCAGTATGTTTAAGCTCAAGTAACTTATAATAGTCCCCTTTCATTGCAATCTTAACTTTCATTGCACTAGTCTTACCGTTCTTTCCTTTACCAGGACGGTATGTAGGTAAGTCATTAGTACCACGATAGTTCTTAATATCTTCTTCTGTAGGGTTAGTTAACTTAGTACTAGACTCAAAGCCAGCTCCAGAAACTTGTACTAACTGCTCACCGTTCATCTTCTGACGAACTAATCGTTTAATTACGATAGAGTTTAACAACTTTTCAATCTTCTCAGCGTTAAGGCTAAAGCTTAAGTCTCTCTTAATACTATTAATATCAGAACTCTCTCTTACAAAGTCTACATCATGCTCAGGTAGTTCTTGACGAGCTAACTCTCTTTCAACAAAGTCCATTAGACTTTTTACACTACCGTTATAGTTTCCTTTTTTATCTTGTGTCCAACCAGCTTCAGCAAGTAACTCATTCTTCTTTTTAGTCTGAAGATCATCAAGTAAACCCTCAAAGTCAGTTACTAACTTGTTAAAGTCTTTAGATGTAGCTATACCTTGTTTAAATAAGTCATTGATAATCAACTTTCTAAGCTGAGTGGAGAATACAGTTTTGTTTTTCCAAGTAGATTGAATATCCACTTGATCTTTTAAATACTGAATAAACACTTTATTAGTAGTGTACTCAGCATCTCCTTGATTCCAAGGCTTAGTAGTTCTCTCTTCTTTATTATCATATAGATCATCATACTGACCATCTTTAGTAATAGTAGCTAACTTACTTCCAGATTCAAATAGAGCATAATCCACTTGTTGTTTAACTAAGTTATCATGCACGGTTTGCATATTAGTCCCTTTAATTAAACTAGGGATTAACGGTACTAATGAGAACTTATGAAAAGCTTGTAAATGTAACTTGTCACTCTTAACAGGACCAGCATACTGAAACTTCTTTGTAGGGAAGAATTCACTAATTTCTTTAGGATCAACCTCTTCTTCATTAATAATCTTGTTATAAAGATCATTCTGCTTCTCAGACCATGCTCCTTCTAAAATAGAGAACATACGGTAAGAATCAAAAGTTACCCATCCTTGAGCATCACCTTCATTCATTTCTGAATAAGGTTTTAATACAGAAGCAGCTTGTTCTTTAGTATATCCTTTAGCAACAAGAGCATCAAGATATTCATTATAATATACTGATTCAACGTTATTATCTTTAAATATCACTGAGTTAATACTGCCATCAAAGGTTCTTTCAGTAGCTCCTATCTTTTTAGCATAGGCTCTACCAAGGTTATTTACAAAGTTAGTAGTAGCTTGACCAGAAGCAAAAATTCTACCAGTAGATCCTATAGAAGCATTACGCTTATGAAACTCTTCTTTATTATGATTATACATAGCTAAGTCTCCATAGACCATAGCCATGCTTTCCATATTATGGATAAGAGCATTTACAGTGAATGACTTAAGAGCTATTGTCTTAAGTTGAGCATCAGTTAAATTAGCCCCGGCACCTATTAAACTCACAATACTTTTAGCAGATCCTCTAGCTCCACCTCTTAAGATATCTTTAGAAATGAATGGCATTTCACCAAACACATCTAGATTCTCTTGAGTTAATCTATTTATATACTTAGATATATCATTAGATATTCTTTTTGATAACTCAGCATCTTCTAGAAGCACTAATGAGTCATCAGCATTAGCCATTTCTATTAAGTCTGCCTTTAATCCATCAGAAAGAATGTCATCAAACATTGTAAAGGTTTGACCTCTTTCATTAAACCCAGGAATATTAGGAAGCATACCTGCCCTAAGCATAGCTATACGTTCCATCTCAGCAGCAATCTTTGGCTTAAGCATAGCTACCGTAGCATTGTTAGCTACAGCATCATCTGCAAAGTACTCACTACTGATGTATAAGTGACGAGATTTGGCATTAAATGGTGTATTGAGTAAAGATACTGAGTAACCATATGCTGTAGATTTAGAAGCATGTCTAGGGGCTTCAATCACACCTCTCATCAACATAGTATGTAAGTCCATTATAAACTTAGTAGCTGGGTCAGCAGAAGTAGTCTTAATACCATTCACTCTAAATTGAGCTTTAGCCTCATTGCTAACCACTTCTTTAATACCATCTAAGTTTACTATATCAATAGTAACAGTTTCAGCATTAGTCTTACCCACTCTTCTTTGATTCATGTTAGCTGTCTCAAAGTTACCTGTAGGAATATGGAACATACTGTTCATCCAAATGCTGTATTTAGCAGCTGGATTATTTCTAAAATTTAAATGAGCCATGTGAGGCTTTCCAACTACATCATTATAGTTCTTTCCTGCAGCATTCAACTCAGCAAACTGTTTAGTAACTGTATTGTTTAATGATAGATCAAATATAGAATCTCCATTAACGTTTTCTACAGAATTATTACTATACTTACCAGAGTTAGTTCCTTCTATATTAAGAAGCTTTTCTATATTAGAAGACTCCCCTTTATGTAAAAGAGTAGTGTTACCCTTACTATCTTTAGTAGTAACGTTCTTTAATTCATTACGTAAAAAGTCTATTGGACTATTGATAGTTATTTTACTACCAGCCTCTTTAGAAGAATTAAAATAGTTAATTCTAGATAGAGCAGAATGTAAATAAGTAACTGCTGTATAATTTTCATTTAAACTTTCTCTAACTGCTTGGTTATCAGTCATGTATAAACCAATAGCTTTTAAAAACTTAATAGCTTGCTCAGAGTTAAGTTTAGATGTACCACTCATAAGAGTGCTCTTAGGAAAATCATTAAGTATAGACTCTATATTTAATTGATTACCTTGAGGAGTATTTCGTACATACTTATTGTTTCTTACAGCATCAAACTGAGACTTAAAGGTATTCTCAACTTGCTTAAATGTAGGGTTAGTTTCAGTGAACTCTACACTAAATGTAGATCCTTCTTCTCCTGGAATTTCACTTTTAACTATACGAACTTCTCTAACAGGTACACGGTACACACTAAAATCACGATGGAAGTTAATCCACATGTTCATAGCCGGCCAGTCTGAAGTCTGAGTCTTTTCCATAGGATCACCTAGACGTTCAACTAAAGCCTTTAATTCAGGAAATCTAGTAGATGCTTCACTAAGCTTTCTATACATATCCACCTCATCAATAGCTCCCTGTACAGTATTTATAACAACTCCCCAGGTTCTATTAAAGTCAGTTAATTTAGGAACACCTAAAGCATTCATTTCCACCTTACCGTTCTTATCTAAAGCTGGAAGACTCTTAATTAAATATACAGTTTGGTTACTAGCTAGTTCTCTAACTGATAACTCATTACCCTTGCGTTCAAAAGCATTAGCTCCAAAACTTTCACGAGCTTCATTTTCTGTAATAGATAATTGGTTGTCTTCATCTTTAACTACATCAGCTGCATTTTCATTAATATCTTGTTCAGCTCCAGTTAGATCTGAATACTTTTCATCAAAAGTTAAATAAGAAGATCTCTTCTTATGAAATGCAATAACACCTAACTCCTGTTCTCCTTTGCTAACAGCTGTATAATCACCCCACTCATTTAAAGCAAAGTTTAATATTCTTTTAGAGCTTTCAGAAAGATCAGGAGCATTTAACATGTTCTCTAATTTATTCTTAATCTCTGCATATAATGGAGCAGTAAATTCTGGATTAGTAAATAGTACACCAAGATTAACTCCATAGTCTTGTAATGTAGAAGCCATCAATGAATCAATAGTTTCTACAAGAGTCATAGAATCTTGGTAGTTTAATCCACCGTCAATATTCTTATCATCTAAAGGTTGAGCACCTTTGTTTAATATCTTAAACTGTACATTGTTTAATGATGCACTATAGTCATTAATATTTCCTATGTAAAGCTTTTCATAAAGCTCTCCTATCTTAGGAATAGCTGTAGCTTCACTAATAGCATCTTTAATACTGTATCCTTTAAATACAGCCTTTAAGAAGTTTAGTATACGTCTAAATAATGTATTACGAGTTCCTCTACCAGCAACTATATACTTACCATCAGCCATACCGTATTTACGGTAGTCTTCTGCTAAGAATTCTTCTAATTGAATATCACTAGCTGCACTGAACTTTATAGTTCTACCATCAGCAGTTTTAAAAGATCCTGTAAGCTTTCTAGTTTCATTATATAAATCAACTTTCTGATCTCTAGTTAAAAACAATTGAGAGAAAGCATGCCATCCCTCATGGTATAAGTCAGTGTAGTTAGATCCTTGGAATAGAGTAATACCAGATAAAGTAAATGTAGCTAATGCATTTGAGTTCACTACATGAAACATAGTTTCAAAAGGAACCACTTTAGCTAATGGGCTACTAGTATACCAAGCTCTTGCTTTTTCAATCTGCTCTTCTGTAGCATCACTGTTCTCTAATATAGATTTCTTTAAAGAGAAGTCAGTATTCTTTAGCAATTCAGCTAAAGGACTAATCTTATTATCTGTAGGAGTAGCTTCCGTTAAACTAACAGGAGCAGTTTTAGTAGTCTTAGTTTCTCCAAATAACTTAGTTTGAGATTCTACTGTAGGAAAGATATTGTTATAAGCATTCATGCTTACCACCTTACCCTCAGCATTTTTAGCTAAGTGAGTATAGAAGTTACTAGTTAAAAAGTTATTGTATAACTCCTTTTGAACTTGTACACTACCATCTAGATTTACAGGCATATCTACGTAACCATTAACTAAGTCTTTATTAATGTTTACTACTTGACCATTTAAGTTCTGTAAGAATGCTTCACGATTAGCAGCAACAGTGGTATCTAACTCTTGCTCTCCTTGCTTTACAAAAATCTTACCGTCACGGTCAAATACTTTAGTGTCATTACTATATGTAAACTGTTTTACAATAGCAATCTTTTCAGCATTAGACTGTTTATTATTAGTATTATCAAATAACAAGTCAGCTAAGTTCTCAGCTAGATTATTATTTAATTGGCTAAACTTAGGTCTACGTACAAGAATAGGAAGAGAATAACCTGGAACATGAAAGTATACACCACCAGACTTATAGATACCAGTATCTTCTTTAGCCACTGTAGGTTTAAATCCATCAGGTAATTGTATAGAACCAATAGTATTAATAGTACTAAAGTCTTCATTAACATATCCATTTCTACCAGGAGTAATAGAAAACATTAAAGATCCTGTAGGATTTTCTTTAAGAAATTTACGAGCACCTTCTAAAACATCAATCTCTTTTTGTCTTTCAGCTTGTAACTCTTCTTGAGTTCCCATACCTTTCTCAACCTTTCTCTCTACAGTTTGTACTCTAGGCACATACTTGTTTCCTGTTCTAGCATCAGAGTAAACATTTCTTATTTTGCCGTAAACAAGTTTACCGCCAGCTTCTTTACTTGTGATATTACCTTCTTCATCAAAATATAATACTTTACCATTTTTGTCTGTATATACGAGTGCCAAAGCAGAATCATTATGATATGCTCTGTTTTCTTCACTCTGGTTAATAAATTTTGTGTCTGAAACATATAAGTCAGCCTCATCAATAGATGAAGCCTTTACTAAATTCATAAAGATACCAGTTGTGGTACCCATTTTAAGATTGTTAGCAGTACTAGCATTTAATAAGTTCATTAAAGCATTGATCTTTCTTACTACAGCATAGTAAGTTTTCTTCTTAGGATCAGGATCTGCAATGTTATCTTCTGCTACAGCACCATCGTAGTCTTGAGCTTCCTGATTAAAAACAGCTAATGCCGTTTCAGGAGCAGCTATAAAGGAACGATTATTATATAACTTCTGTTTCTTTTCAACATCTGAGTTCTCAATCTCAGTGTATACATCAGTAGGAACTACAGGAGTGGAAGGATTGCTATCTTCTACAATCTCTTCTATAATCTCTATAGTGTTATTATTTAAATCAAGAAAAGACATAACATTATTAATGTCCTTAAAGTCTCTTCTCATTTTATTTAGATTATCAATACTTACATTACTATCCTGTAAGTAATCAGCTATCTCTTCTAAACTACCATAAGCAGCATTGATCATTCTTGGAACATGCTGAATATAGTCAAGAGCATTTGTCTGGTCAGCACCCGCTGCCATTAAAGTTTGATATAATGTACGTATAGCAGTATCTGGATTATATATTCCACCACTATTCTTAGTAGCAACTATATCACCAAGAACTGTTGTATATAACGCTTCTACCTGTTCATCTGATAATCTACAAGCCATAATTATTATTTAGCATTGGTCTTACAACCAAGTTTGTCAATTAAGTTATTTACATTAGCACTATTATCCTTACCAGTGTTAGCAAGTATTTCTTTATTAAGCTCTTGTACTTTAGCAGCATTAGACGTAAACCCATCTACAGCATCTCTAGATGCTTCTACTTCTTTCTTATCACTTTCAGCAATCTCTACTGGAGGTTCTGCTTTAGCTTTTGCTACTGTTCCTGCTTCTACCATAGTTATTCTTTTTGATAGGTCTTCTTGGTTTAAGACTAAAACATCTGCAACCCTAGGTAGTTTAATACTTACCTCTTGGTTAGATGACTTTTTAACCATACCCTTTTTACCATCAGCAAAGGTAATAATATCCCCTGGTTTTAAGTCAGAAGTTTGTAGATTTTCTATAAATTCCTTGCGTTTAACATCTATCATAGTAGTAACATCTGAAGCTTTGATATCTGGATTATCTCTCATAAGAGCTATAATCTTGACAGTTACCCCATTAGCTACACTAGAGTTAAGATTAGGCAAGTCCCTAATAGAAGATACGGAATTTATTAGATCCTGAGCTTTTTGGGTACCGGTTTTTTCTGCCGATCTCTGCGTTTCTTCATACTCCGATTTAATTTCTTCTCTTCTTTCAAATGATAAAGTATTTATAAGATTTAACTCATTAGGAGTAAAGTCTGCATAAGCTTTACCAGCTAGCAATTGTTTGTATAGATTCTCTGCAACAGTTGTACGAATATCTAAATTAAACGTATCTGGAGCAGACGTAACAACAGTTTCTCCTATTCTACTCATCTTATCATTATACTCAGCTATTACAGCCTTTATCTGCTCAAGTTTAACGTTTGTCTTTTCTAAAACAATTTTTTCTGTATCAATATCACGTTGTAAGTTTTCAGCTTTCTTAGCATTATCAGGATTATTAGTATCAAGTGCTTTTAACTTATCTATATCTAGCTGTAAACTATATTCCCCTTGTGCAATGCGACCTTCTAAATACTTAACAGGATCTGCTAAAATATTACGGTCTTCTGGATCTAACGCTTCATCCCCTAATTGCATCATAGTCTTTCTAGCTGTAGCGTAGAGAGGCATCAAATCTGAAAGCTTTTGATCTCTTTCTTCAGTAAACTGTTTTTCTAGTTCTGCATTTAAGTCTACTACAGAAGCGGCTTCTGCAACTTCTTCTTTTACAACCGGAGCTTCTGCTACAGAAGTAGGTTCAGCTGGAGCTTCTTCTATTGGTTCAACAGCAACTGGCTCAACTTTCTTTTGAGCAAAGTCTTTCTTAATTCTAGCAGCTTTAGCAGATTGAGTTACAAAGTCTTCATAACTAACGTCAGCATCTGGATTTTCAGATAAGTAATCACGGTAAGCCTTACGCAAAGCTTGTTCTTCTTCTGACACTCCTGCAGCTACTAACTCTTCTTCTATAGTAGGTTCTGCTTCTGTTGGAGTAGCCGCAGCTTCTGTAGTTACATTAGGAGTAGTAGGACTAGGTCTATTCTTGATTTGGTCATCTACATCAAATGCATGCTGAGCATCTTTAGCTTTTTCAGATTCTGGGTCTACAGGTTTACCTGTATCCTTATCTAAAAACTTAGTAGGACGCTTACCACTTTTAATATATTCTACAAATTCATCTTGATCAATTACCACTCCTGCTTTAGCCAACTCTTCTATTAAAGCATTCATCTCTGCCATTCTAGAATAGCTTTCCATTTGCTCTTCAAAGCTTCTTCCTCTATCCTCAAAAATTTTATTAAGCTTGTCATTTATAGTCTCGGCATGAGCATATAAGTTAGTTGGATCTAACAATGTATTAATAACATTACTAAGATTCTTAGCATCATTATTTAAAGAATAGTAATCTGCAAGCTTATCAAATGAATCATCTATTTTATTATCAAATACATAATCACCAGATAACTTAGCAATATTTTTTAAATACTTCTTATAACTATTTCTTAAAGACTCATATGATTCAGCAATAGGTTGAATTACAAACTCACCATTCTGAATGCTTTCTTGGCTTTTAATAGCTGCCAAATGACTATCAAGATTATCTCTGTACTCTTGAAGGTCTTCTAACTTTTGAAGCTTTTGTTTAGCTAACTTCTTTTGTTCAGGATTCTGTTGAGACTCCGGACCAAATGATGCAATCTCTTTTCTAAGAGTATATATCTCATTCTTAATAGACTCAGCATTTAGCAATATACTATAATCAGAATTACTAGATTTCTCTATAGGACGATTAGTAGAAATATCTTGGTAAAGACTTTCCATTCTTTCTATACTACGTTCAAAGCCATGCTCAGCTACAGCTAAACTTCTTTTAGCTCTTTCAAAAGCTGTATAAGCAATAGCTTCTCTTTCATGCTCTGGGTCACCAGGCTTGTACTGAGAAGGATTAAATGGATTTTGAAACTTAGAGTTAACCTTATTATAAGTAGATTGAATCTGCTCAGCTCTTGTAATAACCTCTTGTATCTTATCTTTAGCTTTAGTTACATCTTCCACTTTAAGATAGTCAGCTAGCTCCTTAGGATCTAACTTAGCCATTTGCTTATAACCATCTATAAGATCATCAAATGTTCCATTATTAATAGATGTAAATACATGATTAAATAAACTAATATCTTTAGTATCTTGGTATGTTTTAGCATCACCATTATCCTCAGCCTGCATCATTGTAGTGTATGCAGCATTCTGAGAAGCAGCATTCTCTTGAGTAGCACTAAAGAAATCTAATGGGTTCTTGTATAATTCATTAAGTGTAGTTACCTTCTCTTTAATTTGTTCAGCCTTCTTAGCTTTATAAGCTTTAAAGTCATTAGTCTTCATTACAAGATCTTTACCTCTATAGTAAAGTCCTGGAGTTTCAGTAAGGAATACACTTTGTGCTGGACCTGCTACAGCTCCCATTAAGAAACCTGTAAGAAAAGTTTCAGCACCACGAGCAGAAGTAAATTCTTTTTTAAGATTGGTAGCTGCAGTTGCTGCTGCAAAGTTAAATCCACCTAATGTAGGATCTTTATATACAGCATCATAATAATCCCCAACACCGTCAGAGATTACATTCTGTAAGTTCTCCTGTAAACCTTCAGATATATTACGTTTAGAATAGTTCCACATCATACCTGGATACTTTCTAAGACTAACTTGTGACCATTTCTTAGCTGCTTCAACACTAAATCCTTTACCAGCTGTAAACTTAATACCTTTGCTAGAAAGATCTACAGTTTTACCAGCTTGTTCTAAAGTTTTAAAACCTCTAAATTTAAATAGACCATCAAACGTAATACGGTTTGTATAATATATAATAGGTAAGTTTAAACCTACAACACCTTGATATACATCTTCAGCTTTAGCATATATGTTTTGTAAGTCTTTGCCCTCTGGCATTTTACCATTAGCTTCCTTATACTTATTAATTTCAAAGTCAATAACTTCTTGTTTCTTAGTACCTCCTTCTAATTTAGATTCTCCAAGAGCTACATTAATATCTCTTACGTCTCTATAGAAAGAACCAAATGTTTTAGACATTTTAGCCATATTGCTAGCATTTCTAACAACATTACTTCCTGTCATAATATCATCAGTAACTCTAGCTAAAGGATTAAGAAAGTTACCTGTAGCTTTACCAAAAGTTTTTATTGATGTATAAAAATCTTTAGCTTTATCTGCACCTTTCAATGACTTAAATACATTAAGACCGGTTCTAGCTAGTTCAACACTTTTAAAACCACTACTAGCAGCACCACTAAACATTGCACGAAGCTTTCCAAGTTTAGTTAAGTTTTGAGCAGTACGAGCGGCAACCAATGGAGTTGCTCCACCAAAAGTTAAACCTTCTGCTCCTAACATAAGAAGTTCTTCTGTTAATATGCTATACCCAACACCAATACCATATCCACCATTAAGAATTAAATTATTACCAAAGGCACCTACACCACCTTTACTAGACATACCTATATCACTAAGCTCTTGATATTTTCTAGTATTTTCTTCTTCAGTATTAAAATCTAATGCACCAAAAGCAAAGTTCTGTTTAAACCCTAACCATGTTAAAGCAGCAGCGTTGCCTGACATTCTTTTATAGTCCTGCCACATTGTAGTATTCTTATTAAATACTTCTTCATTATTAGCAAATGGACTAAAGCCTACTTTGTTAAAAGTTTCTGTACCATATCCTAAATATCTATCTAATCTTGTTTTTTTAGAATCAAATGATATCTTTCTAGCAGCCTGATTAGGATCTACATATTTTTTTGTAGCCATCATTGAACCATACTCAGCCCACTCTTTAGTAGACTTTCTCTGTTGATTTTCTAAAGCTACAATGTCAGCTTCTGTATATACTTTCTTTTTAGTAGGAGGATCTTGAGGAGTATTATTAACAGCAGGAGTTCCTTGCTCTACACTATTATTCTGAGCTTGAATGTTATCTAAATTATAATCATTCAAAGGATCAATAGGACTATCAGCTGTAGATAAATCTAATGATAGATCCACTTGATTTTCTGTGACAGCTTGATCTTCAGAACTAGACATTCCTAAGTTATTATTTTCTAATGCTGCCATAAATTAGTTACGTTTTAATAAGTTAGGATCAGTAACACCTTTCTGAGAATTATGAAAGTTTTTTATAGTTCTATTTTTTATTAGATTACTTATAAGACTATCTACATTTTCTTTTATATGACCGTCCATATCAAGTGCCATACTTGCACCTATTTCAAATTTTTTAGGATTAATGGCAATAGTATCATACTTACCAGTATTTCTATTGTAGTTTACAAAATTACCACTAACTGTATATGCACTATCACCTATTTTAGAAGCTTCAATAGTTCCTGCTCCAGGTATAGTAAATCTATAAGTATTATCACTACTCATGTTTATAGCAGCTTCTGTATTAGAAATAGTACTTCCTCTTAAAGATGCAGCACCAATTCTAGTTGCTCCTGCCTTATCTTTAGGAACAAATATTGTAATACCTTTTTGATACTCAGGATGTTCCTTCTTTTTCTTTTCACTACCCGCATGTTTTTCAGCATAACCTGAACCAAATGTAATATGATATGCTTGATAGTTTTCATTTCCAGAAGCAATTGGTTGAAAACTTACATTTCCAGCTGGTCTTCCTTTTAACTTAGTAGCAGTTAATTTCTTACTATGAGAAAAAAAGGTTTTAATATGTTCATCTAAATCAATATTAAACTGATTTAAACTTGCTTTTACTTTATCATCTGTCTTATCAGGTACACCACTAGCATAATCTTCAGGAGATCCCGATACAATAATAGCTCCTTCCATAGATTTAGTTCTATCTACTAGATTGTATAAGTTTTTAAATTCAGGTTTAAATATATTAGCTTCTTTACTTTTAGAACTTGCATCTTCTACTTTAAGAATATTTCCTTTAGCATCTCTATTTAAAAAATCATCACCATCAAAACTAAATGATGAACTTAATGATGTTGTAGCATCAGAACCTCCCTCTTTAAATACACCTTCCTCTGTAGTTTTTACTGTAGTAATTTGATTATTTACATTATAATCATCTTTAATCTGCTGTATAGCATCATCATAACTTTCAATCCTTTCTCTCATTGCTTTAGCATTATTCATCATACGGGCTTGGAAAGTTAAATCCCAACCTTCAGTAGTTCCTTGCAATTTAGGTCTTGAATCTAGTTGTATCCATCTACCAGACTTATCTTTATACATTTTACCTGCCATTGGGTTAGGCATATCAGTTCTCATCCATTGTGTAGGATTTCCACGATAATCAAAAGTGGCTTCTCTAGGATTATTTTTAAGAAACTGAGCTTGGTCATCCTCATAATACTTTCTTACATTACGCTTATATTGTTCTTTAGATACAAAATCACCATTAGCATCAAGAAGTAAAGAATAATAAGGACTTGCATTTTTACGTTTTGCATCTAAAGAACTAGCAACAAGCTTTTGATTTTTATTAATCTGTTGCTTAATAGCAGCAGAACGATTAAATCCACTTTCTATTTCAAATACTTGTGTATAGAATTTAGCTATAGAATCTTCATCTAAATCTGGAGACTCTAAAGCACTTAAGGCTTGTGTATATAATTCTTGAGCAGCTTTACTATCTGATACTACAGTAGAGATTGTAGATAAATCTGTAATAGGTTTACCTTTATGTGTAGGAGTTACTCCTGCAGTTTTAAACACCATCTGAGCAAACTCAGCTAGTTTTTTACTAGTTTCAGCTGCAGTGGTATTTAATTGACCAAAATCATTATCATACTTTGGAGTGGTATTCTTCTTTACAGAAGTAGCACCTTTCTTGATAGGATCACCTTCCCCACCCTCTGTTTCAATAGTAGGTTGGTCAATCATTGTTTCATCAAGATTTTCCAATGGAGGTGTTTCCATAAAACTATTGTTTTCTATAATATCAGCCATAATATTAATCTTTTTTTAGTCCGTCTATTATATCTTGTGGATTAATAGGTCCAGTAGAATTTCCTTTTTCATCTATAACAATAGGTCCAGTTTTACCAGAACCACCACTACCACTACCAAGTCCTAATTCTTTTCTCTTTTCTAATGTTTTAATTCTATTACCTTGTCTAATAGATTCCATTATTTGAGCTCTTCCCAAAGATAAGTTAGAATTATGACTAGATAAAGCAAAAGGATCAGCTTTTATTTTTACACTTGCATCTTTAAATGCCAAGAATTTAGAAAGTTGACCTGTTAACTTTTGATATAATACAGAAGATATTGCACCATCAGCAGCTGTTCTTAAATCAGCTAAGTTAGTTTTATCAATATTCTGCATCTGTAATAAATTATTTCTACCATGAGTAACGGTCTTCTCCATCATATCTAATTTGCCCACTGCCATCATATACTCTTCATGATCTTTACTTCCTGGAACAATACCTTTAGACTTAATCATTTTTTCCCACTTTTCTACATTAGATCTAAGTATACCTAAAGAAGCTGTATCAATATCTAATTGAGCATTTTGTTGAGAAGCTAGGTCAGTTATTATTTCATTAGTATATTCTTGTTCTGCTAAAGCAGTATTACCTTTATACTTAGGAGCTCTAGCACCTATCTCATCTTTACGATTTACATAAGCTTGAGTTTGAATCATAGACTTAATAGCTGGATCTTGATCAAACATCATGTTAACCATGGATTGAGTAAGAGGCATAGCATTATCTCCATTCTTTTGAGTAATTATATAACCACCATTTACACTATCCTGAGTTATACTAATACCTGCATCTTTATACATTTTCTGAGATAGCTCAAATAGATCTACGTTAGGTGTATAACTAGGACTACCCATACTTAATGCTTCATTACTATTTGCATTCTTAAACTCTTCTGCTTGATATTGCAAAGCTTTCATACCTGTATCCCAGTATTGTTTTCTAATAGCAGGATCTTGAGAAGATCTAAGTTGTTCAGCTTTAGCTGATTCACTCTGATACTGTTTAGTAAATTGAATATCTTTTACTATACTTTGATCTGTAGTAACAGGTTCAAATAACTTACTAGCTATTTCCTGATTTTGAGGAAGAGATAAGTCAAGAGCAGAGACAGTTTTAAGACCTTCATCAATTGCTTTAAGATAAGCATCTCTTCTTTGGATGTTATCACTTCTTAACATACTGGAATTAAAAACTGACTCATACAAGTTTTTTACTCGTTGAGCTCCTTGCTTGTACATACCTTCTCTCTGCTGCAGCATTCTTTCAATCCTATTAAAATCAGGACTGTAAAGCACTGGTTCTGGAAAGACGTCTGTAATATTTGGGATATAACTTGCCATATTGTTTACATAATAATATACTATAAAATCTTTAAAGTTTAAAACTAAACTTAATAGGTTTATTCTTGGTCATCCATGAAATCTTCATCAGAGAAGTTTTCTAAACCAGTATACTGTGTGTTTCTTTGATTAAATTGAAAAGGGTTTCTTGAATTAACTGTTCTGGTTGATCTCATACTTTGTATACCTAAATTAGCTAATTTAGATGCTTGTTTCTTTTTTTCCTCAGCAGTCATGTCAGAATCTTGTAACTGAGCTAAATAGTCTTTATATAAACTATTATAAGCATTACCTAAATTACCTACAGGAGCTGGTTGATTCATACCCATCATGTTTGAAGAACTTCCATACATTCCTAAATCTTTTATACTTCCAACAGGACCTTTAAATACATTTCTTCCTGTAGCAGGATCTTTATAATAATAAGCCATGCTATCATTAATATCTCCTAAGTTCATACGATTGTTCCATGCATTAGCATAAGATTTAGCAAGATTATTAACATAAGCTCGTTTAGAGTTATCATATTGTTGATTAGCAATAACATTACCTTTAAACAACTCATTAGCTCTTTCAGCAGCATACATAGCTTGTTTATTCAAAGTCTCAGCTATCATTGGAGAAAACTGATTAGCTACACCAACATTTAAGTTATTATACTTACCTAATGTGTTAGCAGCTTGTTCAGCAGCCTTACCTTGTACAGCAGATGCATTGCTCATAAATGCTTGAGGATTTGCAAAATTTGCAAGACTCTGAGTCATAATATTAGCTTGTTCAGCATTAGCCGCTAGCTCACGTTCTGGACTATAGAATGTAGGAGTAGGTAAATTAGCCTTATAATTTGCATAATAAGGTAAGTATTTCTTAGGAGGATTTAATCCAGCCGCCAACATACTCATCTTATCAGGAGCAAGAAAATCATAAGGAACAGGAGGAATCTTACCTCTCTCTATTGGAGGAGGAATCAATGGAGGAGGAGGAGGGGGCGGTGGTGGTGGAGGAGGCGGTGGAGGGGGTGGCGGAGGAGGAGGTGGTGGAGGTGGAATAGCACTAGGATCTAATTGACGAGCTCCAAAGTATCCATCTACATAAGCTTTCTTTAAACTTTTTAACTGATCTGCACTAAGTTGCTTAGTAAATCTACCATTTTTAGTTAAACCACTTAAATCTTTATATTTCTTACCCTCATTAGTTAAACCATACTTTGTCCACATCTCATTAATAGCATCTGGATTCTGTTCATAAATAAGATCATAGATTTTACTCTGAGCTTCTTTATTAGATAACTTACTAACACCAGGAATAAACTTCTCCCAGTTTTCTAAATATTCTTTACCACGATCATACTTATTACTTTTTCCTGTTGGAGTTTTTTCTTTACCACCAGCATATGGATTTATTTGTTCTGCTCCTAATAAATAAGAAGCACCTCCTAATGCAAATGTATCTATATAACCACCATAAGCAGCTTGTTCAACTGAGTTTGTATACACTTGTGGTACACCATCTTTAAAACCTTTTTTACTTTCTTGAGCTAAAGCTAACTGACCAAGTTTCTTCTTATAATTATCACTCATCATTTGAGCTGTAGACTTAGCTAAAGGATCTGCGTTAGGATCATCTAAGATTGCTTTAAACTTATTTAAATCATACTGCTTAGATATATCTGAATAAGATACTCCACCACGCTTATAAGTTTTATTAAACGCTCCTAAGATTTCTGGATTAGTTTCTTTAAGTTTTTTAGAATATACAAAAGATCCTGTTGGTATCTGAGATGCAGTATTTTTAATACCACCTTCAGCATGACTCTTTCCTTTAAGTCTAAACTTAGTTCCATCAGGACGAAGTACTTCCTCATCACCTTCTGTTTCTAATACATACGGCTCATTAGGATTCTTAATTTCTGACATAGTATTGCTAGCATTATCAAAAGAACTTTGATTCATATCTTCATAGATACGACCACTTCCTAGATCTAATCCATAGCCATTTTTAGCTTGACCACCATATTCCATTTTGTTTGGTCCAGATGTTATACGTATTTTCATATTATCTATATTTAATTCTCCACCCATTTGAGCAAACATACCTTTGTTAACAACCATTTGATCTGGTCTAAATGCACCATAAGATGTACCTGTCTGAACATAATCTCCACGAGAACCTTGCACAGCAGGATATAAATTATCAGACATCTGTTGATCTCTCATATAAGAGTTAAATCTATTCTGCTGATTCTTATTATCAATAAAGTCAGTAAGAGCACTAGTTACAGCTATACCTTGTTGAAGAGCATCTGCTCCTTTTCCAAGAAGTCCTACAGTTTTTCTACCTTTAGCTCCTAGTTTAATCAATCTAGGATCTTTTAACTCTGTACCAAATTGAGAATTATAATTAGCAATAGCTTGTCTAACATCTTTAGCAGATCCAGTATCAAAAGTGTTCTGAAGATTCTTTCCTTGTGATCTCATGTCATTAAACAACTTCTCTGTATCTTGTTTTGTTACATAACCTTTTTTACTATCTATAAGACCATTGTTAATATAAGCAGGATCTGTAGGTAAACCAAGATTGTTCCAGGTTAGTAATGGATTGCTAGGAGCAGCAGGCTGTGAAGCTTGTGGTGTAGGTTGAGCAGCTAAACTTTGACCAGTTGGCATCCATGTATAAGGATTACTACTATTACCCGTTGGAGTAAAAAAAGTCTGGTTACCAGGATTACCTAAACTAAAACCAGTATTTACATTTTGTTGAACTGGAGCAGTAGGTTGTTGTGAATTTCTTTGGAATAACGGTTTAACAGACTTATTAAAAAAGTTAGTAACTCCCTGAAAAGGATTATTATTCTGAAGTGTAGAAGTTCCTGCAGCTTGTGGATTGCTTTGTGCAGTAACTGTAGCAGGTGGTTTACCTTTACTAGCTTTCCACGCAGCTATCTGAGCTCTTGCTGGAGCAAATTCATCTTGAGCTTTTTTACTAGCTTCTTCATATCCTGCTTCACCCTCATAAACTTTTGTCCCATTAATCTCAACCCAATTTTTATAATTAATTGGTTTTCCATTTTGAGCTTTAGGTAAAGATTTTCCTGTAATACGTATTTTCATTATGCTTATAATATTTCAAATTGATAACCTTGTTGACGAAGCATTTCTAACTCTTCTGGAGTGACATCCATTTCTTGTCCAGCTATCGGACCACCATCAGCCTTATTCCAACCTGCAGCATTACGTGCAAAGTTAGCTCTTTTTACTTGAGTAGAAGAATAATCTTCCTTATTAGCTAGCACTTGAGATGCAAATTCCTGTACACCCATGCCTGCTCTTTTAGCTGATGCAGTAAACTTACCTTTATTAGCTGGGTTAATATGAATACCACCATATTCTTTATTACCAAATAAATAATTTCTAGTAGCATCCCATCCGCCCATCATTGGTACAATATCAGACTGTAAACGTCCTAAATCCATAAACCTAGGATCTTGATTAAACTTTTGTTGAAAAGCTTTAGATCCCATAGGAGTTGATGATTTCTGTTTTAACTTACTAGCAATAATATATTTCTGTTCAGGACTAAATCCAGATGTATCATCAGCTACAAATGTTTTAGGATTCTGCTGAAAGAATTGTTTATATTGAGCCATAGCAGCTTTTTTCTCTGCTTTATCTACAGGAGACTGCATCCAATCATAATCAAATCCTAATTGTCCAGCATACTGAGCAGCATCTTGTCTAGCATTTTCTTTATCTATAGCAGCTACTTGTTTAGCCCATGCATTCATATCAGCATTAGCTGCTTTATTAGCAGCCGCTGCTTGTTTACCACGAGCTACTTCAGCACTACACTTACCTGTTACAGGATCTTTTTCTTGATCAGGACAATCGTAGTATCCGCCATCAGCGTACATACCACCACATTCGTAGCAAGGTTGTCCACCGTAGGCCATATTAGATAAGATTTGATGTTGTACATAATCAGGAAGAGCTTTAAAACCTGCATTATTAGTTCCGCCATTACCATACCATGCATTACCACTAAATGTAGAACCACCTTCTTTCCAAGTCTTTCTAGCAAATGCTCTAAAGAAAGGATTATTTTCTAAGTTCTTTTTATGACGAGCATAGAAAGCTTTTTTACGTTCAGGATCTTTAGGGTGTTGTCCTAATTTAGAATCCCCAAAGTATTTAACAGTTCCATCAGGACCTGTCACTTTATGTGTCTTACCTTTTCTATCATTACTTCTAGTTACAACGTATCCACCATTAGCCATTGTTTCTTCTTCACCCTCTTGTTCATACTCTTCTCCCATTTCTTCTTCAGTACCCTCTCCTTGAGCTTCAGGATTATACATCATATAGTCAGCAATAGCAGCTGCACTATCATCCATTACAGCTAACTTAGAAGCAATCCATGGATCTAAGTTTTCTTCAGGAGAAACAAACTCACGTAACTTATTCATCTTATCAGCTACAGCCATAATCTGACCTAATGCCATACCACCATTTGGTTCACCACCCTCTTCCATATAAGGATTATAATAACCACCGTAACCCATTTGACTTAATATTTTAGCCTGTACATATTCAGGCAGGGCTTCAAAACCAGGATTGTTGGTACCACCGTTTGCCATATTTTTAGCTTTAATTTTCTTTTCTTGTTCTAACATTTGTTTAGTAGGCTTTTTACCACTACCCTTATTGGCACGAATATTATCCCATAAACCTCTTTTAGAATATGAACCATCAGCTCTACGTATCATTTCTCCACCTTTACCCATCATAGGATATTCATCTACATAAGAGGCACCACCAAATTCATAATCTTGTTCAGGATACATCATCATACTTTTACCATTAGAACCTATACCAAGTACAGGATAGTTAACGCCTTTCATAGTTATATTAGTTTTATTATTTTCATCATCACCAGGTATACGAGTGTTTTTTCCAGGATGAGCCCACTGTCCCATAGGATCTACAATCATTCCGCCACCTGCAAAATCAGGAGATCTAAAAGGCATAAGCTCAGCAGGTCCTTCAGGAGTAGCTCCTGTTCTATACTGACTCTTTAAATTTTGATTATAAGCTTTAACCTCAGCTGCTGACCTAGGTCTCATAGAACTAATTTCTTTACCAGTTTTATCAAACTCTTGGACAAGACCTGTAATATTGTTTCTGATAGTACTTGATCCTGCAATGTCTTTTGCATTCATAGCACCTTTTGCACTTCTTATAGCAGCTCTGGCTCTAGCAGCTTTTTGTAACTTTCCCATACCTGCTAAAGCAGCATATACACCAGCAGTAGGAATTGCATTTAAACCTGCAGATATTAAATCTTCTTTTGCATTATCCCATTGACCATCCATTGCATAACGAGCTGAAGTACCAAGATCGTATACAGCAGATGCTGTACCAGGTATAAATGAAAAAGGACCACTCATTATACTAGCGGCTGCTAAACCTGCTTTAGTATTCATAACTGCAGGACTAGGTGCATACCTTTTATCAGGCATCTGCATGATTTGTTTAACAGTAGGTTTACCATTAAAAGTACCACCACCCTGAGATTTTTTCAAAGGTTTATGTATACTATTTAATAATGTTTTATTATAGGTCATCGTAAAGAACTTTGTAATTTCTGATTAGATAATTTAAATAGTAATTTAACATCACCACTCACATGTTTCTTTAAAAACACTCTGTTTACATTATGACGGAATTTCTTACGTTCTGTTACAGCCTTCTTATAGTTTACATATGCAGGATTAATATTAAATTCATAACCATTAGCCTTTGTATTAAACATAGAAGGATGAACTAAACCAGATGTATCAAATTCACCACGGTCTTTTGTAATATCAAAAAATTGGTTAAATCTATATTTATTTTCTTCTTTAGCAAATAAGATCTTAATATAATCACTATTAACTATAGGATAGCTTAATGCTAAGAAAGGATTTCCTTTAGGTTTAATTTCTAATTCAAGAAGACCAGATACTTGCTCAGAATTATATATAATAGCCTGATCAAAGTTTTCATCTAATACATGGAACTTATCTTTACCATCATTAGAATACTTATAAGCCTCTAACATATATTCAACACTTCTAAGGCTATTAACCTGCTGACCTGTTGCAGAAATAAACTCAACCTCAAATGGATAGTCTATATCGTAGAAGTTACAGAATTCATCTGTTTTCATATTATGCTTCCATATAGTATCCTTGTTAACAGACATGAAATGAGACTTACCTGGTAACATAAAAGTGGGTTCCCAGTCATGGAAACTTAACCAACTCTTAGCTTTAGGATCATATGATATAGTCCAGCTAGCATCTTCAAAGTATTCCTTATTTGTAAGATGTATTTCAGTCTTTACATTATTAGATGATATATAAAAACAACCATCGCTATCATATACGTAATCACTACGTTTAGGCTTAAAGTCTTTTTTAGTAATGTATATAATCTCATTAGTATTATCATAGATCACTTGAACACCTACACCTTTTACAGGATTATCATGTAAAGGATAATTTGGATACACCTTTAATAAATCACTAGGTAAGTATTTAGCAAACCACCATTTCATCCCATTCTTAGAAATCTCTTCTAGTCCGCCAGCATAGTTAAATATCTTTCCTTGATTCTGACTAACCCATGTTACACCGTAAGGAGTTGATACAGATGAAAACTTACTTTGGTTAGAACCATACTCATAAGAGTCATCTGTGTTAACTAAATTTTGAAGAGCTTGATTAAATAAACCACCATCTCCTACAGTAAGTTTAGTACCAACATCTGTCTGTACCGTATCTACACCTACAAACTGCATAGGACTCATGTAGTTCATCATGAACAAAGCACCTGTTTTATTTATAGGTTTAATAGCTGTAACTTTAGATTGGAATGATTTATAGTTATTAGCTAAGAATATTCTCCAATTATCTTTTTTAAGTTCTGATTCCTGTGGTAAAGAATAAATAACTCTATTAGGTCTGTACACATAACATGTCTCAGCCACTTTAGGATCATAGTCTCTTGGTAATATATTACCCCAAGAAATATAGTTAGAGTATAATTTAGATACACTTAAAGAATAGTCATACTTATAATAGTTACCATCTTTAATAAAGTCGGATCTAAATAAAGCTCTATAATCTGTAAATCTATGCGGATCATAATGACGCTTGTTCATTACATCTTCCCAATCTCTATTAGCTGTATTAACCTCAGACTCACAGAAGAAATCTTTTACCCCGTTAAAGAATAAATAGAAATATCCTTTCTTTACATAGAAAAGATCACTTTCTCTTTCATCTAAATGTCTATTATTACTAGCAGCATTAAATAATCTAAATGTAGTTTTATTACTATCTACCCAGAATCTAGGGTATGCTACGTTACCATAGTTTCTATAATCATATTCCATTTCATCTGGTTCACCCATTAACCATGAGTTAAAGAAAAAGAAAGGATTCTTTTCTGTAAATCTATTAATGTACACATCTCCACCAAATAGAACATCTGTTTTATACTTAGCTTGAGTACCTGCAACCACTTCACGAATACAGTTAGAAATAGGTATTTGTTTAATACTTTCAAGTTGACCATACTGAGATGGTATACTCACTTTAAGAGAACCATAAAATGCTGATGCCGTAGAAGTTACAGGAGTATCTAATTTACCACCTTTTTCACCAATTCTAAATCTAGAAGTATCTTGTGTAGTAGGATCAGAAATATCTTGACCTAATTTAATAGCTACATAATTACTTCTATGTAAGTTATTAATTTGATAGTTAGCATCAAATCCCTGAATATCAGGACTTACATAAACCGCATTTTCTACTTTACGTCTTTGGTTACCTACGTAAACAGGTTTGAAATTATTAAAATACGCATGACTATCATACTGAAGAGCAAACTGTCTTCTTGGTACAAGAGCATACATAATTCTAAATAACTGTTCACCAGTAGTTTGAGCTTCAATGTAAGTCATTGCAATAGCTACAGCAGCATTATAAATTCCAATAGCAGTATTATAAGCAACAATTACAGGGTTAGGTACAGATACTGTAGCACTACCACCTGTTCCTAAAAAGCTTCCACCACCACCAAAAGTAAGAGCATGGTTAGTAACTTTTTGAAGAGTAAGTTTTTTAGTATATGGTAATTCATTTGTTCCTTGTAAAGCAATATTACTATCATTAGCAATAGCTCCTAAGTAGTTCCCTAAAGAAGCAATAGTACCAACAATACTAGCTAAACTAGAACTAAAGTTAGTAAGCAATTTAAACTTAGGATGCTTATAAGGAGTTGAAAAAGTTCCTTCTACTTGACCATATATTTCAGTTTCAATTTTAGCTTCATTAAAAGATAAAAAAGGTTTTGAGAATGTAGTATCTGGACTATGAAAAGAAAAGTGATCTTTCTTATATCCTGTTAAAGGATATCCTAAATTAATATCAGCACTTCCTTTTTCAAATATATTTCTATCAGAAGTTAAAAGAGAATCAGCTCTTAAATCATTATAAGGATAATTTTGATATAAACCTTTTATAGAACTATTACCTGGAATAGCATACTCTCTCATATTAGAAAACATACCTTTAGCCACAATAGATTTCTGTCCTTCTCTAGATCCACGAAGTATTTCGTATCCTACTATTTCTGGTATATCATTACCATAGTTGTCTACAGGATGAGTAATGTTTTCAAATTGTACACCTAGCACTACGATATTAGATCCATTATCTACTACATGATTAAGAGCAGGATGCGTTGTTACATCAGGAAATTTATGGTGTCTAATCTGAGCACCACATAATGGTCCCCAAAGTTCTGGTTTATCAGCTGGATAAATCTCATTAGATTCCCAATAACCCATAAGTCCTTTTGCAATAATAGTACCACCATCTCCTAAAGGAGTGTTAGATAGTGCTGTTACGCTAGCTGTGTTTTTAACTTGCCAATTAAGTCTAGGTACTCCATCTCTTGTTTCAAAAGCATCTTGACCAATAGCTGTTTGTAAATCACTAGGATCTGAAAATCTACCTGGAATATGAAAAGACGCACTACGTTCTCCTGTGTTGTAAATCCAACGAATGAAGAAAGCATATTGTTCATCTCTCATATAGGTAGTATTATTACCACCTTTTCTATAATAATCTTCTGGATACTTTACAGCAACCCAAGAAGTTTTAATCTTATTAGCTTGTAACTGATAGTTAAATTGAAACTTACTATAAGTACCTACTCTTAACAAGTAGTTATTTACAGTGTACATAGCATCAGTCTTATCTATAGGTTCAGATCTTAATGGGATGTTACTAATGGGAATACTAATAGCATCTGCTGGAATCTGATCAATATAAATAGTCTTCTGAGTAGTATAGTATATTCCTAACTTCTTAGCAGTTGTTTGACCATTAACTGTAGAAAGTATTACTAATTCAAATTCATCAAAATCTACGTCTATACTAGATATAGTTAACTCAAGAGATCCGTTTAAATTCTCATGAGAAAATAATGATTGTATATCAGAGAATCCAATATAATCAGATATCTTATTCTGATTAATTGTGTAAGCCATTACCACTTGGTAAGAACCATTAGGTAATGTACCTGCCACCTTTCCTTTTTGTAAAGACAAACAAGGATGTGTTAAAAAAGGAACTAGTCTAAGTCTCTCAGTATCAAGCTGATCTGTATATTTTTTAAGTATACAATTTTCTCCAACGTCTGTTAAAAACTGACTAGTAATATCAGTTAAACTGTAAACAGTTATATCATTGTCATCATAAAAACTACACTCACATCCTTCATCAGTCTTTTGTACAACTTTAATATTAGGATCTAACTTACCTCCAGGAAACTGAATCTCCCTAGCTTCTTTTATAGACATACAAGTTCTGTATTCACTCTTACGTCCATCAAGTAATTTCTGAGTAACCGTAGTATTATAACATGGAAGAGGTTTACATGTTTCTTGTTTTACAGAAACCGATCCTTTATCCCATGTAGCAAATTGATATGTTTGATTAGCTGGAACTCTAACAACTTTTTTAGCTCCATTAGTATCTTTATAAGTAACTACTGTAACACCTGTTCCATCTCCACAGGCTCCAGCTACTAATTTATAATGTCTTGATACAGAATCTCCAGCTCTTTCAGGAACAAACATGTATGGAGGATTATCAATATCCATAACCCTTGATGGATTAATACCATCATCCCAATAGATTAATCTTTCACAGTCATATCTTTTACGATAAGCTCCTGTAATTAAATTAGCTCTATTAAAATTAAGACCTGGATCATTAACTACCTTTCTATAAGAACATTCAGATTCATCAAAGATTCCTATCTCTGAGTTAACATCATCAGTTGTAAAGACAGCCCATTGATCATCATTAAGATGTATAGACCCTATGAGTGTATAAGGAAGTTGAGCACACAATGTATTACCTGGCTCATTACCAAGAACTCCAACTTGACCGTCATGAGAATTGTTCACAGCATTACGAGCATGCGTCCATAAACCTTCTCCTACGAAAGTCTCGTTATAATCTTTTACCATCCCTTTATTAAAGGTATTGGTAGTAGCTCCCGGATTCTGTTGTGTGTTATCTGCCATGAGTTATAACAAGATTCTTCTTATGTAAAAATTTATAAATAACGCCAGTTACATGACCGGCTAACCACGCTTGAGCTTCTTCTTCTAAAATTCCTCTATCTTCTGTTACTCTAACTACAGCATGGTATATTTCATGAGCTAATGTATTATGAGATAAAAACTTGTTACCTATTAAAAGATAATATTTATCTATATCTAACATAATTACAGCTCCCTCTGCTTCATCTCCAAAGTCTTCTTTTAACTTATATTTCTTGTAAAGCTTTTCAGCTTCTTCAGCTACACTATCTACTATAAGTACAACAAGTTCACAACTGTATGTAGGTAGTTTAATAGTAGTAGTTACTTTCATAAAAATTAAAATTGTGGTCCAGACTTGAACATATCATAATATTTATTATACTGAGCTCTACGATTCATTTCCCATAACTTTTTCATTTCTGAGAAGTTTGGAGTATTAACAATAGTAAGTGCATAATTTCTTGCAGCTCTTAATCTAGTTTCAATTAGTTGCATCTTTTGAGAAACTTCTTCACCTGACATAAATAAGTTTTCTAGAATACGTTGTTTTAACGCATACTCATAATACTCATTAATCATTGGATGATCTAACACAAGTAAATTACCTTCATCATCTTCTAATGCTCCTTCATAGGAAAGATATATTTTACCCTCTTGTAAATTAGTATAAATATATCCATTTTTTATTTCTCCATTATTAGGACACGGTCTATCACCATGTAACTCATCATTTTGTAAATACTTACCTCCACCTAAATGAATTCTTTCAAAATGATCATACACTCTAGTTTCTGACTTAATCTTTTGTACTAGTACTAAACTTCCTGAGTCATCACCATGTACATCTACAGCTACAGAATAAAGATCATCACAGCCACATTCATTAGAATTACCATGACATTTTCTACATACAGATGCTACACATACGGATTCTCTTTGATCACCTTGAATAGCTGGAGTACTAATTTTATATCTACCAATTAGCATTGCATAATTTACCACATAAAAATCATCAGGTAATTTAGCCCTTCTTTTTTCAACATCTAAAATAACTTCCTTTGTTTTGTGGATACGTAAACCAAGATCATAAGTAACTCTTTGAGCCACCTTGATAAGTTCTCCAGGTTCAATCATACCTTCATTACTATAAACTTTAAAGTCTACAGATACCTCATCTAAGAGTTCATCAAAGGTTCTATATTTTAATTCTGTATTCATTTCTTAATTATTGAAAACAAACTGATGCGTTGTTAACTACTTTCTTAATTGGTACTATAACCCCATTGTCTGTTCTGATAAGTTTTAATGTAGTAAATAGACCAGTACCATCTACAGGTAATGTACTAATATCTACAGCAGGAGTCTGACCAGCAAACCATGCAGTTAGTTCACCAAGGCTATTAATAAACACATGTCTATTATTACCATGGTCAATAAGAATATACTTTTTATAAGCTTTTGCCATTTTATCTTAAAGGATTTTGTTTATCAGCAGAAATATCTGAAGGTAATTGGTACATAGAAATAAGATCTTTTAATACAGCTGCTTCTACTTCTCCGTGAAGATAGTCTGGTACATTAAACTGCAAATCTGTTCTTGTAATACAAGAATCAGCTGCACATGTATATGCACTAATATCATCTTCAAAGATTCCTTCTACACGTATACCATCCCAATCAAGATTAGGAAAGTACATATAGTTATCTAAGAACCAGTAGTATTTAGTCTTGTTATATTTAAAATTCTTACTCTTACTTAATGCTAAGTAAGTTGTAGGAAGAATAGGTTGTAATTCCTCAGAACCATCTAAAGAAGCTACAGTTCTTACTAAAGGACCGTAATAACCCTGTAAGAAAACTGGAAGCTTAGCTTTAGTTCTTTTAATTGTACAATCAGAACTTAAACCAGTACACATAGCTTGAACCTTGTCAACTTCTACAAGTTCAACATGGTCCATAGTTTGCATAACCCCAGAAAAAGCCATAAGCTTATTCTTACTGTCTTCACGTTTCATTAACCATTTAGAATGCTTAAGTACAAAACTATATATAAGACGGTCAGTAAGCATAGAGTCTTGTCTCACAGCTTTTACTTGGCTACGTATTCTTGAGATGATATCTCCCACTGTATTCTTTGACATATTAGTCTAAATTAAACTCATCATAATCTTTTAATAAATCTATAGTTTCATTTCTCTTAAAGTCCTTAAACTTCTCTTTTCTAAAAATCCGACTCACTCTTACTAGGTTATCTACTACCACATACTTTTTCCATTCTATAGGATATGTTTTAGCCACTGTTCTTTTAAAATCTCTAACAGCAGAAAAGCCCCACATATCATTATGCTTAAACCTATATTTAGTTTCAAAATTGGTATAGAATATTTTAGCAATACACTGATCTGATTCCCAATTTTGATTCTGTACAGTCTTCCCGTAATGTTCTGACTTTTTAAAATCTGTGTTCTTCTTTTTAGATCTAGGACAAGTACCAATAAAAATATACCCAAGCTGTTCAGGTAATTCTACACCATCTCTTTCATTAACTGCAGTTTCCCAAATCTTACCATTAAAAGTTTTAATAACCTCTTTAAACTTATCATAAGTTATAGAAGCATATTTAGGATTTTCCTCAACAAACCTGTTATAAAAATCTGTGTTTGTTAGGTTTAACTTTTTAGGTCTGTATCTAGGAGCGTTTAAATCTGGCTTTTGGTATATTTTCACTATAGTTCTACATTAATAATTTACGAAAAATCTATGAAGTTTCCTAGCTAAACTTTTAAAGTTTAAGCTGTATAGGTAAACTCAGAAATTTTACCTTTAGTAATACTATGTATTTCCATAACAGCTTGACGCTTAGAACCTGTAAACTTATTATGATAATGCCAGTAATCTGATTTACAAAGACTAGGTAGATGTTTAATAGAGAAACCATGTATCTCATTATCTGTTACAAACTCTGTTACTTTTTTAGTATGAAAGTGTCCTGTGTAACATGTACGATACATAGTTTGTCCCCATTCAATTGGAAACTCTGTTGCATAAACTAAAGCTGTCATCTTCTTAGTCACATCGCCATGTTCAAAAGCTAAAAAGTTTTGACCATAAACTACAACTTTTCTTTCAGCATACCCAGCATCAAATCTAACACTAAGGTCATTAAAGCATTTAGATAAAGCATGTACTAGATGATAAGAAGATAATCTATCATGATTGCCAGGAAGGTACACTACATCCAAAGTGTTACAGAATTGCTTAATATAGTTAATAGACCAGTACATAGCTTCAAATGCATCATTATAGGCATCCTGAGCTCTTTGGTCTGAGTCAACTAATGTTCCAGAAGTAGTACTACCATGAAATGTATCCATGTTTAATAAGTCTCCTCCTATAACATAAACAATCTTGTCTACTTGATGTGATTGGTAAGATCTTAAAACAAGACTTTCTATAGCTTTTTTAAAATCTTCTACAATAGTCTCATTGTTCTCTTTACCAAAGTGAAGGTCTTGAATACTCAAAACCCCCACAGTGGATTCAGAAAACTTGTCATTTACCAGTACCTTTGCAACGGGTGTATATTTAGGCTTGAAATTTTTAAGAGTCTCAGCTAAGAAATCCTGAGCCTCTGGTTTCTTTTGGGTAACCATGGCTGAAACCAACCAGTAATCTTTATGTTGCTTATTCCAATAAGAACTAAGCTTCCACTTTTCAGTATCTATCTTAAGAATTCTAATAATTTCTTCAGGACTTTTAGGTTCAGCAAAAGCTATACCTTTAATCTCAGCTGTACCATCTTCTAGGTTTTCTTTAAATTCAACAACCTTTTCTTTATTTTGATTAATAGCATCAACTAATTGATTCTCAAGGTCTAAGATATATTGATTCTTAATAGTTTCATCATCAATAAGCTCTAACATTCTTTTACCAACAATGTCTACAAGACTACTGTCAAGTTCAGTTTGCAAAAGCTCCTTAGTTTGATAAATTTGTTTTTTAATTTCTTGGTATTTTTGAAGAGAAATACCTAATTTAGCTGCACAGACTTCATCTGTTTTCTTCCAACGAAGAGACCCATAGACCTGATTAATTAAATTCATAAGTAGAGTTTAGTATATGGTGTATAAAGTTAGAGTAAAATTATTACTTACAACTTTTATTATACACATAATATCCACATTGGTTTAAAAATATAGCCCCACCATAGAAATGGCAGGGCTTTGTTTGTCAGGTGGAAACCAACAAAACCACTGACTTTTTTATTATTTTAATAAGCTGTAGTAGGATTTCTATATAAATTAATTTTATAAATAGTACCATTATATGTATAACTAACAGGATTATTTTGGTAGCCTCCTGATGAGTTAAGCATTGTAATAGGTGTAGTATAATTACCAGAAATACTTGATCTAAATGATACTTCTAAATTAAACACACTAACCCAGTTATAAGCAGTAGTACCTTGACCTTGCATGGTTTCACTAGAAGCTATCTCTAAACTAGTTACATCTATTGTAGACAATACATTTTGTGAACCTCCTGATACACCATATCCACTAGCTTCATATGATAGTTTTACATCAAAAGGAAGACTAGCATTTATAGGACCACTTGCACTATTTGAAAAATACCATGTTATTGTCTTACTTGATCCTGCTGTAGTTTCTGTTACATTTAAATAAATATTTTGAGTAGGCAAAGTTGCAGAACCACCAACGTAAGTTAAATTGCAAGTAAGAGTTCCGTTTACTAATGTAGTAGGATTTCCTGCTGAAAAACTAACACTACTAATTCTTTGATTAGCTTGAGTTACTTGTAAATATGCACCAGATGTAGTAACAGTACCACAAGCTGTACCCTCAGTTTCGTCAACAGAACCGCTAATACTACCTTGTCTTGCACATACATCAGTATCAGCAGTATTTACAATACTACGATTAATTGTAAGACCTGCACAACTAACATATGACCAATCAATTGATTCTCTATCATTTGTACCATTATTACCAACTACATGATAATTATAACAACTTGAACTTGTTCCTGCTGCACCAGAAGATATAGAAGAACCTGCAGGGATAGTAAGGGTAGTAGAAAAAGTTTCAACACTTATAGGATTAGCACAATCTCCTGTTTCAACAGTATAAGTAACACCTACAGTTAACGCTGTAGATGTAGTTACAAGAGCCCCACCTTCAGTAGTAAGTTTAATTCTATAACCAGGTTTAGGGCAACCTGTTGTATTACCAGATGCTCCAGTAGGATAACTTACGGATTCATCTTCATAAAGCACAACTCTATAAGGACATGCTGGAGTACTTGGTGTACCACCACCGCCACCTGCAATAACTATTGGACCAAAAGATCTTGGAGTTCCATAGTTAGTTCCACATTTAGCTTCTATTGTCCCAGAATAGCTACTAAGATTTAAATCAGTAAGTACTAATGGAAATGCAGTAGTAAATACTGTACTAACATTAGTAGGACTACTTGTTGGCCAATATTTAACTCGGTACTCAGTTACAAACTGATAACCATTTCCAGTTGGAGGTGTAAAATTTATGGTTAAACTATATGGCATCTATTATGAATTAGACATTGAAAATGAAGATACTCCACTACCATTACTACAATTAACTTCTGTAAGAATCCATGTATAATTTCCAATAGGAATATTAGCAGATGCTACAGTGAGAGGAGTGTTGTTTACAGTTACTGGAGAACTTACTGTAGCTATTACATTTTGTCCTTGTTTAATAGTAAGAGTAGCTCCTGGTCTTGATCCAGTTCCGCTATAATATACTGTAGTAACTCTAGCTTTATAACCTGCAGTGTTAACTACAAGAACACCTGATGCTGAGTTTCCACAACTTGCACTAGGTGTGCCTCCAGTAATTGAATAAGGAACTGTTTCAACAAGGTTTACATTAAATGTAACAGGAGTACTTAAAACTCCACCGCCACAGGCAGCTTGAATTGTTCCATCATATACACCGGCAGGAACATTATTAAAAACAGCAGGACTTGCTGTAACAGTTTTTCCATCACCATCATTAGGTCTTCCAACAGGCCAGTATTTAACTACGTAACCTCCAATTGGAGCAGGTGTTGTACCAGTAAAATTTATAGTTAGTGTTGCCATTTATTATGCAATTACATCTAAACGTGATACTCCTGTCATAGGACTAATACTACCTTCATAAGCTGAAATCGTAACAGCACCACTTGATCCTACCGTTACAGAAGTAGGTTGATTTGTACTACAAGATGTATAAGTATATGTAGTACCGTTTGTAGCTAATGAATATAAAAAACAAGTTTTAACAGAACCAGATACAGCAAAGTAGCTAGTCTTACCTAAGTTGCCATCCCCACAATTTGCTTGTATAGTTCCTTCAATATTATAACAAGCCGGAACATTTGGAATAAGAATAGGATTATTAAGTACTCCCACTACAGTATTCCATTCAGTATTTCCTACAGCTCTCCATTGAACATTATAACCATTAGCTGGTTCTACTTCAGGATTAGCAAAGCTTAAACTTAGCACTCTATATTTATCACATTCAGGTAACATATATTAGTTTTAGCAAGTTGTAGTAGTAAGTGAAATACTACCGCTACCAGATACAACAGCTGGTGTATTTACCAAAGCACAAATAGTTTGAGGACTAGTTGTATTAGTAACAGTGATTGAAGTAATTACTCCAAGTTTATTTAAGTATTCAACAGTAGCTTTCTTTTGTACAGCAGTTACAGTGATTACATGATTTTTTGCTGGTGGATTAGCTCCTAATAGTACAACATTCAAAGCTGCTAATGCAGTCTTTAAACGCATGCCGTTAGTAATACCCAGAGTAGGTAAATTAGGACCAGTGTATTTTAAACACTCACTATATAATAAATCTTCACAAGGTTCACTAGATGGAGGGCAATCAGGTAATCCTACTGCATTTGTAGGACTACAATCTGCACAACCATCATTGCAGTTGGTCAGTGGAAGAGCAGTATCATTACAACCTTGACAAGCCATAGTATAATTATTTTAAATATTAAGCTAATGTTGCTGTTACACCTGTTACAGTAGGACAAGGAACAGTAATAGTTTCAGTATAAGTTTTGTTACAAGAAACACCATCTTTGATTACACAACCATCTACTGTAATAGTATATGGTGAAGAAAAATTCAAACCTGATGATGCAAGAGCAAATGTTACACCTGATGTATTACTTACTGCAGTTGATAATACTACACGTCCTGTATAAGTTTTACCAGTATTATCTTTAATTGTAACAGTAGCACCTGCCCCATCACAATCTGTAAACCCTGAAGGAATAGTTGTATAAGTATCAAATCTTAAAGTAACATTTTGACGATTGTTATCAGCATAAGCAGCAAACTTAAGAATAAAGCCAGAACATGCACCTCCACCAGAACCTGATGTAAGAACATCTTTCATAGCAGATCTCATGTCACATACTGTCAACCATAGATTATGGAAAGAATCAGCAAGAGTAGTTACAGTAGGTTTCCATCCTGGAATGTTTCCTAAAGTACCATTTTGAGAAAATGCTGTAGCTTGAGCTAAACCCGCACATTGTTGAGCAGCTGCAGCTGTAATAGCAGTAGTAGTTCCTAAAGTTCCTCTAAGAACACAAAACTGATCTTCTAAAGTATCTAAAGCTTGGTTAAGAGTTTTAGCAGAAGTGTCAGATCCATATATACAGTTTGGAACAATTGTAGGAAGTAAGTCTGCAGTTTTGTTTTCAAGAACTACAATTCTATTTTCATGACCAGTAATCTGGCTAGTATGAGTATTTACTAAAGTATTAAGAGCACAAACCTTAGTAGCCATTGTGCTACTAAATGTAGTGTGAGGAACTGAAGTAACATTCTGACCCTGAGCATTTACATACTGTAAACAAGCAGGAAGAGTTAAATTTGGTTCTACATAATCACTAGTACCATTTTGTAAATCAGTAATAATTTGCTCTATATCACATGTCTTTGTGATAATAAGATCCAATACGGCTGATAGGGTTTTTACTGGCTCTGGGCAAGTTTGACAAGCTTGCACTACACAAGATAAGTCAAGATCAGAAAGATCTAACTGGGCTTGTAAATCACATAGTTCTACGGCAAGTTTGTAGACTACATCTGATACGGTATCACCGTTGCAAAGGTTGATACATGACAGGTTAGGACCCTGCCAAATTACGCAATTGGAAGAGACTGGAGCACAACCCTTATCAGCAGTATTAGATTTTGTAGGTAGCATAAGTACTTATATATCAATGAGTTATTAACAATCAACAACGTTTGCTTCTCCAAATAAATCTTGAAGTTTAGCTTTTAATTTACCATATCCAAAAGCAAAAATATCTACACCTTCTGCTCCTGACATATCAGGTACAGTTTTAGTAACAGTTTCTTCTACATCTTGCTCTTGCATTTCTGTACGAATTGTAGTAGTGGTTGTAGAGTTTCCATCAGCATCTGGGGCACCAGGTACTTCTTCTGTAACTTCAACAGGAACCATACGTCTAACTGTAACAGTTTCAGTAACTTGCTTAGTCATAGCTACATATAAACTTTCACCAATTTGTTGGTTACGAGCTGGTCCAGTACCAGACATATTAGGTCCAGGGTATGTACCAGGAAAAACTACATCATCTTGAGATTGATATAATTCAATTCTAAAGTTAGCAGATCCGTATTTACTAACTTGATAGTCAGCAATTCTTACATAAGCTTCAGAAGTAATTCCACGATCTGTTCCAATTTGGCTAGTAATTTTTAGTGCCATAATATTAAAAGTTTAAAGTTTTGTATAAGTCTACAATATAATATACGGAAAATTGAGTATAATAACAAAAAAACCACCTAGATTTCTCTAGATGGTTTATTACGTATAATGGATAGGACAGCAGCCCCGCTACTACTAATTCATAGGAACTACCTTAGCTTCTTCCACTTTTACAAGCTTAAAGAAAGTACTATAGTTTTCAGAGGTTTCTACATTAGCAAAATCTGCTAATTTAATAGTGCTATATTCTAATTCTTTCTCAGTCTGTAAAAGCTCATTGAACTCTTTTTCAAACTGCTGAAAGTCTGGGTTTAACACTTTTTTAGGAGAAGACTTACCTTCAGCATCAGGAGTAGTATACACTACATTTCCTTCAGCATCCACTTCATCAATTACCATAGGGATAGAGATACCACCTTTGTCGTCCTCTTTACCATACTTCTTGATCAAGTCATTTTTAAGTTCTTCCACTGCAGCCTTTTCAGCTGCTACTTTCTTACCTAGGTCAGATAACCAGTACTTAGTTACTAAAGGTAACTTTTCTTGTAATAAACCAGAGCTAGTTTTTTCACCAGTTTGTTGGTTGGTTAAGCCATTGAGTTCAGCTTCTAGATTGTAGAACTCATAAAGTTTTAATGTAATTTTTTCCATAAATGGGTTTTAAAAGATTAATCAATACAAAGTTATATAGATTAATCAATAACTATGCCAATGACATATTAACATATGTGGATTATACAATATCTCCATCACCCCCACCGCCTCCACCACCTGGACCAATAGTGCAACATGCTTCTGTATTATACTGAAGTACTTCTGCCTGATAGGTTCCTCCATTACCATCTGCTCTTATAGCGTATAAATCACAATTTACACATACACTATTAATAAACGTTCCAGCAGCAGGATAATTATTTGGATTATATATAAGAGCTTTTCTATAAATTTGATTCCAAGCACGAGCTGTTGTAGCTTTAGGTATAAAATTTTCTCCACCTGTTTTACTATAATTAAACTGTCCTATATTATTTAGCATCATTGCAATATAGTTATTTGTAATACCTGTAGTGACAGCTGTACCACCAGCTATTTGTACACAATTGTACCATCCAAAACTAGGTGTAAAAGAATTACCTGAATTAAATGATCTTATTACCAAAGGAGGAGTTGATGGCATGTTTACATAATTAGGAGTTGATACAGCTTGATTTGTAGCTCCTACCATAACTTGTCCGTTATCTGATATAGTTGCAGAAACAAAACCTTGTTGTTTACGAAGATCACCACCATAATAATCAACAATGAATGAATATCTTTCACTCCAACCAGCACCAAAATTATTTGTAACAAAAGCTTTTATACCTTCTAATCCAAATATCCCAGGCCTACACCAATCAGCGGTTAAAAACTGATTCTGACCTGTTCCATCTAATGCAATATCAAGAAACCTTGTAAACTCACTACCTGAACTTCTAGTCCATGTATCTCCGTAATTAGTTGAATAAATTCTAAATGACCAAGGACGTGGGTTGTTAAGCCATGGCAGAGGTGGTTGTACTTCATAAGAATAAATAGCAGTCATATATTGACCATTACCTGATACAGATATTTTAAATGGATAATTTTTATACATATTAACATTCATAGAATCTGTATAAATAGTGCCAAATGAACTACCGTAATTTGATGAAGCTACAAGTAACGCTTGCTTATCACCTTCTGCATTTAAAAGGTTTGTTAAACCTGATATACCTATATACTGTCCATTATTAGACATAGCTACACCTGTTGGATAAAAATTAGCAAAAACTCCACTTATTGATCTTGCTGAAAATGTAGCACCTCCATCAGTAGATATGTAAACTCCAAGATTTAATGAATTGGATATAACAGCTATATAATTTCCTGAACTATCTCCTGCTATTCCTGTCCAACTATAAGCTGTTGTTAAACCTGGTAAAGCTGTAAAAGTGGTTCCTCCATCTATAGATTTATAAGCAGTGTTACCTGCCACACCATATAATATATAGGAAGAAGTAGAAGTAATTCCTGATAGATCTCCTTTAGTAATTAATTTATTTGATGGTTTTGCAATATATGATGGAAGTGCTGTATTAATATTTATATAAGAATCAACTTGAGCTTTTGTTACCTGTCTATTACTAGTTGGTATTGTAGCTTTAGCAGTAAATATACCTTGTGAAACTCCACTTTGTAAATTAGTAAAACTAACAGTTTGATTATTTTCTAAATCATTATACGCCATGTTATTTTAATTTAGCTTCAAGTTCTGCAATACGTTTTTCTAAAGCCGCTATTTTAAGAGTGTGTACATCAGAATAATTTACAGTTAAATCATCTTTAGTACCACCTACTAAATCTTCTGATAAAGATTTAACTTGTTGAGCTGAGTAACCATATCTAATAAGTTTACTACCTCTTCGTGTAAACTTAATAACATCAAGTCCTTCAAGAGTTAAGTTAGGATTAGTTTCAATTACATCTTTATATCTAATATCTGAAGATTCAAAGAATGCATTAGCAGTAAGATCCCCTGATGTATTTAATGACATTAATATAGAAGCAGCATTAGCACTATACCATCTATATGAATTTGCTTGTGTTGCCATCCCAACCTCAGCCATATCAACAATTTCAACTAATCCATTACCAGACAATGTACCATTCCCATTAAATCTATACTTATTTACACGTATACTATTACTATTAATAAATACAGCTTCTGTGTTAGAAGCTACAAGTACTAATTCACCAGAAGCTCTAAAGTTACCTATCAACGCATTGTAACCATTTGTAGGATAAAGTCTAATACCAGCTGTATTACTTGCACCATTTGCAATAATGTGCATATAAGGCTCTGTACTATTCATAGACAAAGGAACATTCCCAGCTCCCCCATTAATACCTAAATCACCTGTTAATGTTCCCCCAGCTAGTGGAAGTTTAGTAGCATCAGTAGCACTACCAGCAGTAGTAGCATAATTTACAGAAAAGTTTGCTGGATTCCATACATATATGTCTGTACCATTATTACTACCCCATAACCATGTAGGTTGACCTGATTGTCCAGACCAATAAAACGTCATCTCTGCGTTTCTTGCACCAAGAGCAGTATAGTTTCTTACATAAAATCCAATCTGGGCATATGTAGTCCTAAGAGAATCAGTAGCATAATTTACATGTAAAGCAGCTGGTTCTTTATATCCAACACTTCCACCATTTAACCCAGAATCATAAGCATATCTTCCATATGTTGCAGAATCTGCACTACCACTAATATTTCCAGTTAAATAACCTATAAAATTATTTGCAGTTACTGAGCCAGGAAATGATGTATTACCAGATCCATCTAACAAAGTAGCTGTTCTAGCAACTGTTGTAAATACTCCTGTATATTGTCTGACATAAATAGGCTCAGTTCCATCATCAGCTGTAGCTAATTCTACCCATCCTGCATTTGATGCTCCGCCAATTCTTATTCTAAACTGGTCATTGTCAGCCATATTTCCATATACTAAATTACCCTCTACGTTGGCTGCAACAGTTTGACTTACAGCAGCTGCCGTCCCAGAAGATGTAATCCAACTACCATAGTTTCCTAAGTCATTTGTAAACTGAGATAATGCAGTTGGTCTACTAGTAATACTAGTCCAAGCTAATGATGTAACAATAGTATCAGCATCATCACGCCAAGCAGGATTTCCACTTCCGTCTGTTTTCCATACTTTGTTTGCTACTGCTCCTGGAGCGGAAACATAACCAGCTACATCTTTAGTATTAGCATTCCATGTATTTGTATCTGTTGATGATAAAACACCATTAACATCTATAGAAAGATTAGTACCCACTTTTATACCACCAAAAACACTAGCACTTGCTATAGGTAAACTATATGTAGTAATATCAGATATCAATGCTATTGTACCACTAGCATCAGGCATTGTATATGTTCTACCTGTGCTACTTAAAGATGAAACATCAAAATTAAAAAATTTACCTCCACCGCCTGTCTGAAAAAATGAAAAATTTAATTTATTTGTACCTGTAGCATAAATGTTTGTATGATTTGTTGTTGATTGCCATGAAGATGCATATTGTTTAAAACTTAAAATACCACCTTGCGTACCATCACCCTCTATCATCACAAACCTTGTTTCTACATCATTATTGCCTAAATATAAACTACCAGTTGCACCTGTGTATGGAACAAAACCTGTAGTAGAAGGTATTTGACTTGTTAAAGCTAAAGTTCCACTTGCAGCAGGGAATGTGTAATTGTAATCAGCCGAATTACTAAATATCAAAGATGCTCTAAAATTTGTACTTGATTGGAATTTTAAGATATTATCAATAGCACTAATTAACTTAAACTCTGTTGCACTAATATCTATTGTACCTTTTAATACATTGTTTACATAGCCAAGTATTAATGCACTATTTCCTGTTGATGATAATACCGATAAAGATGCTTGACCACTTGTAATAATACTTACACTACTGCCAAATATCTTTGAGCCTGTTATAACTTGTGCAGTATCTAAAGTAACATAATTACTAAGGTTTGATGTCAATGCTACTGTGCCGTCTGCATTTGGAAATGAAATTGTTCTATTTACACCTGTAGTCAAACCAGCAGCCCTTAAAAATAATGTTAAACTGCCACCAGCCTGATTGTCAATAAGTTTAATGCTAGCAGGCAATATTTGAACTTGACAACCTACTGTGCCCACAGATATGTAGTCATTAAGTGTACCTAGCAATGAAATCGTTGATCCTGCTGTGCCAGCTGTACCTAGTGATAAACTATTGTTTCCTAAATTAACATTTCCAGTTGCACCTGTATAAGGTACTCTATTTCCTATACTAGTAGATACTGTAGTAGCAAAATTAGCATCACTACCGAGAGCTAAAGCTAACTCATTAAGAGTATTTAATGTTGCAGGTGCAGAAGCAACTAAGTTAGAAATGCTAGTATCAACATAAGTCTTTAAAGCATAATTAGCTTTTTCAGATGTCCAAATTGGATCAGTCTCTGTATAACTTGTTAGGTAACCAGCACCGTTAGTAAGCTCATTATTATTAGTAGGTATAGTAGGTTTACCTGTAAGGTCTGCATATGCACCACTAAACAAAGTTGGCTTACCAGTCAAATCAGTATAAGCACCACTAAATAATGTAGGCTTATTTGTTAAATCAGCATAGCTACCTGAAAATAATGTAGGTAGTCCTGTTATCTCACTATAAGCATAACTAGGCTTAGTAGCAGCTTTAGCCCAAGCATACACATCAGATGCTGGAAGTGTTGTAGGTATATCTGTTATACCATATCCTGCAATTGTTGTAGGCTTAGATAATAGTTCAGCAAAAGTATATGTAGGCTTAACACTTGTCTTAGCCCAAGCTGGTACAGTAGGGTCTGTTTCTGTAAATGATTGTAAATATCTAGCATCAGATTGTAACTTAGTATAATAATAAGTTTTATCAGATGCCCAAATAGGATCAGTTTCAGAAAAAGAAACTCCTGTTACATTTGTTAATTGTGCTCTTACCCATTCTGTTGTAGCTACTCTATTAGAATTATCACCAAGCAGCGGAGTTTGTACATGAGCTTGACAAGCTACCAATAGCTTATTGGGAACATTCAAATTACCATGTTCATCAAATCTTACAAATTGTTTTACATTTAGTAGAGCTGCCATTAAAAAGTATTTATATTATATTAGAATGCGTTTACAGAATCAGCTGAGATCCTGTGAATTGGATTAGTAATAATCATTTTACCAGGAGTAAAAGTTAATAATTTTACTATCATTAAAGAAAATAAAACAACTAAGATATACTTAATAAATAGTTTTAAATTAAAATTAAAAGAGTAAGTCATAATAATATAATGTTATAGTTAAGAATAAGATGTCATTAAAGTTTGTACAGTACCGATTTCAGCATCAGATAATGCTCTATTAAACATTCCCATAAATCTCCATTTAGCTGGAGTTACATAACCACCGCCATTTCTGTTTAAAAATCCTACCTCCTGATTAGGTGCACCAATACTAAATGTACTAAACCCTGTAAAAGTCCAAATACAAGTAGTGTTATCCCACCATGTAAGAGTATTACCACTTTTTCTAATAGTTAACAAATGCATAGGACTTGTTGATATATAATCTGCAGATGCACTAACTGGACTAGTACCGTTGTTAGTTGTACCCATACCACTGTTCCAAGGAACGTATGACGCACTTGCTGTGTCAAATCTTGGAAACCATGAACTTGTTTGGTTCCAGTTTGGAGCATAGTGAGCAGATAAAAAGTTTTTAGATCCAGCTTCTGACCACCAGAAACTACCCCAGTCACCGTTTGATCCTGTTATAGCTAATGCTGTACACCAAGTAAAATCAGATCCATATAAAGAAGAGTTACCAGTAATAGATTGATTAGAAGAACCAATAGCTGTTTGTATATACGGATTACCACCGTTTGAAACATAAGTTACTCCTGATACTGACATAGTATATCCATTGCCTGTTGAGTCAGGTATTGTACTACCTGTATAGTTAGCAACATCATATCTAGCTGTCATACCACTAGGCCATGATACATTACTATACCCATAAAACTCACTCATAGCATCTGGTGTAGATTTACCAGCAGCCGCAGATAGTGTTCTAAGACTATATGAACTAGATCCTAGTTCTGTTCTTATTTGACTGATGCTTATAGCACCTGATGATTGTAATGGCATTAATTAAAATTTTATACTAACAAATATCCTACTGTAACTAAAACTGCCCCTATAAGAAGTAGGATCTTATATAGCTCTATACTTAAGTTAAAGTAACTTTTTGTAATTACCAAACATTTGTGCATTGGACTTACTAAATAACCAGAATAACCTAATGCAAAAAATAGTGGTAAGTAATTCAGACCAAAAACTGTAACTAACAATGTAGTTATTCCTGCAAACTTACTACTAGATCCTAAAACAAAACTGCTTATAAAAGCTATAATAGATGCAAAAAACACACCACTATTAAAAGACATAAGAAAGTTTACAATAGTATCTGAGTACATCTTTATTCCATTGCCTAGAATAATAACCAAAGCTGTCAGCATTACCACATCCCACTTTATATTTTTTATAGTCTTATCTTTTTTATGCTCTATTTTACTTATTACAATATCATCTTCTTTAAGAACATAAAATATGTAATATAGTGTAATCCCAATAATAGTTATTAGCAAAGGAGCAACTATAGATAATAAGTAAAAGTAACTTATACCTAATACAGAAAGTGGAATTAATACCGTAGCTTCCAATGGAGACCAGAGATAATAATGATGAGTAGATAGATAGTTTATTATACCATACTTCTTTTTTCTATCATCATTTGGTGCTAACGTATCAAGTGCCCCTGCACTAATTATAACTCTACCTGGAACTGGAAGTACTCCAGACACTGCACTAATTAAAGCAATCAGTAATCTTTTAGACTTTATCTTCTTTTCCAAAAACTTATAAAACGGTACAAAGTATCCCTTGGCATTAATTATATTAGTTAAAAACATAATACCTGCCACAAAAGGGACAAACCATATACCATCTAATAATTTAATTAATACTTCCATAATTACTTTTTAACAACCACTATATACAATCCATTCCACCACATATCTTTATCCTCTATACTATTCAATAGTTTTTTCTCATACTGAATAGTTAAACCAGCTTTTTCTATACCTGCAAGAGCACCACTTACTACACCTTCCCAATTAGCATCATCAAAAACTAAAATACATTCTTCTGCAAATGTGTCTGCAAAATACTCTACTGCAAGTCTTGTACTATTATGTGAGTGATCTCCATCATATAGAAATAAATCTATATCTTTAATATTGGTTTTATCTACATCAATATAGTCACAGTTAAACACTTTGATTTTATTCTCTCCTTTATATGGTAGAATATTCTTAACAAAGTCTTCTTTGGTAACAGTTATATCAATAGAGTTATTCTCTGCAGCTACTCCTTCTTTCCAGTTATCTACAGCATACGCATTTAACTTATTACCAGCAATAGTACTAGAAAAAGTTCTACCACCAAGACAACCAATTTCTAAATAGCCTGTTGATATTTTACCAAGTTCATTTAAAAGCTTATCAATTCTAGGACTAGATAATCCTGGAACTGTTGTTTCAAAATCTGAGTTAACGCTATCAACTAGAATATTTGCAACACTAACTGCTTTTTTATCTAACTCACCACCAGCTATTCTATCACAGAAGTTACAACTCCAACATTCAAACTGACAGGTTTTAATAATCTTCCTCCACTTAGCAGCATTGTCTTCACTAATCTTAAGATTTATGTCATATAACATAGTCTTATTCTCTGCGTAGTTTCTGACAATATTCATGGAATCATATATCTTCTTAACGTTTTCTCTACCATGCATCTTAAAGATATCTACTCCCATATCAAGAAACTCATCCCAGTCTTCTTTCCAAGCTGGGATATCTGCAGTTTTTAATACAACCGCTTTATTAGTAACATCCCACATTGGACATGACACTCTACTAATAGGATTGTTAAAATACTGACTATCAGTTGTTCTAGTATTATTATAATGGTAATGCTCAGACATCACTGGACATTTACCTAAACAACCTTCATTAGCTAATAATACAAGTTTAAAAGGTTTTTTACGTTTTATCTTAACTATCTTCTTTATAGTATCTTGATCTCTCATTAGAGCTCTATCAATACATACAGAATGAAAACCACTTGTCACTACATTATAAGCATCTGTGGCTGTCTTTGTATCCATCAATATAGAAGCTCTAACTTCTAACTCTGGAAACTCTTTTTGAATCTGACCAGTTAACAACCAATGATTAAAAGGTAGTGTACATAATCTAACTCCTTTAGTATATATAGGTTTAAAAGATTCAATCCAAAGATCTAAATTTTCCTGTGTTGGTCTAACCGATATATTATTAAAAGTAGCAGAAGCTGTTATTCCTGTTCTTTCTTGAATATAAAGTGCTACATCAATCATATACTGAGGATCATCCTTAGAAGTAAAAAGATCACCCATAGCATCTTGTGTAAATGGAGGAACTCTACATGTAAAGTATAGATCTGAAATATAGTCTTTATACTTGTCACAAAACTCTACAAACTCTATAAACTGTTTTTCAGATAACTTAGGATTGATTGGTAGACTAAATATCTTGGCCATCCGTTTTTTCCTTTTTTTCAGATAACAGTTTAACAAAATCACTCTTCTCAAACAATCCAGAAAAACTACTTTCAAGAAGACTGGTATTAGTATCAAGAGCTTGTTCAATCTTATTAATACCTGCAGTAAGCTTCTTTGAGTTTAACAAAGCAGAACCAATAGTTAAAACTTGATCTTGTGATGCCATCATAGCAATTGAGTCTAAATTACCAGCACCAATTCTTCCAGTGGTTATCATATCTACACTAGCTTGTTTTGCCATACGGGAAATCCAATACTCTCTTTCAAGCTCATCATTATGTTCTTTATATGTCTCTAACTCTTCTATAGTAGGAACAATCTCAACAACAAGTTTTGCAAACTCGTCAAGCTCTTCTTCTACAATTCTTAACTTCTTTTCATATACAGAAATATCATACTGAAGTTGATCTATGTCTAAAAGAATAAGTTCTTTTTCAAGATCATCTAATTGAGCTACAAGCTCTTTTTCTTTAATCTTTAGTTTAACCTGTGATCTTTTAGTATCACGGATAATTTGTTTCTTAGCAGCAATACGTGTTTCAATTTCTAGTAAAGCTTGTCTAACTCTACGATAATCAGTTACTTGTGAATTAACTACAAAGTATCTACTTTGAAAATCACTCATACTCCATCCACCATGACTTTCTGCTAGTTTTATAACGTCTTGTTTTTCCATTGTTGTTTTATTTAAAATCTCCAGCCAAAAATAATTAAAGTTCTTGATTGTTTTGCATCTTGGTTAAGACCTGGCATATGCTCAATGTTTAAATAACCTTTGTTACTAAAACGATATTGAACTAACGGACCAACATACCACTCTTCTGAACCACCCTCATAGTCATTATATCTAAACATATGTGATACACCAAGAGACAAATCATTATTAATTATATTAGCATAAGATGCTGTATAAGCATATTCTCTTTCCTGCTCTTCTTTAGTGCTAGCTAAATTACCTTCATAAATAGCATTAAATCCCCATACTCCTTTTTTACCAATCTTATCACCTAGTAATAATTTAGGTTCAATGCCCCAACGACCATCTAACATTTTCATCTCATAGTAAAGAGTTGGGTTACCCCAAATCTTACCCCAGTCAGCTAAAGCATATCTAAACTCCCAAGAAAATCCTCTCCATTTAAAAGTCTTATCTCCATTTAAACCATCATACACTGTATGAGAATAAAGATCTAATTGAAGTCTTTTACCTAAACCAAATGTAAATTCATCTCTCATTCTAATTTGAGCTGCACCATTTCTTCTCTGTCTAACATCAAACCACTTCTCATACATTGCAGTACCTGGAGGGTTCATTACATAAACTCTAGTAGATGGAAACATTCTAATTGTTGTCCAAAGAGGTTGATTGTAAGGACCCACCTTAGTCATCAACGGTACCTTCTTTGCAATTACAACTATAGCTTGTAACTCATTTTTAGTTGTATCCTGAGACTTAAGAGCTTCTTCAGTTCCTTGTCTAATTGCACTGTTACTATATTGACCAAATGACAATACAGTAACAAATAAAGCTGCTAGTAGCATCTTCACTTTTCTCATAAATTGGTTTTTTGTTATTAATTAAAATCCTTTACTATAATCAACAGGTACAATACGTATACCATTTTCATTAAGCAATCCCATTTCTTGAGCTTGATATAAAGGCATTTCTACACCTAATAAATCTTCTCTAAGAATATTTAAGTCCCAAATAGTAGCAGCAGCATCAATAGAAGTAAGAATACTTTCTTTACCAGTTTGATTTTCTCTACGATTAAACTCATCTACAACTCTACGCTTAGCAATCTTCTTCATTAAGCTAAGAGTAACGGCTTTAGTATGGTCTGTATGATAAACCTTAGTTTTAGAACCACCTTCTTCATCTGGCTCTAGTCCTTCTACTGCAGAATAAGCTTTACGAAACTCTCTTGAAATACTATAAAATTTAGATCCAATTAAAGCTTCATCTTCAGTAAGTTCTTCCATACTAAGATTTAAAGTAAGTAATTCAGCTTCTGCTTCAGCAGTAGCAGAAAAAATACCATATGAGTCAAGCCAACCAATAGAAGTCATTCCTGTAATTTGAGGAACTTCTTTATAAAATCTTACAATAAAATATTTCATTCTATATTAGTTTAAATACATTTTTACAAATGTACAAATATATTAATTAGTAACCAACAAATGCTGCTGAACCTGTAGCACAAGATCCTGAGGATGCCCCATCATGACCTTTTGGTTGAGTGTCACTACCTAATTGTGTGTATGTATCAGTTAAATAATTAATTCTTTCAGCATCATTATTCTGACCAAGAGGTGATGAATCATATGCCCCAAGCATATATCCCCAGTTTTGACCTATCTGCCAGTTTTCTTCACCATTATTTTTAGCTCTATTAACTGTAGCAAGATTTGAACCTGTTGCTTCACTAAACTTATAAACATAAGAAGAACCGGGATAACTACCTACTCCACCATAACCATGACCATGTTTACTAGATAAACCTTTAGGTTGACCATCTGTTGCCCAGCTCATTCCTCCTGTAGCCCATGTTTCTGTAGCCCAAGTAAATGATGATCCTGCACCTTGAGAAATCCAAGCTTTAAATCTACCAAATAAAGAACCAAGACCTCCACCTGTACCTCCACTTAATGGAGATGCTGGAGCTGTTCCTGCAGAAAACATAATATCTGTAGTAAAGTTATGTCTGTCAACTGCAGTAGTACCACCACCAACTATATATGCAGCTGTTAAAGCAGGTGTCATTAAAGCTTCACAGTCACTACGTGTAGTTTTTAAATATCTAGCTGAGTCTAATGCAAACATTGTTTCATTAGCCATGTTCATAGATTCTACAATTGTACCAGCACCACCAACAGCTCCTGTACTAGGATAAATATAACTATTATAATCACTAAATCCTCCACCAACGTAACTACTATTATAAACTAACTTATCTCCTAAGTTAGTTGTCATATCTGTAGAATGAATAGTTTTATTAACATTCCTCCAAGGAGAACTATTTTTATATCCACCATTCATGTATCCTTTTGTATAAATAGATCTATATAAAAAACTATTACTGAATGGGTTAGACGCTTGAGTGTCTCCCATTGTTGTCCAACTTCCGTCCCAAACATACATAACACCACTAGGAGCTGTAAATAACGTTCCTGTACTTGGTGATGATGGAAATGAAAATGCCATATTATAGTCCTCCTAAAATTAACGCACTAGCTGACGCACACCCTCCGGATGACGCACCGTCATGTCCTTTTGGTTGAGAATCAGATCCTAGTACTGTATAAACATCTGTTATTGAATGTACCTTATAGGTATTATTATTTTGAGCACCGTTATAATGACCAACACAGTATCCCCAGTTTTGTCCAGTTTGATAATTTTCCTCTCCAGAGTTATCAAAGTTTAAGTCAGTTCTTATTTGAGCACCAGAAGTATCATTTAACTTATAAGCACCTGTTACAATGTTACCCCCATTTTTTACATAAGCATGTCCATGCTTAGTAGATAATCCTTTACCCCATCCATCTGTAGCTACAGTCGTACCACCAGAACTCCAGGTTTCAGTAGCAAACGTAAAGTTTCCACCTTGACCCGTTTTCCAAATCCAACCTTTAAACTCTCCTTGCCACGCTGCTACGTTACCATACGTATCTCCAGCTGTAGGACCAGCTGGAGCAGATCCAGCATTATACATTACTTCTGTAACATAATTATGTTTATCTGTAGCTGTTGATCCCCCGGCTGTAATGTAAGCCATTGTCAATGTTGAGTTCATTATACATCCAACATCATCTCTTGTAGTTTTAGTATTCCAACTAGAGTCATGTGTTCTTTTAACTTCTGTAAGCATACTAATAGAAGATGTATGTGTACTAGCTCCAGAAAAAGCATCATCAAGACCATATATAAACATGTTATAATCACTATGACCCGCATCTACATATGCACCACCATAATCTATCTGATCTCCAAGGTTTGTTGTAATATCTGTAGAATGTACAGTTCTATTAAGATTTTTCCATGGAGATGCATTTTTATAACCTCCTGCCATATATCCTCTTGTGTAAATAGATCTAAACTTAAACGGCTTAGCTGCAAAAGGATTAGGTGTTGTAGTATCTGCTTTAGTAGTCCAAGTACCATCCCAAAGATAAACTCTTCCGTTTGATGCTGGAAACTGATCACCTGTTGATGGAGAAGAAGGAAAACTTATTGCCATCTTATAACTTGTTAAGTTTATCAGTTAAGTTATTAATCTGAGTTTGTTGCTCTTTAATTGCTTCTATTAACAAAGATACTATTTTTTCATAACGTACAGCTTTATATCCATTATCTCTTGTAGTTACAAGTTCAGGTAATACTTCTTCAACTTCTTGTGCAATAACCCCATAGTCTTTTGCACCTACTTCATATACAGATTGTTTATCATTCCAGTTAAATGATACACCGTTTATTTTAGATAATTTTTCAAGTGGTGATTCAATAACAGTAATGTTATCTTTTAATCTAGCATCTGAACTACTATAAGCTGTTATATCACCAAACGCATTAATGTTACCTTGAACAAGTGTGTTTCCTACTACGTTAAGAGTTTGTCCAATTGATACATCTCCAGTAATAGATCCTCCTGCTTTAGCAAAGAAAAGAGATGAATCTGGAATAGGAGTAGCATCAACCCAAGCACTACCATAGTAAACTTTTAATTTACCAGTATCACTTTCCCACCATAATCTACCTGCAGAACCAGATGGTGGAGCATCTTGAATTGTAACTACTGGTTGAGAACTAATATTACCAGCATGTATAACAGCATTACCATCTGAGTATAACCCACCAAATGTATAAACGGCTGTAGAAGCCTCAAGTCTTAATACTGAAGAAGCATGTGTAGGATACCCTGCTGAATAAAGTCTTACACCACCATATCCTGGATATCCTGAAATAGATACACCAGTATGCCAGCTAATACCAAAACCAGCCATACCAACACCAGGTCTAGAATCCCATGTTGATATAGGCCCCATTCCAGATATAGCATTACCATCATAACCCATACCAAATGCTGAACCAGCAGAACCTGCAGTAGTTGCATAAGATACAGACTGAGATCCAATAGTAGAAGAATCAATTATAGTTCTCCATCCAGTCCAAGATCCAGATTGCTTACCACGAACCGCCAATTGTCCAGTTCTATAATCACCATATATTTGATGTTGCCAATCTGAATTATAAGCCTGAGAATAAAGAGCTCCATCTGTTTGTCCAAATAAATTAACATTTGATGTTGCATAACTAATACCATTACTTGCAATAGTATTAGCATTTGTGCCACTATTGCTTCCTGTATTAACAAAACTCCAACCATCTATATTATCTGCAGTACCAGCAGAACCCGCAGAACCAGCTGAGTTTGCATAGTTTACAGATTGAGAACCAATATTTCCTGCATGTATAACTAATCTTTCAATATTTCCATTTCTAATATACATTTCAGTATCTGACGTTACATCAGCTTCTCCTTCACCACCACCTCTAAAATGCCATGCATCATCTTGATAATAAAACCTACCATTTGTTAATGAGCTATTACCATAATCTCTAAGCATTAACCCACCATTAATGTATGTATTATAACCAGAGCTACCTAATCTTGTTATTCCTGAAAAAGTAACATTACTTGATGTAGAAGCTCCTCTTCCCGTAACAGAAGCTAAAGTATCAGTTTCAGTATAAGAAGTAATATATCCTGGTCCATTTGTCAACTGATTTAAGTTAGTTGGAATATCGCTTGTTAATGCTAATGTTCCTGAAGCATTAGGTAAAGAATAAATTCTACCTGTAGAAAGTAAATTGTTTCTAAATATAATAGTGTTAGCTGTACCATTGAATGACAACTGCATACCATCTGTTCCTGATGGACCAATTCCTGAATAACCTGAATTTGCTAAAGTTGTTCCAACTCCATGTTTAAACATTACAATACCAGCAGGTGTATCTATATAATGATTTCCACTAAATATAGCATATACACCTAAATTAAGTAAGGATGTTGCACCATTGTATGGTACATAAGAACTTAATGATGAAGAGGTTATATAACCACTAGGATTGGTAGCATTGTAAGGAGTAAAACCAAGAGAAGCTTGCTTACCATCTAACGCTGTTTGTAATCCTGTGACTTCAGATATTGCATGAGTATGAGAAGAAGGAGTAAATGTACTTGGTACACCAGTTAATTTAGAATAAGCCAATGATGCTACAAAAGCTGGATTAGCATAAGCTCCTGTAAGAGAAGCATAAGTACTAGCTGCAGAACTAGTAGTTAAATATCCTGCACTAGCATGATTACCCCAGCCGTATGCAGTATTCCAGTTAGAGGCGTTATTAGTTGTACTATACCATGAACTAGCTACATATATAGGATCTGTCTCAGTAAACGAGGTTAAGTAGGTAGAGTTATCATAACTTATAGTGGTTCCGCTTATTTTTACAAAACCAGTGCCATTAAGCTGAGCTTGTTTCGTCCCAATAGATGTAGCAACACTTGTAGCAAAGTTAGGATCATCTCCTAAAGCTGCAGCAAGTTCATTAAGTGTGTCAAGAGTTCCTGGTGCTGAATCAACCAAATTAGCTATCTGTGTAGTTACATAAGATTGAGTTGCATAACTATTACTAGTAAGATATGTTCCAACTCTTGTGTCGGTATAGTATAATCTTGTTCCTTCAGTAATATCAGAAGTAGTTAATGTTACATCTCCTGTTTTTGTATTAACAGCTGTTACACCTCCTGTAACTGTAATTACACCTGTTGCAGAATCATATGATCCTGAACCAGTTACACTAATTGCAGCTCTAGCTCTAGCATTTGTAAACCAAAGATTTACAGGTGAACCGTCTTCAGAAATATCATCTGTATAAAGAGTCCAAGTTCTATTTGCACTTAGATCTTGAGTAGTGCCATTAATTGTAATTGTTCTAGCAGTAGAAACACCACTAAGGTCACCTAATGTAACTATAGCTTGTGTTGATAAAACTCCTGTAGAACTAGCTACCACCATTCTGCTTCCTGTTCCGGCAAGACTCCCTACAAGTACATTACCGCCTTGTGGGTTTAATCTAAGAACAGTACTGCCTGCTATAGATGTACCATAATATCCTTGAATATCTGCATAAGAAGAAGCTGATGTTCCACCAACGGTATGAACAACAAATGCGTTATTACCACCAGAAGCTGGATTAGAATTTATTAAAACAAACTGAGCAGTCTTGTTAATATTTTTTACTATCAATCCACCATTAACATCTAATGAAAACTGGGTAGTATCATAAGGAGTAGTGTTATTAACAGAAACAGTTCCAGTAACAGCAAGTCTTGCAGGTAATGTTATATTATCATTTGCATCATATAATACGATGTTCTGTAAATAGCCTGTATTTCTAGTATTACCCATTATATAATATTATTACGTTTTAATATTTCTTTTAAAGCATCGTTCTCTGCTTTAAGTTCTTTGATAGCCTCAATGAATAAACCTGCCATATTTCCATAAGCTACAGAATACATATCTTCTTCTGTACCACTAACCACTTCTGGTAAAACAGTTAATACTTCCTGAGCTATTACTCCTGTACTACGTTTTGTTTTATCTTTTACATCATTTCTGGTAAAAGTAACACCACGTATAGCCTGAACTTTTTCTAAAGCATTTTCTATTACTTCTACATTTTCTTTTACTCTAGCATCTGAATACGCTACTATATCTGTTTTAGCCCATATTGATGTAGATCCACCATCTCCACCAATTGTTACATCTATTACACCAGCACTACAAACATACATCCCCCAACCATTAGTTTTTCCAGATCCCCATAAATTAGGATGGGCATAACCAATACCATACATACTTCCTAATGAACTATCTGATGGATTATAAGCACTACCAATAGTATATATTGGATTAGTTTTATCAGAGTTTCCTCCAACATTATTATAAGAACCTTCAAAAAAAGTAGAAGCATGACCACTTCTTCTTATAGGTCCAGACATAGTACCTCCACTTAAAGGTAAAGCATAGGAAGAATAATTTGAACTATTTAATAGTCTTCTCCAAGATGTCCAAGAACTTAGACCATGATTTGCTTCAGACCTTACCCAAAGATCAGTTCCAGTACCACCGTCATAATGTCCTCCAAGTTGATACATATTATAACCATTATAACCAGACCATGTTATAACATGATTCCAACCACCACTACCTGTATAACTAGGGTGCATAAAATCAACTCTTAGTCCTCCACCTTGTATACCTTGATCTACTAAATTCTGAGGAGTTTCAGAAGTTAAATAACTACCATATTGATAATAAGCTCTAAGATATTGACCTGTCGTATCTTTTCTAACAATATTTCCAATACCTACACTACCAACAGTAGTTGCATTACTTACAGATTGTGAACCTATGTTTCCTGAATGAATTACTTGTTGACCATTTACATATAACTCTTGGTTAAAGTAAAAAGACTTATCTGAATATATATGAGACCAAGAATTATTAGCAGGACCAAATTGGATATATCCGTTATCATTAGTTACTCTAAAACCCCAATCACTACTACCTAAGTAAGCATTGTTAGTAGACCCTGCAAATTTAATATTATTACTAAAAGTACTATAAGAATCTGTAATTGATATTCTTGTAGCAGAAGTGCTAGAACCTGTCATAATTCTAACACCCTTACTAGCAGTAGTTCTTTGAGCTAAAGTTAACCAACCTTGATCAGCTACTAAAGTAATTCCATTTTCAGTATAAACATCATTATCTGCTCCACCTCTTATAAGAAAATATCCTGCATTAGAACTGTTAGTACCAAAGAAAGCAAATCCTGCATAATTATTAACGGCAGGTTGAAACTCAAGATCATAGTTAGTTCTTCTTCCTGCTGACACTCCTGTCCAAGGAACAGAGCTAGCTGAACCAGAACTATCAGCTACTCTTGCTGAATCTACTCTTACACCATATGTACCAGACCCATTCCATCCCATTAATGTAGGATATGTAGCAGTCCAGTTATTTTGCGGATTTGTATTATTTACAGAAGTTCCACTAGGAGAAGTACTTTGAGAAGCATCAAAAATAACGTGGCCGTTACCATAGTTCTTCCATGCTAACATTCCAACAGTGTTTCCTATTACTGTTCCATCATTCCAACTTGTACCTCTTGATACAACGTTACCTGTTGCAGTAATACTCCATGTACCAGATGCACCAACACCCGTTAAAGTTGGAGAATAAGAATTATAGTTGTTAGCATGTAAAAGAACATATTCTGATCCATTACTAGCCGCCCATTTCATAGTCCTACCTCTAAATATATAATCTCCTGTGTCAGTAGGCTCACCCCAATAAACATTCTTACCAGTTTCAAAATTATATACACCACTAACTGATGAATGGGCTCCTTTATAAACAACTCTCCAATAACCAGAAGTTACATCAACTTTATAAGCTGGATTTGTTATTCCTGTATAATCTCCACTAGCATTGCTCCAAGCAGCAGTAAATATAGGTGTACCACTCATAGTACCACCACTAAGTGGTAATGAATAAGAACTATAGTTGCCTGCTGTTAAAATAGTATTACCATTAATAGTTGCTCCACCTCCTCTTGTAATATTTAATATGTCTCCTACTCCATCAGCATGGAATCCCATATCACCATTAGTATTATGAAACCACCACCAACCATATACAGAGTTAATGCTATTTGAAGTGTTTAATGCTTGTATAATATATCTTTGAGATGATGTTGCTGCAATAGAATGAGCCGCCCCACCATTACTCGTTATTGTTCCACTTGTAGTCAATGTTCCTGCGTAGGTTACATTACCACTATTGTTTAATGTAGATTTTGTTACCCAACTTGAACCAGTATAAAATTGATAATTTAAAACACCTGCAGATTCTGCAGTTCCTGATTTTACTAATCTAAAATATCTATTTGAATTTGCACTACCAAAATATAATTCTCCCTGTAAAGTTATACTATCTCCTGCATTAATACTTGCTGATGTACTTAATACACCTCCTTGTGTTAATGTCATTGCAGATAACCAAGCAGAACCGTTATATGCCCAAGTTGTTAATCCAAAACTTGCATTTAACTGAGTAAGCATTTGTCTACTTTCAGCAACATTTGTCCATCTAAACCAAGGACCTACAGCAACACTATCAGAGCCTTCTCTTGTTGCTCCTACTTCAGTAAATGTCGTTCTAGTAGATGTGCTAGCTCCTCTAGCAGTAACACTTGCTAGTGTATCAGTCTCTGTATAAGAACTAATATAGCCAGAAGGATTTGTATTATTATAAGGTGTAAAACCTAATGCAGTAGTAACTTGACTACTTGTAATTCCTGTAAGATAACCAGCAGAAGCATGGTTACCCCATCCATAAGCTGTGTTCCAATTTGTAGAATTATTTGTAATACTTGTACCCCATGCAGAACCTGTAGAAACCGCAATACCTGCTCCAGGATATACCATAGAGTTTATAGTCCAAGAACGGTCAGCAGATAAATCGTATGCTGTTCCGTTAATAGTTATCGTTCTAGTATTTGGAACTTTTGTACCTATGCTTGTTGCCACTGTAGTAGCAAAGTTAGGATCGTCCCCAAGGGCAGCCGCTAACTCATTTAATGTATCTAATGTACCAGGAGCAGCATCTACTAAATTAGAAACTGCTGTGTTTACATAAGTTTGAGTAGCGTAAGAGTTATTTGTAAGATATGTACCTACACGTGTATCCGTGTAGTATAAGTTAGTGCCCTCAGCTAAGTTAGTAGTAGACTTAGTAGCAAGTCTTGTATCAAAATCAGTATTTGCTCTAGCAGTAGTATAATAAAGGTTCGTACCTTCTACAATATTAGTAGTTGATGCAGCAATCTTAGTCCATAAACCTGTAGATGCTACATATTTAATCATGTCACCATCAGATGGACTAGCTACAGATAAATTATGAAGCTCATCTAGCTCAAAACCGTTTTGTACTTTTACAAAAATCTCACCGTTATTTGATTGTACACGTGTAACAACACCAATAAATACTAAATGAGCTGGAGCTGTAGGTTTATTTAATAAACCAAATATAAGTCCTCCATTAGTTCCTAACCATACTGGATCACCAGCATTAGCTGTACTTGTATCTAAACCTGCAAGTAAACCTTCTGTTACAACAAACACTTCATCATTTGTAACACCACCTGTTTTAAGAAGACCTAATGTTTTAGAAGAAGTTGCTTCTGAAGCATTGGATGCTTTGGATACAATCATATTTGTACCTGAACCTCCTGTAGAACCAGATACATAAACCGCTGTACCAGCAGTCATTGTAGCACTAAGTTTTACATAATGTTGTACCTGACTTGTATAATTAGGAATCCATGTAGCATTATAATCAGTACCATCTACTTTAGCTAAAATATCTCCAGCTACACCACCAACTGGTAATGCAGACCAAGATCTATTTGCAGTAAGATCGTATGTAACCCCGTTAATAGTAATTGTTCTACTAGAAGATAAACCTGCACCAGCTACCCAAGAAACAATTTCTAGATAGTCTCCAACTTTACAAGCTGTGTTTAAAACTACAGTTGTTCCATTACTTGCTGTAAATTCAGAAGCACCTAGTTTAGAACCATTGTAAAAAACATCAACTTGATCTACAGTGTAAGAACAAGAAAAAGTAGTTTGACCAGCAGTTGCTATAAATGTACAAATATCTCTTGTACTAATTCCTGCTGCTGATGCTGATAAAACACCTGTACTAGGATTAATAGATAATCCTGCACCTACTTTAATTCCTCCAAGCACACTAGCTGAGGCAATAGGTAGACTATAAGGTTGAACGAAAGTTCTAACCCACGCAGTGGTTGCTAACTTAGTAGAATTGTCATTAGCATCAGGAGTCTGACCAGTAGCAGTATTGTTAAGTGTAACTACACCATCTACTGTCAGACCAGCTTTAGCTAGTATGTCAGATAGAAATTTCATTCAGAGTTTATTATTTCTTGATGATTACACGATACGCATTAGCAGAAGGTGCTGTAGCAAAACTTACAGTTACTGTAGCAGCATCTGTAATAACTACATCTGTAATAACTTCTTCCAATGTAGTATTATCTTTAACCATCACGATTACATCAACAGTGTTTAAGCCATGTGATAAAGCATAAGAAGTGCCAGCACCTCCAATGTTTGCAGCATAACCACCAGTTCTGTTATCTAAATAAGTCTTTAATTTTAAAGGAGTAACAATTCTAGTATCATCTGTACCAGCTGTTAACTCAGCATCAGTTGCAATTTCTGCAATACCTGTACGAGTTTCTGTAGCTGTTCTAGAAGATAAAGCAGAAGGTGTTACTGCTTTTACAGTGTCTGTACCAGTTTGTGTTTCTGCATTTGTAGCAAGAAATACCAATCCTAATACAGTTGTAGTAGCTTGATCTCTATTAACTTCTAATTGAATCCAGTCAGCAGCAGAAGATGTAGAAGCATTATTACTTTTAGCAACAATTACGTCACCAACATTAAATGCAACACCACCTGTTGTACCTGCTGTAGATACATACCAGTAATCACCAGCTTTAGTGCCAGCAACTGGACTTGATCCTACAGGAAATGAACCACTAGATGCGTCCCATGCTCCTTCTAAGTTACCTAGACTACCTACGTTAGCATCAATATAAGTTTTGATTGCTGTAGATGTAGCAAGTGTAGTAGAACTAGAGTTAGCCATATCTGTGATAATGCTAACTTCAGCTGGATTAGCTGTAGCACCAGATACATTACCAATTACTGTTAGATTAGCAACTTGTTGTAACTTATCAAAAGTTACAGCATTAGCATTAATCTTTACAGTAGTAACTGCAGAGTTAGCTAACTTGCCAGTAACAATACCAAGATCTTTAACTCTAAGACTATCAGAATCAATTTCAATAGTGGCATTATCTACATTTACATCTAATGTAATTACATCACCATTAGCAGATGTAGATGCTGTAAGACCAGCACCACCAAGAACGTCTTGAATATCTCCTGACATATCCACCCATGCGGTGCCATCCCAGAAGAACATTCTTAAAACTGAAGGAGTAGTGTCAAAATAGATTTGACCAACTACTGGACTAGACGGTGGACCAACTTTGTTGTGAACCGCTACGTTTAAAATCTGGTTTTGTGTGAGGTCCAGATTGGTTAAAAACTTTTTAGACATAGTATTTGTATTATAATTAGTTTAAAAATGCTTTCCCACTAAATGGTGCAGAAAATTTAACTGTTAATGAATTAGAATTAATATGTTGTACTTCCCCAATAACTTCTTCATTACTTGAATCAACTACAGAAACAGATGGGTATTTATTTAAATTATGTGTTATGCTCCATGTAGAAGATGAAACCGTTTGAGTATGAATATGAGAAAACTTGTAAGTCTCTTGTATAGAAAGTGTGTCTCTATATGTAAGAATAATAGTTCTATTCTCATTATCAGATGTTACAGTAATATCAACTACTGTTTTATTAAAAGCCTCAGCTATTTGAGCAAGTTGAGTATCGGATAAACTTACTTGATCCCATTCATTACCGTCCCATGAGTACACCATTTTTAATGTAGTGTCATATACGATAATACCAGCATCGTTAGAATTATAACCAGACCCTAACGTATTTCTTTCTGCAGTAGTTACAGGTTGTAACTTAGCATTAAGAATACTATTCTTATTAAAGTCATAGTCTATATATATCTTCTGTAATGCCATTATGATAAGTATGCTTTTCCTGCAACAGGTTGATTAAACGTAATTCTTAAGTTATTAAGATCAACATATTCAATAACACCTTGTATATCAGTTCCTGAAGCATCTTCTGTAAATACACTAGGTTTAAAGCCCATTTTATGCTCAACCATCCATACTAATGCAGGAGCAGCTTGAGTGTATACATAAGACATGTTATTATTAATTGTGATAGCCGGACTAAGATTAATTCTAGTAATAGCTCCATGAGCATTTACTTGAATAACACTTGTGTCAGGTGCACCGCTAACTTGATAGTTAATAGCCAATCTTTGTGGACCAATGTTTTCATTAGTCATATAATAACCATGACCACCATGTAAGTATATATTGTGATCATACTCTACTGGTAACCAAGTTTGATGTTGTAAATTAGATGTTGTTAAAGCACCTGCATCATCAAAAGCTTGCCAATCAGTTAACTCTTTTCTCATAAATATTAAGTCAGATTCTAATTCTGGCTTACAAGAACTTATACCATATCTAATTTCTTTAAACTTTCTGTAAACAGAATCAGCATAGTTTAAAGTATGTTTTGTTTTATGAAATAAGAAGTTCTTCATCTATCTTTTAGTTAAGAGTTAAATTTTTCATCCATAGTAAGACTAGCTTGGATCTCTCCATTTTGCTGACTATCTAAGTTTCTTTGTGCAATTAATTTTTGTTCATAGCTTACAATACAGCTACCACAAACTTTTTTTCCATCAGTGGCTACTCTGTCTTGACAACTACAGGTAATTTGAGAGCCACAGTTAGTACATGTTCTCATATATGTTGGTTTTTATAATTACAAAGTTAAGTATAGCAAGCCATACTGCTTACTAATTTACTTAATCTTTTTTTAGCATAACCAAATAATTCCATACCTGCTTCAGGCTCATGAGCGTATTCCACTTTACCTTTAGCTGCTTCAATAAAACTTTTTATCATTCTTAACTCAGCAAGCTTTTCTTTGATCTCAGGTTCTGGATCACAAGCAGCTAATTCTAAAGAAGCTAAAATATTATAATACTGATTCATAGTTTGAGCAGTCCTTAAATGATTATACTCAACAAATACAGATGAGTTAGGTGATACTGAATAGTTAATCACATAAATACCATCTGGAATATTCTGAAAATTTTCCCCACAAAAACTTCTTTGTAATCCTAAGCTACATGCAGAAAGTACTAAGTTAAAGTTAGGTAGGGTTTCTATAGATACTGGCAAGTTAAAACCAGGTGAAGTTATACGTAGTGTACCACAATCAATAGTCATACCCTCAGCATAAATACTGGTGTCAAATACACGGAAAACCTTAATATTGTTAGATTCTGGTAGCTCTAAACTTAGCTGATGTTTGGTAGCCATTATGATAAACTTTAAAAATTTAATATAGAAATAGACTTAGTCTACATAAATAATATAAACATTTTTTTGGACTTCTCCAAAACAAAAAAGGGAAGAACTTTTGGTTCCTCCCTTTTGTCTATAGAGTAAATAGATTATACAGTCTCTAAAGTTACTGCATTACCAGCCGCACTTGCACTAGATGCAATGAAGTTAGTAATTGAGCTAGTTGAAGTACCAGCTGGTACGTGAACTACGATCAAATACTGATCATTATCAAAAGTGCTAGAAGGGTTGTTAAAACGAGGCACATTGTGCAAGATTAACACCTGATCGT